TGTTCATTTGAGACCAGTTTTTGAATAGTGTCTTTAATGTCTTTAATGTCCAAAGAAGTGAGGATCGGCGGGTGTACCCGCAACACGGATGGTTTTGGTTTGGCCGTCTTCTAAAGAGACGGTTACGGCGTTATAGTTTTTATTTTCTTGTTGAGTCATGTTTATTTGAGAATTTCAGAATAATAAATGAACAAAGACAAATATATCGTGATATATACTATAGCAGTCGGATTAGTGGTAACAGGTTTATGTTTAAGGTTTGGAGGAGAACAATTTTTGATGGATTACTATCTCAAAAATTATAACCAAGAACCCCCAAAGAATGGGATAAACTTGCTTAAATACGTTGGAATAGGACTATACGTGTGTGGTTGGTTGGCGGGCGCCATATGTCTGTCGAGAAGAAATAAAAACGACGTGGTTCTGCGAAACTCGATCTTTTCGGGAATATTAATCAGTCTAATTTGGGTTGTCTTCGAATTTAGGGATAGCCCGTTCGAATATCAACCCAAATTGCCTCTCGTTGCGTGTTCAGTGTTGCTATCGTCGTTGATTGCCTTAATATCTCTAAAAAAAAATTTGAAGGATATTCTTCTCATCGTTCTCGCAAGCGTTTCGATTGTGGTATCGGAATTCTTTATTCTCCTTTCCAACGAGAAAACGGGATATACGACGGCATTGGAACGCCCCTCATTATCGGAGGGTGGATGCTTTTGTTCCACGTGTTTGACGGCAAAGTGCCGATAGCCGAGACAAAAGAATTTCCCTTGCTTGTGCGCAACTTGAATTACCCACCGGCGTAAACAGAAAGAGTGCACTGTGTTGAAACTGAGTTAATAAATGGCTTTTCACGATATTCACGAGCTTAAAAATGTTAATGCTGAAGGATCAGCATTCTTGATTAATGATCTGACTTATTTGAAAGATGATATGTTTCTTCCAGTGGATAAGTTAAAATCGTCGATAGGAAAGACGTGTTCGTCCGAAGGAGTAGGGTGGATATCCAAGGATAGTACCACTCTCGATGCACAGAGAGCTGTGCGTATGTGTCTGGATAGTGTGCCGATGAACTCGTACAAAAAGGATTTGGGAACTATTTACGACAAGACATCGGACATCGTAAAGTACAAGGGGTTGTACTACAACAGAGAAGACCTGCCGGGACAAATCCAATACTATGTAGACCCGGGCATGACCAACCCCTTCTTTTCGCCGCTGTTCCCCGCAAACACGCGTGCTCTCGGCGCGGTGTACATTGATCCGATGAACAACGCGCATTACGACTTCAGGCGAGCTACCGGCAGCTGCAGTGCGGGACAACCGTTGGACTGCGACGATTGTGGACTCGCAGAGTTCCGGGACTCACAGAGCCACCGGGAGGACATGCAAGCGAGCATCATGCGCAAAAGAAACAGAGTCGAATTCGAACCGGTCTATTTTAATTTTATGACCAGATATCATCCCTAAATGAAACTAAACATTTGACCGAACATTTGACCGAACATTTGACAACGAAAAGGTTAAGGATATTTTTAACCCATTTATGGGTTAAAAATACAAAATTAAATCTTCTATAATAGTCCAATAAATAAATGGCTTATAGATGCAATCCATGCAGACATACATCTGCACCATTTCCAATTGCACGCTCTGAATGGGATATGAAGCATATGCAATACTTCTGTCCAGACTGCATTGGAGACTATACTTTATCCACCAACAAATTTCCCAACGCACCAACTCCCATGGGAAATTGTAACTGTGGGTGCAAACCTTGCTGTTGTAGACCAATGTGCGACTACAAACCAACCAAACCACCTGTACACATGGACCCATGCTTTCCGCCACACCCAGGCGTAGTTTCACCTCCGCCATGTTTAATTAAACCATGTGTTCAACCACCGCACCACGTTCAACCACCGCACCACGTTCAACCACCGCACCACGTTCAACCACCGCACGCACACCCTGTTCCGACGGCTCACCATCCTGCTATTCCGCACCCGGTAGTGCCTCATAATCCGGTGTCACCTCCACATGTGACACCGGTACCTAAAGCAGATGCGGCAACACTCGCATCTCTATTTTTCTTTAATTAATTTCTCATCCTTTATCTCCATATGGAGATAAAGGAGCTGACAAGTTTAACTAAAAGGATAGTACGTAAAGGGTCGTATTAATCTATGTTTATTTGGCGTTGAGTACAAAATGAAATTTGCGAGCGGAAAATATAATTAAATAAACTGAAATGAACTTGCAATATTACAGAACTTTCAACGAAGATTCTTCACAAAGTCTTGTGGGACTACTAAAACCAACTAAAAAAGACCCGCTGTTCCAACTTCACGAACCTCTTTCTGTTTCAAACTCGACAAACTATTTTTTTGTCGAAGACGAACCAACCTATCCGATATATGTATTCAAAATACCAAAAGAGGTGGGGTACTTGGCACAGCACGAACTTAAGATATCGCGAGACCTGGACGAGTTGAGCCGCTATCTACCTCATTTTAACAAAATTATAGCTCTGCGGCGCTCTGTTAGGTGCAATTTGGCCGTGCCGAAGAAGAACCCGACCGAGTTCAACCCCTTCCAAGCGCCGCTAAATCACACCCGCGATGTGCTGATCGCGGAATATATTCCCTCCAAATTAACTTTGTTGGATTATATCAAGAAAAAAAATTTTACAGCGTGTTCGGATACATTGCTACACCAAACTTTTTTAGCCTTATTTATCGCATACCAACACACACATTTCACACACTACGATCTACACTTAGAAAATATTTTGATCAGAAAATGCTCGGAAAGAACCTTCTTTTTATATAAATTCGAGTATGAAGGGGCTTTAATTCAGCGGTTGATTCAGACAAATGGATATTTCCCAGTTATATTTGATTACGGCTTTGCATATTCTAAAGGATTACAAACAACATCGTATTCAAACAGTTTATTTTACACAAACAAAGGCTATACTCCCTTCGTGGCTTCAGAAACAACGGATTTCAAAACTCTTTTGATTCGTTTGTCTCATCTTCGAAACTGTCCGGACAAATTTAAAAAATTAGCCAATGATTTCTTTTTAAAGTCTAATCTGATCACATTTAAGCTCGACAGAGAAACTGGTTGGATTAAATCAACTGTTTCCAATACCGGTCGTATTATATCTCGAAACTTGGAAAAAATATTTAATGGTGATCATGAGTTCAAAAAATCTGTTTTTTACAAACATTTGGACGAAATAATTGACATGTTTGGTATTTTAATCAAAGTTCCATTTTCTCGCTCAACTCGTCCCAAAGATTTAGAAACGAGTCTAGAAAAACTCGTCAAAGAATGGAGCAAAATAGACTCGTGGTTTACCAAAACTGACGACAAATTAAACATTTTGAAGACCATGTTAGAGATAATAGATGAATTGTTGTCTAACTTGGGTGCATCTGACCCTGATCCTAAAACAAGTTTGCTCCGCGCGTTTAAACTGCGGATGTTTGGGGTTTTCGACGAGTTCGGCCAATTTGTGAATATCGAGTCTCTGAATTACGCCGATCTCTTATCGTCTGTGCTCGTGCTATCAGAGTACGTTGAGAGCGTTGCGTATTCTGAAATGAAGAGGCACGAGAAACTGTTCCGAGTGCCTTTCGACAGTTGGTCAATTTTGGGAGGTTTTGAAGAAGCGGTGAACTATTCGGTGGGCAATTATCGGTTCCAATATGCAGACAGTGTGGTTTTTTTCGACTGCGTCGAAAAACAAACGTCTTCGTTTGAACTGAAGGACCAGGAAGTAATCGAGAGTTTAAACAGTCTTTCTGAATTGAAGAGTCAAACAGAGTTTCTTTCGAATTTAAAGTTTGAAGAGTTGTGTTGAATAGAAACGCAGAAAATTGAAAATTATTTACAAAAAAAACGCCTAAATAAACAATTAACAATGGCACTTATTATGCAAATCATGCAAACTATCGCCCAACCCCTCAGCGAACTCGCTGTTTGGTTGGAAGACAATTTTCAGGTCGAAATCAACGACACTATGGCAAAATGGCACGAACTAACAGGAATGAACATCACCGTTAAAGAAGATGGTCAAGTTGAACACGATAAACCAGCTTCTGTTAACGTTATTTCTTCTTCCAAAAGTCCCAAAACAAAAATCCCTCGAACAAAGGATATTTGCAAGCATATCTTTTTGAGTGGTAAAAGAGTAGGGGAGCAATGTTCAACAAAGCCGAAGGATGGGGCCGATTATTGCAGCGCCCACAAATCCAAAGCTAGCGCGAGCAGCGAGAAGAAGGAAAAGAAGAGCGACAAGAAAAAGAAGGACAAGGTTGCCGAAAAAATCGACTCCGACTTTGGCAGCGACGGCGAAACACCTCCACCTAAAAAGGAAAATGAGAAGGAGTCGAAGAAGGAGTCGAAGAAGGAGTCAAAGAAGGAGTCAAAGAAGGAGAAAGAGAAGGAGTCGAAGAAGGAGAAAGAGAAGGAGTCAAAGAAAACTAAGGTCTCTAATCCGGTTGACAGTTTTGATGAAGACAGCGGTTCTGAACCCGAAACAAGAGTAAAGCCTCTTTTAAAAAATAAAAATAAAAAGACCAAACAAGCACCACGCGACTACGATACCGACAATGAACAACTTGACGAAGAACTTGAACTCAGCGATAACTAATAAACTAACTCAGCGATATTAATTAGTTTTTAATCTTAATTAGTTTTTAATCCTAAAATTAGGATTAAAAACTCGATAGTACGACCGCGGAGAGGAATACAAAATGATTTTTTGTGCCTTAATTTAAATTAAAAATAAAGAACAATAATGTCCAAAAAGTCACAGTATCAAAAAATAGATTTGGAGGGAATTGATCGGAAAAAGATCAAACAAGACCACGGAATAGAGACGTTGGAAAAAATAAGGATATCGGACGAGATCAAACACTCCAAAGATCTTTGGACCTATCCGAAAAGCGGGGCGTCAAATGTGCGCTGCTTCTGGGACCATCATCTGTTTGAGGGACGGGCCGTGTTTTGCCCCATCAACTACAAACCGAGACAGGTTGCCAAAATAGAGAACAATTATATCATCAAAGAAAATATCCATGCGATGAAAAAATAAAGGATAAAGATATTATACCGGTAACAGACGCATATTACGAAGTCGATGGAGTATTTTGTTCACCCGAATGTTGTCTCGCATATATTAACTCCGAAAAAACTAAAGCGGGCGGTTCCAAGTTTTTTGAATCCGAAAGATTGTTGCATTTAATGCTTGGGTTAACAACCAAAATCACACCCGCAAACGATTTTCGACTTTTGAAAGCATATGGTGGGAATTTAACTATCGACCAGTTTAGGAATAATAATTCGACGATAAAGTACGAATATTATGGTACCACGGTTCTAATTTCGCATCTATTTGAAAAGAAGATTAATCTGTCAACCTTGTAACTTTTTGTGGAACTGGGAAGCTAAAACATTTCTATTTTTAATCCAAACGTTTGGATTAAAAATCTTTCAAAAATCTCTAATAGTATCCTCCCAACTCCCGGTACTGAGAGTTGTTCGCATACAACATGTTCGATTGACATTGCCTGTTTTGTTGGTGGGATTGGCTTTGGGCTTGTTGATAGCTATCGTATGTGCACATACCTCCCGGTTTAACATACGAAGATAGTTGTTGGCCAAAAGTGCCTCCGGCATTGTGCAAGTTGTTGAAAAACCTCTGATTTTGTTGCGTATTTTGAAACCTTTCATCGTACAACCATTCCCCCGTAATACCTTCCATACTTAAGTTGATGTAAGGAACATATTGAGGTCTCGACACTTCATTTTCGACATGAAGACGATCTAACGCACTGTTACAGCCGGCACTTTTGGTGTTAAAGCTGTCTGGACATGCAGGTCTACCCGCAAGATCAAAACCTGTCCACAGCGGGCAGGTTTTTTCGGACGCGGGTCCTATAATACGGTGCGATTCGAGCCTATTGGCCCATTCAGGGTTTACTTTACATGTACGTAAAGCTGATTCTAGAGAGATTGCTCCTGCGGACATTTATTATTTGCGTTTTTGGAAAGATTTGCTGTATGCGAAGTCTGGCAAAAAAATTGAAAAAACTGAACATCTTTAAGATTAAAATAAACATGGAAACAAATATTAAAGAAATGATCACTCAAAGAGGCTTTCAAGAATATAAATACAGGCCAACGTATTTAATAGGCAAAAAACAGGATTGCGACGAGTTTATTTACGTTAAAATATTTTCTGATAAATTGGCATTAAATATTGTCAGAGAGTTTTTATCTTCAAAGTTTACCATTGAAGGGGATTGTATTTTTGTAAAGAATTTGCCAATTCATGTAGTACAATTGGTTATTGTGTGCAAAAGTTTCCAAAATTCGCATTTGAAGGAATTTAAACAACTTTCCAACCGTGTTCAGATAATCAAATCTGATTTTTTAACATAAATATAACCAAAAAAGCTCCGCAACATTGCAAAGTAGAAGATCCCGAAACTCTTGCCTGTCTCAAAAAAATCAAAAAAGGACTCCACGTCTTAAAAGAGTCAGACCCCCAATGCATCTTCTACAACTTTCGAAAAGGCGACTTTATACGTGTTATCAGAGCCAACGATGAAGTGTGTTATAGGCTGGTTAAATAACTGCACCATTTGTGGGATAAAATATAGATAAAAATGAGGACGACAATCTTTGGAAATGTTTAAATTTTTTTAATGATCTTTGATCATTAAAAAAATAAAATTGTTAAAATTTCATATGAAATTGGAACGGAGTTGGTCGCTTTTCTCTGATCTTAATTTGAGGATGTGATCTCATACCCATATCATTAGCGCCGTACATAGCATTCCATGCCGAAAATCGTTTATTATTCGTATTGATTTCATACTCAGCTCTTATGTTCTCAGAAATGAACTCAACCACATCATTCAAAATATAATTCGAGCTCAAACCAACATTATCTTTAAACACGTTAGCGCTTTGAGAATCTACGTCTGGGCGAAGCATAATTGCCCCAAAATCGCCGCTAAAATTGCCATCCCCGGGAATGGCATACATGGTATGAATGTCTCCTGGAAAGGCTCGATGCGTGTTGAGAAAGCTGTCCAACACATCTTTGATTACCCTATCCGTCACACGAATTGGTCTTTGGTCAACTCCCAGTGTTTTGTGCATCACCGCCTCAGCTATCCAACTGATGACGCTGGGGTCATAATACGAGGAATAGAAAGAGTTGTTCCAACCTACATGTCTTGTTTCCATTTATTATTTAGTTTTTAGACCATCCGTGTTCCCGCACTTCTAAAAAATAAAATCAAAGAAAAGCAGAACTATACTTTCGGTTAAAGAGATGTGGTCTCAAATGAACACAAAAAAGAACTCAAATCTCTTCTTGAAGAACAAAATAAAGGTACTAGTGTTCCCTTTGAGGTGGTTACTCACAAAAGAACCAATTCATTAGGTTCTTTTAACCTCTCAACTTTAAAACATAACGATGGACGAGCAGTGGTCCTTTCAGAACCAGGAGTAGAACAATCGCTTAATGGAATAAAAAAGGATAAAAATCTTGAAAAATTTTAATAGGTTGCCAAGTACGAAAGTATAATTGTGAATCAAAATTTGTTAGAGAAGCTTTTGAATCTCAACAATATTACATCCTATCCAAATCACCAAATCTCGTCCTTTTTGGACGAGATTGATTCCGAAACAGGTCGATCAAAAGCGGTGGCTCGCGAGTTCAAAAAAGCCGCGATGATGTCTGTAGAGAATTTACCTATATACTTAGATAGTACGGCAATTGTCCAATGACATGTACCATTCCATTGGAAGCTATAATGTCTGGCGTAAATATGCGCGCCTTTCCGTTCAAAACGACCCCAAAGGGAGGCTTGTTATACGTCTCCGGCTCAAATTGCACGCAGTGCTGTGTTTCGATAGTGAGCATGTTTACGTTATCGCGCGTTTTGTAACGCACAAAGCCTGATTGCATCATCATTGTGGTGCTCAAAACGCCTGGGATTATCAAACTGTCCACAATAGTTCTGGCTGTGTTGAAATTGAGCCCGAGAACGTCTTTTTCGGCAATTTCGTCCCCAAGGCACGACTGTAGGATTTCTCGGGGCCACGGCAAATCCAGAGGCACAAAAACGGTAAAGTTGGCCTGTGGGTCTTTCAGAACGTCTTCCATTCGGGCAATGCGGACAATCTCTCTGAACGAGTCGTATTTGCGCACGATTTCCCACAAAGTATGAGGTGTCCGAAGGGATGAAACGGTGTTTAAGTTGGGTAAGTTGGGGCGCGGATATTTGTCCACGTACGATATTGTGTAAGGTAAAGCGAAACTCATCTTTATTTATTTGTTTTTTTTGTGTTATTTGTTTACAGTCTCTGTGTTTTGCGCCTAAAAATGTTAACCACTAAAAATCCTTGCTAAAGACCTTACAAATATCCAAGTTGTCGCAGCCGTAAATGCAAAAACGCTCCAATATCATGTAATTTGATGGTATATGGAACTTCTATTAGATTAATTCCATTTTCTATGCACATTCGTCGTTTTAATTCGTCTCTGTATTTTTGATTAGTAGATGCTTCAACGTTTTTATGGAAATGTGTGGAAAATTTGTAGTGTTGTTGTCCATTATATTCGACACCTAATTTTAATGTGTCATTATAGCAGTCTAATTCGAGGTTATTTCCGGTAACGGGATTTTTGAGAAAGTCGGGTCTGGTTTTGGGGAAAGGTTTTTGAAAGATGGTTTCTAAAAATTTCCTGCATTCAATTTCTCCTTTTGAATCTTTTTGATCTTCAATTTGAAGAGGAGAATACATATAAATATTGGACATTTTTAAATTAGGTGTCCACCTTCCTTTTTGTCGACTTAGTTTTCGATGAATAAGGACGAGTGTTAGAATGCCAAAACATCCCCATATTAATGCGTATAAGTACCATTCATCGTTCCAGGAGGAAGACTTTTCCCGGCTACTTTTTTTATCGCTCATTTATTAACTAAGTACTATTTAACCTTGAAAGCAGAAAATTGATTCGATTTTCAATTCAAAAAAGAAAAAATAAATAATAAACAAACATGACTACTAAAATGTATAGCGAAGATTCTTTTGTTGGATACAACAAAAAAGAAATTTCCTATGATTACTATACCGATGAGGAAGAAGACGATTTTTATGATCGTTATGAACCCGAAATTTGGGAAGAAGAAGAGTTTGACAATGGCGAATATCAGCCTTTTGTTTTTCAAGAAGAGGAAGAAAGGAAAACATCTCCGAGAGTAATGAAACCAATTTCTTTGAGTAAATTGAGCCCTCCAAAAAGCGCCGAAAAGTCGCCCACCAAATCGCCGTCCTGGTGGGATAAAACGGACAAAATTTACGATTCTAAAAAATTGATTAATGGCGTCCTTGACTATTCGGTTCTGCTTCCTCCTAAAGTGGAAGTGCCCAAACGAGAAATCAAGGAACAACAAGTTTCCAAGAAAAACAAAAAAGCTCGTACCGCAGGAACCGCAGGAACCTCAAGTCAAAAACCAAATGTGGTTAAACCAAATCTGGTTAAGGAAGAACAGCATTTGAAACCAACTCGAATGTGTTTAAGTGTGGTCAAGAACACGAAATGTTTCCACAAGGCTCAGTGCAGGTTCGCTCACGATTACAAAGATCTAAAGGAGTGCAACTTTGGAGAGAGATGCAAAAAAATAGTCATCCTCAAAAAATCTCCCACCGGAGAACTTGAACTGGGCAACAAAAATGGCGAAGTATGCTCTTTCAAACACACAAACGAGTCCAAAACATCTTATCTTAAACGTGTTCCTCAACAAACAACTTCTCCCAAAAACCGCAAATAAACTCCTCGTCTCCCCTTTTTCCTCATCTCCCCCATTTCCCTTTTATCCTCGTCCGAGGATAAAAGGCATATTAAAATGATTTTTTTTAGAAATTTTTAAAAGGAAATAAAAAGATGAAGCTTACCATGAAAAATTTTAGATGTTACACATCACAAACATTTAATTTAAACGACGATCAAATTACTCTAATTAATGGTCCTAGTGGCCAAGGAAAAACAACTATATTGCTGGCTATACAATTTGTTTTGTATGGGAGCAGTTCTCACAAATATCTCGTCTCGCATGCTCAGACAAGTTGTGAAGTTGTGCTCGAATATAAAGAGTTCAAGATCAAAAGAACAAAAAGGCCCAATATTCTCAGTTTGTGGCATTTCGCGGGAAAAGAAAAAACCCCCCGAAAATACGAAGACGACGACGCACAAGAGGTTATTAACAAATATTTTGGAGGCAAAGACAACCAAAACTTCTTCATGGACTTATCACACCAAGAAAAAATGACATTTCTTGAACAACTAATAGGCCCCAACTGTGACATATCTGATCTTAAATTGCGCATAAAAACCCAAATATCGGAAGTGAACAAGGAACTGGCGGTGTTAGAAGGTCAGGTTGAAACAGCGAATTCTTTAAGTAAACTGGTCGAAAAACCCCTTAAAGTCGACAAACCGGTTCTTGGCCCCGAATTGAGCCGTTACTCTGATCTTTTGAAAGATCAGAGTAACGTAGAACAAGCAATTGCTGAAACAACCCAAGACATATTTCGCCAGAACAAAATTAAAGAAGAAGTTTATGGGTTGAGTCAACAAAAACAACTGCTAAACAAACAGCTGATGGAAATCGGAAACATTGATCTTGATATAGAATCTAAAATGAAAAAGGTAGAAAAGGAACTCGCCGTTTTAAAACTCGATGAGAAAGCGCTAACATTGGCGAAGGAGAGCTGTGCCATTGCGGCTTCCGAGCTGCAGAAGACCAAACATGAGTTGAAACAATTTGAAGATGTGGGAGATGGCTCTGGGTTGGAGTCTGAGATAGCGGCAGTTGACGAAGAGATTAGTCGTCAGGAGAGATATGCTGCCATTTTAAATTACATGAAGAAACAACAAGAGTACGAAAATTTGCTGGCTCTCGAAAAACAATGCTGGGAACAAGACAAAATAGAAATAGAGACCAATATTAACCTTCTTTCTCTTTCAACTGCCGATCTAGACGAAAACTCCTTAACAAAAAAACAAATGGATATTGAAGCTGCGGTCGAATTTAACTCCAAGCACTCTTTGGAAAGTATTGACTCGCAGATTGAAACCCTTGTGGCGCAAAACCGCAAAACTCTGACGTGCCATCACTGCTCCTCCTCGCTATTTTTGAATCTGCAAACGTTAGAATTCGAAAAAGACTTCGTCCCTCGAAAACACACAAAATTAAATACCGACACTGTCGCTTTACGAGACGCAGAAATACAAATAAAAAAATTAAACAAATTAAAGGACAAATTTATACATAACCAATTGTTATTAGAAAATGAAAACGCGGAAGATATTAGCCACAAGTTGTTATTGGTTAAACAGATAAAAGAGCTGCGTCGAGATTTTCAAAAAATCTCTGTTTTCAAGGCTTCCAATACTTTAAACAAATTAAAAAGTTGGTTGGACTCAAACATATCCTTAACGTCTGAAATCGCTTTGGGTACGCCTCCTCAAGATATCGAAAAACTTAAAGATGTTAGAAGAGATTTGACCATTCAAAAAAATAATTTTGAAATTAGGGCAAAGAGTAAGTTGCGTTTGGAAAGAAAAATGGCCAAGTTGATTGCCAACAAAATAGACTACTGCGAATCGAAACACAAAAACATTCAAGATCAGATAGAAGACAAAACCAGCCTTTTGAGACAAATGGCGGTTGAAATGGATCGGTTCACTACGTTTTCAAATTTAAAATCTAATCTGGAAGAATTGGAGTTGCGTCTGACAAAGTTTAATTTTTGCGAAGAACGTGTTCAAGAGTTTGAAGAAAAGCTTGAACAACTGCACAGCCTTCAAATATATTATGTCCGGTTTAAGGAATACAAACAGTATCAAACACAACTTAAAAAATATAAACAAGTTAAAGATACATTGAGGTCTACACAAAAATTAAAAGAAGAACGGGAAAATTTTTACCTAAAGTTGTTGTTGTTTAAAAAAAGGTGATTGAATCTGAACACGAAGCTTTTCAGTGGATTATACGAACCGTCAACACACATTTACAATTATTTCTCGATAATTTTTTTTCTGAAGAACCCATTCAAATTTATTTAGAGTTGGATGAGGGAAAAAGTGGCACGAAGCGTACGACGGCGCAAATAAATATAGTGATCAATTACAAAGGCAATGTGGTGGATCACAAGTCTTTGAGCGCTGGAGAGTATGCCAGAGTGAAGTTGGCGTTTGATCTTACATTCAAAGAATTGTTGGGGGAAAAAATAATTATGTTGGACGAATGTACCGCTAATTTGGACCAGGACCTGAGCACAAAGATATTTCACGCGATTAGGAACTCTTTTGCGAACAAGACAATCTTGGTTGTGGCGCATCAAGTCGTGTCTGGCCCCTTTGATGATGTTTTGTCTTTGTAGTGTCCCTGCACACAGGAATACCGAAAAAGAAATTGGTCAAAGAGATGAAGGCGATCGACAAAAATAAAACAATTCTTATTTTTTAATCTTAAAAAAGATTAAAAATAAGCATAAAAAATGTAAAAATGTGCAGAAAAATGATTTTGTGAAGGGTAACCTCAATAAAAAAAAACGACTATATAATGAGTTTGACAAAAATTGATTCAAAAGGCGTATATCAGCCATTTTTTGGCTATACAGTGATTGGAATGCTAGAAGACGAGTGTTTGGCATCGGCATCCAACATCGAAAACTTTATCCGAACCTCGTCGCTGAATGAGTTTTTTGCCCCATTACCAGCAAATACTTATCATATGACATTGTTTAATATTTATGTTGTTGGAGGACCCGAAATACCATCCGTGTCTAAGTGGTTGCAAAACGGGAACAAAATATACTCGGCACATTCATGGTTACCAGACGAAGTATTATGTAACGCAAACATGGCCGCATTCAACTATCTAAAAAATAAAACAAGTTTAAAGCTAACACGATCCAAATTTAAATTTTCTAAGAAGAGTCTTGGAGTTTTGGTTGAATTAGAGGATTGTGAATATAAAAAGGTGTTTGATGCGCGAGTCGCGTTATCAAAAATATACGAACATCAAGATTCTTCTTTGGCTAATAGAAACAGTTTACATATTACGTTTGCTTATGGATACAAAAGGCAGGATAACTTTAGCAAACAAAATATGGCAGATTTAAAAATCTTGGAGCAGATGGTAAATTCGGCTTTTCAATCTGTTAAGTTAAAGATTCCGGAGTTATATTTGTTCAATAGTATGGATAATTATGTGGCGTTTGGCGATTTTTGCACATCAGTGTATTAAGCGACGTAATATTATTTTTAAAGCCAATAGTTAGCTTTAAAAATAACGAAGAGTGAGTGAATAAACGAAGTAACGAAGAACGGTATAAAACACTGGTAGTTTCGTCCACCGCCGAATTATGTTAAAAATAAAGATAATGTCAATTTCTTATAAAAAAATTGATACTATACCAAAATTGTTGGAAAACCTGTGGTCCATTTTCCCAAACATTATCGCTTTAGATAGCACAACACAAGATCCGGTGATTGGAGCGAAATTGGTGAATGACGCCGTTATAGTCCCCGCAATACAAAACTCGGCCGAGTTTTGTCAACTCGTCAAAAACGGCACCATCGGCGTCAAAGCTTTCGCGAAGGGCGGGTTCGGACAAGTTGGAGACCTCACAATCAACGAAGACCAACAAAATCAACCGTTAAGCGCTATTATCATATCTATCAAACGATACGGAGGGTTCGAACCTTTTTATATACCGGTTATTATGAAATTGTATTTTAACCAAGAATTTCCCAAATGGTATATATCTCCGATATCTTCGTTAAAAGATCCGTCCGGGCTGCACAACGCTCTGTTTGTGTCAGATCCGTTGAGTGAGATGGTGTTTGGGAGTATGCTGGGACATTTATATGACACCGGGATTTGCCCGTTTTTCACCAAGTACTTTGGAGCCTATGTTTGCAACGAAACCAACCAGACGAGCATAATAACAGAGAAGGCCCATTTCGAGCTCAAACAATTAATATCTCGCAACACCAACACTCCGGTTGTGAAATTGCGCCCCCTGGCAATTTTGAATCTCCTTTTTCAATATGTTTACGGATTGTACATCATGAAAATTTATTATGGACTTGTACACTTTGATACTCAACATCGTAATATAATGGTTAGTTATATACATGATCGTATATTTAAATTTAAAGGAGCGGTTGTTTCGCCGTATATTTACCAGGGCGAATATATATCGAGCAAAAAGTTAATTTTGTTCCAAACCCACAAAAGCAAGAATGGTGTCCCAGTCTATTTATGCATCCAGAATACGGGCCTTCTTCTCAAAATTATAGACTACGGTGTATGTTGTGCTCATTTGGACAGATCGATGATTGATAAATATAAAGTCAATATGACTATTTCGTCTATACATGAAGATCTTAAGCGTATTAATGCTGAAAAGGCATACGAAAATACAGTGAAGCATCCTCTCGGAACAAACGCCACCTTGGCATATTCTAACACGGTTGATCTGCAATACACGCTGAATAATGTGTATGAGCATGTTCTAAAAGGTCTTGATACACATGTATACCAGCGTAGTCCAGATCCCAAAGCACCGACCGAAAACGCCGAGATGTTGAGATTGCTGCAACTGTTCACCGAAAGATTTTTCGGTACCAGCATCGAAGACCATCTCAATCAACATCCCGAACAGCGGATACAGCCAAATCCCAAAGGCAAACTGTCGTGGGTCTCCTACAAACACGATGCCGGACTCGTGGACTCCAAGTGGTCTTCTCCGCTTAGTCTGTTGGAAGGATTGATAGACGTTTGCGACAAAGGTAGGGAATCGCCCCTCAATTTCAAGAAGCTGACCGCAAAAAAAGCACACATCGTCTACTTTGAACCAGAAGTAGACACTATTCTGTCTAGAGAAGTCGCACTAGACGATAAAAATACGCTTCTCTTGAACACTTCGGCGTCAGACTATCAATACAATATGAACCAATTTTCGCAATGGATGGAAACCAGCAAATTGTATCATTCAAAGTGCCAAAATGATATGGTCAATGTAGAATGCACAAATCTGAAGGCTGAAAAATTAAAATACAGTTTATCTTCAACCATCTCCAAAAAATTATTTTCGCCAACCCCGCTCGCCACATTCTCTCCGCAGAACCTCTTCAAAAGCAACGCGCTATTCGACTATTACCAGTACCAATTTAACCCCAAAGCAATCAATCTTAACCGAAACATGTCCGGCGGACTGGTCTACCAAACATTTCAATCGTGGCTGGATTTTAACCTCGTTCCAGAAGCAAGAGCTGGTCTGTACATAGAAACTATTTTCCTGCACGTTTTCAAACTAAAGACATTGAAGTCCATTGAAGTGAAAAAGGGTATTGATCTTTGGAACGGTTCTATTAGCTCTTTGGTGGGAGAGAATGGGCTTAGTATAAACGGTGGGTATTTTATAGTAAAAGGTAACTTGAATAAGTTATATCCTAATTTGAATGAGTCTAGTTTGTTGAAGCCGATAGGTTATTCGTATGTTGCGGGAGATCGCGAGAACGGGACAGTTTTGCCGTTTCCGGATATTTACGACGACGATTTGGGCGTGGTTTATGGAACTCGCGGAGACGGGGTGAAAGGTGCCACGTTGAAATTGGAGTCGTGGAATAAATTCCGAAATAGACACTCTCAGATTGATGATGTGGTAAGATACGAGGGAGAAGATGGGACGGTGATTGAACAACCTATCAAATCCATATCCATGGACGGAGGTGTATTGGTCGGGCAAAACGTTTCGAGCGCCAACGAAGAATACGACTTTGCATTTGTTACCGGACCAATCCTCATATCTGGCGGGAAAGTCGTTTTTACCAATGAAAAAATGAATAATCAAGTTATGACAGTAAACAATCAACTTGTTCATGCTGTTCCTGGTGCCCAAAATTCGTACAAATACCGCGCGGCAGCAGGCGAAGGCAATCAATATTATGGTATGAGACATTCGCATCGATATATGGTGCATAATGTGCTGGCTTTAGATTCTAAGGGCGTGTACTATATTTTTCTTTGTGAAGGTCGAGGGTTTGATGCGCCTGGTTTGGATCGAGTGCAATTAAGTTATTTGATTCAAAAATTCGGCATTGACTCTGCTATAGCGCTAGATGGAGGGTTCAGTGCGAACGCCGTTTATAAAGATTGCAGCGGTGGGATGTGCAAACCGGTATTTACATTGAATGATCCCGAAAAAAGGAAGCTTGGTATCAGCGTGTATTTTTCATAGAAAGTGGGGGCAAAAATGGTTTCGGCTTACTTGAAACTTGGATACTTGAAAAAAAATGATTTTTTTCGTATAAAATTATACAATAATAAACTATACGAAATGGAAGACAAAAATATTATTATCAACGGAGAGAAAATCAACTTTTTCAACTTTTTCAATGTAAACCAACAATTAACTGATCTAAAATACTTTAACCCGGCGCGTTTGGTCTTCACCGAACCTGTCACCAGAAAACTGCAAAACAATATCACTTTCCGACGAGTATACATTGGCATTCTCGGACCCAAACCTAAAACCGTCTCTGACAAAATCAAACACGTATACGACGTCAACGAACTCTTGGACTACGACGCCCAGAATGGCGAGGAGTTTGAAAAAAAATACGACTTCTCCAAAATTGAAGACGAACATATCCACATCTTAATCAACACCGACTGGTACGCTAACAACATTGACCCTGTTAAGGAAAAAAGTTTTGTATACGGCATTAACGATAAACTGTACCATGACGAAGTTAAACACAAAGATAGCGTGTTTAAACAATTTACGGTTTTTGACGCAACAGCATTATACAAGCAAAAGCCAACCATGTTGAACAAGATTCCTTCTGATAAATATTCTATTCTATTATCTGAAAAGTGGGTCAAAAACAACCTTTCGGATAAATATTTAAAAGGAATGGATAAAGTGCGTCCGTTTGTGTTTCCATCTGAAGAGGCTTTTTCGTTCGGAGTGACGCGTAACACCTTGGACGTAAATGGTATTTCGTACCAGATTTCGCTGTGTCTTTACGACAGGGAAAATCCAAAAGACGACGAAATCAAGTGGGCCGCCAAATACGAGGAGATCACGGCCCACTGTCGCGAGCACTTGAAGAACAATCCTGACGAGTTTAAGAAAATTAAAAATATGGTCGATACCATGAAAGGATTGTCTTGGAAAGGCGGCGAAGTTGGAGATTCGGATGGTCCCAAATTGTACCCGAAAATCATGTTCAACCAGAAAAAAGAAGAATTCATTACCGTTTTTATGGACGAAAACGACGACATCGTAGAAGATCCTAAAAATATCTTGGATAAGCGATGCAAAGTTAAAGTGGCTTTGCGGTTCGAAAGTATTTTTATTGGGTCTAAGGTAATTGCTCTCCAAGTCCGAGTCAACGATGTTGCGGTATCAAAGTGGATCGAGTCTTACAAGCCGAAGGCCTTAATTTTGAGAAAGGGGGGAAACACAAACAACACTCCTCCCAAGTCGAAAAGCAAACACGACGACAAAAGCGACGAGAGCGACCTCAACTCGAGCAGCAGCGAAGAGGAAGAGGAAGAGGAAGAGAAGCCAAAACGCGTTATCAAAACCGTCAAGGTTTAAGTGGGCAGGCGTAGTATTTTTAATCCTAAAGTTGGGATTAAAAATAAAAATAAAAATAAAATTTAGGAAAATATGGTTGTTTGAACGCAGAACATTTTGTGAAAAACGAAGGCCAGTGCGGCAGACAACAATATGCCTTGTATTTTAGAGATTTTAAATAATTTGGCTAGAAGCAACCCCAGCAGAATTGCTAAGACAGTGTCCACTACGGCGACATTTGCGATTCTGAGAGAATGAACGCCTTCTCCAGGTTTGCCCAAAGCGTCTCTAAATTGGCACAGGTTCATTTATTAACTTTGAGACACAGTTAATAAATGCGCGAATTGTTCTCCGTAATAGTCTTGATTTTGGCCTTAATCATAACACTGGGATTTTCCTGGCAAAAAGTGGTGACTGTACCGTGTTTTGGAGGGTTTTTAGGAGGTAGGAACGCGGACGAAAATAATAAGTTAACTTTTGAACCCAAATTGGGTTGAAAGGTTTTGTTCTATATTTCCTCGAGCAGTATCCATCGGTAGGTTAAGGGCAAAATGCCGTCGCCTATATCGATAGGCTCGAGTGTACTATTTTGCAGTCTGATTCCAAAATCGGTGGTTCCTGGGTCGATGGTTAATATTTCAGAGTACATGTGTGTACTTGTCAAAGTTGCATTATTGTCTAAAACAAGTCCCGGCCCGTTTGTGAAAGTGGTGTTTGTTACATCGAAAGTAAAAAATTTGGCCGTTGCCGCACTATAAAGAGCGGCGATAGAAACAGTTAATTTAACTTTCGCTGAAGGTCTATTGGCTTGCAACACGAAACTAAAGATAGATCCGTTGGAGGAATCTGTCACACTCAGCCCTTGCGCAGAGGACAGGTTTGTGGTAAGAGGCGAGAATTCGACATAGTCGCCAATATTCATTTTCTGATTTGCGGAAGTCATCGCAAAAGCATTTAGTTTAGAGCCGTTAATAGCAGAGTAAGTTAATCCATTTGAAACCCATAATCTATTGTCGATTCCCATATAGATCACTCCATTTGTCAAAGGTCTGTTAAGGGGAGGAGTTATATTTGGATCGATGCCAGAAAAATGTGTTACCGGATTAAGCATATCCACATAATTCTTATTCGCCGCGTCCGTTAACAATACCGGGTCATCAACCAACGATATTTTGGTACCAGACGGCATAATAATATTTCCGCTCATCACACCTCCACTCAAAGCCAAATCTCCTCCGCCTCCGCCAGTAGCTATGACTTGAGATATGGGATCGTAAATTTTAAAATTTATGGACATTTATTAACTGATGGTAATTATTCTCCATTCTAATTTTGAAAATAATGATGTGAGATGTGTAAAGTAACAAAGATCATGGAAAAGATGTGGTTGAGTGTAAAAATTGATTTTTTTATGTGTGAAAAACTTGAAAATAAAGAGAACAAAAATGAACAAACTAATTCAATACAATCTATGTGAAGAAAATAGGTTTAAAATAATCAAAGATTATTTTCAAACTCATGGACTAGTTAAACATCAAATTGATTCATTTAATTGGTTTGTCAATAAGGGTTTAAAAATGATCATAAATAATGAACCATCTATCAAATGCGACAACTATACGCTCAAGTTCAACAACATCTGCGTGGAAAAGCCGGCCATAATCGACGAAGACCGGACCGTATGCAAGTTGTACCCACAAGAAGCGCGAAACAAGAATTTGAGCTACACCGCCAACGTGTGCGTGGACACCATAGAGACGATCGAGAACGCAGAAGGCAAGCCGCCCCAGATCAACGAACAGTACCGAGTCCCGATTGCCAAAATACCGGTCATGCTCATGTCCGACATATGCCACCTTCGGTCGCACTCCGCTAAAGAAAACGAACAAAACTCGCACTCCGAACACGACCAGGGAGGGTATTTTATAATCAACGGAAAAGAAAGAGTCTTAATTAGCCAAGTGCGAAAGGCATACAACAAACCGCTATGTTTCATCAAATCCACATCTCAAAAGGAAGAATCGCTTGTTTGCGAAATGAGAAGCATGTGCGAGGAAACATTCCATTCGACCGAAGTTGAAGTCAAAAGCGTAAAAAACAAAATCGTGGCATCGCTGAAGCTTAAAGGAACAAAAGTCGATATTCCAGTGGGTATTATTTTTAAAGCATTAGGATATACTGAAAATATGTTTGACGAACTTTTAAATCTTCCGCCCGAGTTTGCAAAGTATGTCGATACTATCAAACATAATTGCGTTGAGGAATTCGATTGCGGATCAGACTCCGAAGATAGTGACGAAGATGATAACCTTGTTCAGGTTTTTCGCAATATGAGCGTCAGTTTAGACAAAGACGGGGTCAAAGAAACCATTACCATAGAAGATGTCAAAAAAAGTCTTGATATGGATTTATTTCCCCATTTAGGGATAACATCTAGCAAAAAGCAGAGAGCTCAATTGTTGTGTGTGATGATAAAAAAGTTTTTATTTACGTTGACAGGTATTCTTCCGATAGACAATAGAGATGATTATAACCATAAACGTGTCGAAAGTGCGGGAGAGTTGTGTTATTTTTTATTTCGGCTGTTGTATAAAAAGTTCCAAAAGTCGTGCATTGCGCAAATAAAGAATCGTAAACCAGATATCTCAAGTTTCCTCAAAACGTCGGCAATAACGACCGGCATGATGTACAGCTTTTCCTCGGGCTATTGGGGAGTGCAGAGAAACACCTATATCCGGACAGGGGTTTCGCAAGTTGTTAACCCTAAAGTTTCTCTGCTCGCAAATTATAGCAGTTTAAGAAGAGTCGTTATTCCTGAAAGCAAAGATGGAAAAGAGGCCAAAACATCCGAACTCCGGCAAATACACCCTTCCAGCAGCTTTCTCATCTGCCCCGTCGAAACTCCCGAAGGCAAAGGTGTCGGAACCGTTTTAAACATGGCCGTTTTTACCAGCATCACCACTGGAATATCAACTTGCGAAATCATGGACCTTATTAACCAAAATAAGAATGCAAAGTGCACGTGCAAAGAAAGAGATGTAGATGAGTGTTTTCCACTACTCATTAATGGAACACCTTATGGATATAGTCACGTGTCTCAAGCACGACGCATTAATTTTTTAAATGATCGAAATATAAGCATTGTGGTTGATTGGACTTTAAAAATTGTTGAAATTTTTTCCGATTCTGGTAGATTGATTCGGCCGATTTTTGATTTGTCTAAAGTGAATAAATTTTTCGAATCGGTGGACAATACGTTCCAAAATTACACGTTTTCTTTTTTCTTGGAGAACCAATTGATCAGATACACAGACATTAACGAAGTGTGAAGAACTTAAAAGTGGCCATTGAGCCCAAAGATTTGCTCGAAAACCCCACTATCGAATACACAGGCATGGAATTGCACCCCTGCGGTATGTTAGGCATTGTGGCCGCGACAATTCCTTTTTCGGATAGGACACAGTCTGCCAGAAACTGTTTCTATACATCTATGGTTAAACAAGCTATTGGTTTTATACCGTGTCATGCTCTTAAAACAGAAACTGTTTCGCATACCTTAAATTATCCACAGAAGCCTTTGGTTACAACAGATATTGCCGAATACAACCAAATCAACGACTTTCCGAACGGGATAAACGCGATTGTGGCGATAGCGTGTTATACGGGGTATAACCAAGAAGACAGCGTTATTTTGAACAAGGCCTCAATTGAAAGAGGCCTGTTTGGAACGATCACGTATAATACTTTCACGGCGGAAGAAAAAAAGAACGGTCTTGTGGAAGAAAGAATCCAAATTCCTCCTGACGCGGTCAAAGTGCGGGACTGCAATTACGGTTTGCTAGGAGAAACGGGAATCGTCTCCGTGCGTTGCCAAGTCAAAAAGGGAGATGTTCTGATTGGCAAAATCACAGTCAAAAATAAAAATGACGTGGAAAAAATTGTCGACTCTAGCGTCGTCGTCCAGACCGGAGAAGACGGTTACATAGAGAGCATCATCGACACCTTTGTTGACGGCTGCAGACTGGTAAAAATTGTCATCTCTCAGCTACGCATACCCGAAATAGGCGACAAGTTCTGTTCCGGCATGGCCCAGAAAGGCACCTGCGGGATGATCTATTCGCAAGAAAACATGCCATTCACATCTTCCGGCATGACCCCCGACATCATCATCAACCCCAACTGCATTCCCTCCAGAATGACCATTAACCAAATCATTTCCACCGTCATGGGAAAACTGTGCGCTATAAACCCCAACCAGAGATACAAACGCGGAAACCCTTTTATGGAAGGGTCGGCCAATATCTTGGAGGAATTGTGCGAAGAGCTGAAATTGAACGGGTATTCGTCTACTGGCGGAGAAACGATGTATTGCGGATTCACGGGGCAACGTATCGAGAGCGAGATCTTCATAGGACCCACATATTACCACAGACTCAAACATATGGTCAAGGACAAGATGCACGCCCGATCCCACGGCCAGGTGACGACGTTGCACCGGCAGCCGAACTGTGGGCGTGCTCAGGGCGGCGGGCTGCGGTTCGGAGAGATGGAGAAGGACTGCATTCTGGTGCACGGGGCAACACAGTTCTTGAACGAACGCATGTTCCTGTATTCGGACCCTTTCCAAATTGATGTTTGTAAAGATTGTGGTGGATGTGCTAGCACAAACAAAAAATGTCATATTTGCGGATCTTTGAATGTCAAAAAGTGCAATATACCATATTCTTTCAAAAACCTACTTCAGGAACTTAATGCTATGGGAATCAAAACAAAAATAGACCTGGATTAACCGTCCTGGATTAACCGTTGATTAAAATTTAATTTTAATGGAAATTGCGGCTTCAGTTGTCTCAAAAGCTGCTGCAACAGAGACAACTGTCGATCCAACAACCTCGAAAACTTAACTCTTTAACTCATCCGTGGCTAGTGTAATGGTTAATCTTTGGGATTAACCTAAAAAAATACATAAAGACGAAGGTGTTAAGCATCTCTTTTTGTTGTTTTTAAAAAAATGAATTATTCTCAATAAATAAATACTTAAATAAACCATGGAAGTTACTACAAACACTATCTATTCTTTGCTTAAAACCGCTAAAACTAGTGGTGGAAAGTATACTCATGTATCGATGGGTTCAACAAAAGGTCAATATTATCTTTCAACTGCGAATAACGATAAATTTTTCCGAATGTACGGGAAATGTTTGTTGAAGAAGACGCCTCTTTGCTTGGCCGAAAAGCAGGATGAGTATGTGCCTTTGTTGGGAGACATCGATATAAAAATCGAGGTGGAGACCGAAGACGCGCTAAAGTCGAAGGGAACGAGAGTTTTGTATTCGACCGAAGAACTTCTCGCGACCATAAAATGTTTCCAATCGGCTATAAAAGAAGTTGTTATCCAGCCCAGCGAGAGCGCTTTGACGTGTGTGGTTTTGGAGAAGAAGCCGTATTTGTCTAACGGTTTTTTGAAGAACGGGTTCCACCTCCATTTTCCGTACCTGTTTCTAGAAAGTTCCAAGGTAAAAAACGTTTTGGTCCCCGTGATTAAAAAAAAAATCGGCGAGTGTAAATTGGACAATGGAAAGAAGCTTTTCGAAAAACATACCGAGACGCCCGAAAACTTGGTAGACGATATCACCAACAAATGCTGCTTATGTACGGAAGTTCCAAATCCGAGACCGCCAAACCCTACAAAATCACAGAAATTTACAACCATACTATGGACACGCTAGACATTTACGACGCCTTTTCGCAAGAACCTTTTTTTAACGGCAACGAAGAACCAATCAAAGTTACTCCCGACAACGTACACAGTTTACTGCCACAATTGCTAAGCGTGTCTAGCATCAAGAAAAGGGTATTCAACCTCAAAACACCTGAAGATCTGCGACCACCCACTAAAATCTATCTTAAACAAAAACTCAAAGATATGGATAAAATGGACACCGAAACAATTAAAAAAAATTTAATCCAAGCCAAAAGTTTGGTCAAACTTTTAAAACCGGACAGAGCTGACAACTACAACACGTGGTGGGACATCGGCATTATTCTTTTCAACATCGGCCAAGGATGCGATGAGGCATTCAAGATCTGGGACAAGTGGAGTTCGAAGAGCGACAACTACGACGAAGACGCGTGCTTGGAGGTGTGGGGCGATATGGAAAAGAGGAAGAGCTACGGCACGAAAGGCATGGGGTCTTTAAAGTACTACGCGCGTGTGGATAACCCGCAGGGATACACCCAATTAGTGGAAAGCATGCACGGTTTGGACTTGAATCAGGATTTCGTGCGCACCAAGATTTTGACGACCGATGCTCCTTTGGCAAGATTGCTTTTGGACATTTATAGCGGGGAGTACATTTTTTCTGATGTAGGCTGGTATCGTTTCAACGGCACAATCTGGTTGCCGATAAAGGTTTTGCAAAACTTTCGATACAAACTAGAAGCCGTCGCGGCCAAATATGCTCAATTTCACACAAAAATTATAGACATCTTATACCCAGATCAAGATGACACCCAAGACAGTGGAGAAGGAAGCAGCGATAATGATAGCAGCGATGATGATGATGATAAACATAAACTTACTAAAAAAAGTAAGGTTATTTTATCCAAGAAATTGACAGAAATCAATAGAGCTATAAATAAGTTAGAAAATTTTGCATCTCAAACAGGTGTGTTGAAAATGTGTGAGGTTTTGTTTTATGATGAAAATTTTTATGATCAACTAGACCAAAATCCTCAATTAATTGCCTTTAAAAACGGCGTCTTTGATTTGGAAACACTTACGTTTCGTGATGGATTGCAAACCGATTATCTATCCAAAACATTAGGAGTTGAGTATAAACAAGTGGACGATTCATCCATCCAAAAGTTAAAGTCCTTCTTTGAGAAAATATTCCCTGATGCCAGCGTCAGAAAATACTTTATCGAACAGTCTTGTGAACTGTTCAGAGGAGGAAACAGAGACAAAATAGCCATGTTTTGGACCGGCACCGGAAACAACGGCAAGTCTGTCACCCAAAAACTGTTTGAGACAATGATTGGAAAGAAACTGGCCATCAAACTATCCACCAGTGTTCTAACCGATCGCATTCAGCCCGGCCAACCCAACCCCCAGATCACGCGACTGCGCGGCAGCGTAAGGTGGGGCGTTTTCGACGAAATACGCAAAAGCGAGCAAATCGACTGCGGCTCCCTCAAACTGCTTACCGGCGGAGACTCGCTTCCGTGCCGAGACTTGTTTCAAAGGGGCCAGGACTCTGATGACTTCACGCCCATGTTCAAGTTCCTCTGCATCTGCAACCAACTGCCGGCACTTAAGGATGTGGACGACGCCACTTGGGAGAGAATTCGCATTATCCCCTTCGAGTCCAAATTTGTCTCCAAAGCCAAATGTCCAAAAACTATTCAAGAACAAGAACAACGCAAAATGTTCCTGTGCGACACCGAAATCACGCTCCCCAAACGCATGGAAGAGCTGGCAGAGGCGCTGGGCTGGTACTTGATCCAAGTACTCAAAGAAAAAGAAGAACGACGCAGAAACGGCACATACGAATCTATAATCCCCGATAAGGTCAATGAAGCCAAACTTCAATATCAAATTAAATGTGATCTTTTATTAAATTTTATGGAAGATACATATATTAAAACAGGAGACGATAAACATAAGATGACATTTGATCAGATGTTTGTTAGTTTTCGCGCATGGTATACTGATTCGTTTGTTGATAAAAAAATACCTTTTAACAAACAAGAATTTATCGAAGTAATTAAAAATAAGCACGGACTTTTGCAATCAGACAAAGTTCTCAAAGGATACATTTATAACCGCAAATGCGACGATAGCGATAGCGATAATGAGTAAATTTAAATTTTTAATGGTCTAAGACCATTAAAAAATAAATCTTTGTTCAAATCCAAAGACCCAAACGGATGAATTTAGATTGAACACTGTTTTAATAGCTGTTTTAATAGACAACTCCAAAGAGAATGGTGGCCGAAATAAGCCATATAACATACGAATTGAGTCCTGTCGTTTCTCTCACCTTCGGAAAGTTGATGATCAAAACCAAGACAATGGCGATAAGTGGAAACAACCGGCCATTTCCTGTCTGCGAGCCCGTTGCGTTTGTAAAGCGCTCAATTATAATGTCGTCAAACGGTTCCAACAATTTGGCCGTGTACTCCAAATCAAACCGATTTAATGGCTGTTCTTTAGCCATTTTTAAATTTTTAATAATATCACCGCTCATTTATTATTGTGGTTATTTTAATAATAATAAATATGGACGACGAAGACTTTTATGAATATGAGAACCAGCCCGAATTCATCGCCGAGAGAGATGTCTGGAGCAGAGTTGGCGGGAAAGATATCGGCTTAGGCCTCGGAGGCGTCGTCAACCTGAAGAAAAGCGGGTATACGGTTTCCGAGAAATTCCGCCTCATTGCCGCCGCAACTATCAAACTAATGAACGAGACACACGACACCGAGGTCTTGAGCGAAGCCGGTCTTACCCGCATGTTAGGGTTGGTCGAGCAAATGCCCGACTTCGAATTCAAAAACCCCTCGCGTTCGCCATGGGATACGTAGTCGCATTCCACTCCTCTAACTCTTTCGCGCCCAACGAAACATATGGACCGCCAATTGATAAAAAATGGCTAGAAACAGTCATAACTATAAATGGTGAAATTGAGGATAAGTTGTTTGCGAAAATAAGCGACGTGGACATCGTTAGATACGCGGTCCATTGTTTGGTCAACAAGTTAAAGTAAAATAAATATGTGAATTTTTTAATGGGGTTTTAATCCCATTAAAAAATTATAAAATTAGTTGAACGTTAGCGTAGCCGAACTATCCTCAATTACACTTTCTACTACCAACATAACATTGTCTCCTTTCTGCAACTCGATTGGTGGGTCGAATTCTTTGCTCACATATCCCAGCTGTTGGTCTTTCTCTACCATGTATTCTGTTCTGATTGTGTTGTTGATCATAACAAACAGTTTCGTGGGGTTTGGCTCTTTCTTGGAAATCTCCCCGATATTGAACTTGTTTGGAGATGTACACAAGCCGACAGCGGTAATATTTATTTTTTGGGGACAAATGAAACCAGGATTAAAGAAAAACGTTTTTTTTGCCAAAATTTGACCTTTTGAGAAAATGTGGTTAAATTTACTTGCGACGTCAAATTTTTCAACCAGAGTGTCGACGTATTCTTTATTCACACCATCTGTGGCTGTTGTAGGAGTTTGCACATTCTTAATTTTGAAGTAGTTGAGGTCCATATCAAAATTTTTAGCCACTTTGGTTTCCAACTCCTTTTTGAGTAGTGTAAATAACCAATCTACATATTCTTTGTTTGTCGCATCATAATTAGCCGTTGGAGGAGTCAAAATATGCAATGGGCCAACAACTTGCCCGCCTGTTTTTTGCACACATGTATCTTTTAAATCATGATATAAAGCCATCATATTGGGTCTAATGTCCTCTTTCTCAAACGTTTCGAATTGCTGTTGCTGAATTCGCAACGAGTTCACCTGAGTATCGATGTATTCTTTAATATGTTCAGGGACCTCCTCCGGTACAAACTCGGACCTTAATGCAGGCGGGATGTACGGAGCAGGAATGGTTTTATACATTGGGTACATTTATTTTCTGGTAAATCCAAAGAAAACAAGAAATTGTTCTACATTCGCTCAAAGAACAAATACACGACGAGTGACAAATACAAATTACAAGGTTACAGTGGCCGATTTTGGATAAATATAAACTTTCGAATTTTGAATAAACAACCTATCGACCTTTTTGTACCTCGGCCTAATTCGAGGTGCCACTCGAGGCAATGGTGTTTCCACGGGAGTAGAAGGCGTAGAAGGCGTAGAAGTAGAAGGCGTAGAAGGCGTAGAAGTAGAAGGCGTAGAAGGCGTAGAAGGCGTAGAAGGCGTAGAAGGTGTTTTTTTATATATGCGGTATTTTGGCTCTAGCAACCCAAACCTATATTCGGGTCTAACCCCATAAATAGAATTGAGTCCAATATGATCATCTTCTGTTAATTCAAACGATTGCGGTTTGTACCAAGGGAACATTATAGAAGTATTGAGAGAAGAGTGCATCAATCCTAGCGAATGCCCAATTTCATGTACTGCAACGTGCAACAAACTTGTGGAATCTTCTTCGTCGTATGTGGTCCATTTTTCGGCCAAATCAAAATGGACGTCTCCTCCATTGCCTGTTCCAGGATAAAAAGCGTGTGCCAACACTCCTCCTTGAAAGTCAAAATCATATCCATCATCGTGCTTTCCTCTCAAAAATTGTATCGTTATGTTGGACAATTTTGCACTATCCACTTCTTCAAACCGAATTAACGTTTTCAACGACCATTTTTTAAACGCGTGATAAAAAATATTTTGTATTTCTTGTTTAAACAACCTTGTGTCGATCTCGGCATAATTATCGAGATCGATATACCAATAAACAACTGTCTCGTTCGTCTCCTTATCCACGTATTTCCACTTAGACCCTTGAATGGCAAATCTTTTTGAACGTGTTCGAACAAGATCTGGAACACCGCATCTCGGGCTATTCAGCAAATTTTTTGTTTCTTGGTCCAAAACACCAGTCGTTTCGATACCCGCAAACTTTTGCATTTTGCGCAAACCCATCTTAACCCTTTCGTCCGGGTGTATCATATTCCCGACCTCGTTTTCGTTCTGCACATGGATATAGCCATATTTTACCAACGCGGATAGAACATTTTCACTCTGCCGCAAAGGGGCGCTGACACATAGTTTCATTGCCGCAAACATAATATATAAAAAAGTGTGTAATTCCATTTATTAAGTTCAATATGTAGAAATTTTTCCTACTTAGATTTCTGAATCAATCTAATTTGCGGCTTCAGTTGTCTCAAAAGCTGCTGCAACAGAGGCAACTTATTCACACGATCCTTCTTCACATTAAGGTCGTCAAATACCTTCTTCTTTGATATTGTCGTTGTGGTAGAGTCTAACCCCCTAATGTAAGCTTCCAGCTGCAATCTAAATTCCTGAGGTGTTTTGCTCTGAATCGTCATATTGGTGACCGTTCCATCCTCGTTCAATTGAACGGTCGAAGAGATGTATCTCGTGTCTGGATCTGGCACCACTGGACGAAGTGAGCGTTTATTGAGGTTGGAGATAAATTCGCCCAGTTTCAAATTGACCTCGTTCACGTCCTCTCCGTCTCTCTTACAGAGATATTCTACGATGTACTTTATGTCGTTGTAGTGCATCCGATACATTTCTTTTTCCTTTTTGTTCCTAAATCGACCCAACAAATTTTTCAATTGGGCCTCTATGACGTGATAATTCGAGACCATAAAAACATCAGAATAGTAAAATAGGTCTTCTTTGAGTCTTCCCGTGTTGTAGGTGCTCAGTCGGGACTTTAGCTTTCCGGTGTCGTCTACTCCGCCAGGCTTGAAGTTGTTGGACTTGGCGTACAGTTCGGTCGTCGCGATGTAGATGACCTGAGTCTGTTCTATGGGTTCGTCTTTGATCATCATTTCTTGTAAAATGAGGGCGTGTTCTCGGGTGTCCTCGAGCTCTTCTTGGATGCGTTCGGCTCGCTCCTTCTCTTGTTCCAATTGCTCCTTCAACTCTTCCTCTTCTCTATCCTTTATTGCGAGTTGACTCTCTTTGATTGTCAGTTGAGTCATTGCTTCGCTTAACTCTAGGTCCCTCAAGCGCGCCTCTCGTTGCATCTTGTTTACCAAGAATTCGTGTGTATACTCTCCATAGGCAAACATGATCTCTTCTAGATTGAGGTAGTAGTCTCTGACCAAGTCTCCATTCTCGGTTTGAAGACGCATCACGGCCTTCTTGAATTCGCGCAGCTCCAAACAAAGCCACCGCTTTTGATCGACCTGTTTCGGAATCAATCTTGCCTCTTTTTGGACACACGGATACTCTATGGCTAAAGGATGATCGTATCCAATTTCGGTATAAGGGATATTGTTACGTATTAGCACCCTAGAAAATTTTTCTTGTTTGTCTGATAGATCTTTTCCCTGAAATCCCATCCACTCTAACAAATTTTGAGTCGCAATTATAGGTCTTTTTTCGACCACTCCAACTCCCCCCATATGGGGGGAGTTGGCCTTGGATAGCGGATACCACAAATCTTGGAACCAATCGGAGCTTAGCGATGTGGCCAAATCGGTCCCTGAGATGAAGCTGAAGATGTCGACGAGGCCGGCGTTACTTTCGTACTTGGTGGTCCAAAGCCACCTATTAATAGAATTTCTCAAGATTTTTTTATTTTTATCCTTCTTTGTTCCATTAAGCAGTTGTTCTACTCCTGGTTCTGAAAGGACCACTGCTCGTCCATCATGATATTTTAAAGTTGAGAGGTTAAAAGAACCTAATGAGTTGGGATGTTTAAAACATCCCAACTCAAAGGGAACAATAGTCTTTAATGTCCGTCTTTACCAAAGAAGTGAGGATCGGCGGGTGTACCCGCGACACGGATGGTTCTGTTTGGCCGTCTTCTAAAGAGACATTATTAGATATTGAATAATACGGCATCGTTTTCTCATAAATAAATGAATTTCGAACCAAAAGTATGGGGGCCTCACTATTGGGCCACTTTTCACTATATATCGACTTCGTACGAAGAAAACCCAACCCAAAGTATGCAAACAACCATGAAAACATTTATACAATCCATTCCAGTGTTTTTACCATGCAAGGATTGTCAAGACCACGCGTTTGAATATATTAAAAATACAAATTTGGATAAAGTTGTGCAGAGCAGAGATAGTTTGTTTGTGTTTTTCTTCGATTTCCACAACGCAGTCAACAAAAGACTAAACAAGCCACAATTTTTGCTTTCGGATGCTTTAAAAAAATATGGGATGAAAAAACCTTCGTTTAACTTTAATTTATGGTTATCAATTATATTAATATCTATAGCGGTTTTATTTTTAGTAAACAGACCTTTGTCTTCGTGAATATTTTTTATTGCTCTATCTACCTTCAAATAAAATAAAAAATTACCAAAAATGAAAAAAAAAGGTGGGATTTTAGTAATAAATAAATGGCCAATACATCAGAAGGATTACTCCGCTGCGACATGGATTTTAAAACTTGCGAAAAAAGCCGCAAGTTTAAAAAACCGGATATTGTCAACCTCGCGAAAAAATGCGACGTTGATCCACTTCTTCCAAATGGAAAAGAAAAAACACGTAAAGTAATATGCGAAGAAATTGTTCTTCAAAATTTAAAAAATACTTCGTCATCTTCGTCTAGCAGTGAAGATGACGAAGACTATGACTCTTTATGTCAAATTACCGAAAAAAAATGTATGTCTTTAGACAAAACTGATTTAAGAGCATTGGGAGAACATTGTGATATCAATGTTTTGACTCCAAAAGGACGACTGCAATCTCCCGCTAAAATCTGTAAAAGCCTTGCAAACAAAGATATCAATCTTAAAAAAAAAGATCTTGTTAAATTATCAATTGGTTTAGGAGGATCTGAAGAAAAAATCAAAGCAATGGACAAAGACCAACTTAAAAATTTCATTTTTAAAGAAAGAAAACGTTCCTCTGCTAGCCCCAAACGCAAGTCTAGATCTCCAAAGAGGTCTGCTAGCCCCAAACGCAAGTCTGGATCTCCAGAGAGGTCTGCTAGCCCCAAACGCAAGTCTAGATCTCCAAAGAGGTCTGCTAGCCCAAAACGCAAGTCTAGATCTCCAAAGAGGTCTGCTAGCCCCAAACGCAAGTCTAGATCTCCAAAGAGGTCTGCTGGTCCTTCTCGAAAAATGTATCGAGAATCAGACTTATTAATCAAAAAGGTGGTCGAATTAAAAGAGATGGCAAAAAAAGAAGGATTAAAAAAATGGAATGGCAAAACTCCTACAAAGATGGTTAAGAAAGATTTTGTTGATTTTTTGATATTTACTTTTTCTGGAGGAAACATACCGGTTTCAACATCACCAATTAAACCGGCCACAAAATTAAACAGATCAGAACTACAACTAATGAAACTAATTGAACTAAAACCATTGGCTCTATCCTACGGATTGAAAAAATTTAAGGATAAAACACCCTCGCAACTTCGCAAAGGAGAACTAATTGATTATATAATTTCTGTTCAACAACGTTCTCCTTCCTCTAGTCCTCCCAGACGACGTTCTCCAAGTCCTCCCAGACGACGTTCTCCAAGTCCTCCCAGACGACGTTCTCCAAGTCCTTCAGACGACGTTCTCCAAGTCCTCCCAGACGACGTTCTCCAAGTCCTCCCAGACGTTCTCCAAGTCCTCCCAGACGTTCTCCAAGTCTCCCAGACGTTCGCGGCCAATAAAAAAGAGTCGTCCTGAGCAAAAACCGATATACAAATCAAAAGATATAATAACAGATGATGAGTCATCTTCAGACGACTCGCGTAAACCGTCTCCTGTACCATCGCGTAAACCGTCTCCTAAACCATCGCGTAAACCGTCTCCTAAACCATCGCGTAAACCGTCTCCTAAACCATCGCGTAAACCGTCTCCTGTACCATCGCGTAAACCGTCTCCTGTACCATCGCGTAAACCGTCTCCTGTACCATCGCGTAAACCGTCTCCTGCACCATCGCGTAAACCGTCTCCTGCACCACGCCCTTCAACTTTTCCAGATATGCCTATATATGGAGGTTCAAATCCAGATAAAAAATTGGAAAAATTGGCGTTAAAAATGGATCATAAAGTAATACAAGTTAAAAAAGATGGAAATTGCTTGTTTAGAGCTGTAAGCAAGTCTTTGAGTTTAAATTATGAAATAAAAATTTCACACAGAGAATTGAGAAAAAATGTTATTACTTACCTTAACAACGATAGAACATTTTTAACCGATTACTTGGAATGGTTGCACCCTAACTTAACACAACAACAATATTTATTAAATATGGCGCAAGATGGAGAATGGGGGGATTTAATTTGTGTGTTGTCTTTGAGCGAAATTTTGAAAGTTCAATTTAACATCTTAAATTTAAGTTTTAAAAACTTTATCAAAGTTGGAAAAGCTTATTCTAAATTATTACCTTTAGGATTTATAGATGAATATCATTACACAGCTTTGGTTCCCGCATTATTAGAAACTCAAGTGAAACCATCGGTTCCTCAAGTGAAACCATCGGTTGTTCCTCAAGTGAAACCATCGGTTGTTCCTCAAGTGAAACCATCGGTTGTTCCTCAAGTGAAACCATGGGTTGTTCCTCAAGTGAAACCGCCATCAGCCACGCCTTCAATTGTCCCGGAGTTGCCTCCTCCAGTTTTTCCACCCGTAAAACAATTGTCATCTGTTAACGAACTGTTGGAAATAATGGATACAGTAAAGCCTTATGTTTATGATGATATTTCTCAATTGAGAAAAGCAGAGCGTGAAATTATGGTAAGTTTGGGTATGTAATAAAAATGAAAAATTTAATCCTATTTTAGGATTAAAAATAAATATGTTACAGCAAACCTTAAAAATTGTTATCGAAACTAAAGTGTTGGAGTTGGTTGATTTCATTTTGGCGAAACATCCAAACGTTCCAAAGGCTGAAATAATGAGAAAAGTTAAAATGTTAAATTTGATGGTTTCGTCTCCCCTTCGTTCAAATCGTTTGTTGAAAAATTTATCCGAAAAAAAGAAATATTGAAGGTTTCAAAAAATCAAAACGGAAATTATATCGTTCAAATTGATGAAGATGAAAAATTAGTTTTGGATTTATCCACCAAATTAATTATCGGCTTTGAAACCGAAAAAGGAGATGTTGAACCCTTAACTAAAAGTCTAATTGAAATTTGTCATAAATACAAATTAAAGTACGTAATGCCTCTAAATTTGTGTGCAAATTTGCATACAAATTTGGAACCGTTTTCTGGGTCTGGGGAGTATAAAACATTAGAGGAAGAGTTAGGGTTGGAGAAGGCGTGTGATTATAGCGAAGAGGAGAGTGGGAACGAAGAGGAATGAAAATTTAATTTTGCAATTAATAAATGCTTCTTGAACGCAAAATCGGAGATCTAACTCTTTGGGAATTTGTTATTGCCATGATTATAATTAATCTGTTGGTAGGCATTCTCCTCAACTTTATTAGCAGCAAATGAACAACAGTTGTGTTTGTTTTTAATTTACGGTCGTAAATTAAAAACAATAAATGAAATACGCAGACTTTCGTCTTCTTTTGTCAACGCTTCCAACCACAGACTGTGTAATTGGTCCAGATATATCTATCTACATTTCGTCCCGACAAATACATTTTAAGAACGATAAATCGTTTAAAACCAACTTAAAACGATTTATAATTTTCCCAATTAAAATTTATGGAGAAAAAGAGTATAAACATTTGAATGTTGGTGTATTGGATAACATGACCAAGGTGCTGACAAGATTTGAGCCGTTTGGCAATTATTATCAAGGAGTGGTTGATAATTTGTTGGAAAGTTTTTTTTACAAATTAATGGAAAGAGGTTACATATACTTTATAAAGTATGCGGTATCTTACTCTTTGAAACCGCAGCAGTTAAATAATTGCGGGTACTATTGTTTTCAATTTTTAAAAGCTACGGTGGCCAAAAGTTTGCGCTAAATTCGTATGGGTATTTTGTTTGAAAGTAGTGGGATGATTGTGTTTTGTAGCCATTTTTTGAAAATAAAAATGAAAAATGTTTCTGGAAGGGGTAATTGAAAAATGTGTGTGTAGTGTACAAATGTTAGCTTAGGGTTGCGAAGTTTGATATGTAATGCACACAAAATGTTTTGATACCAAACCGTTGCGAGTTTGAGTTTTCGAGTCTCCGATCCCCGAACTCCGAATCGACGATCGATTCGGGGATAACGAATAAGAGATCTTGAACACATAACCACAGATCTTCTTTGTGAGAGCGTTTGGTTATAATAAGTCTGACATTGTTTCTTTCTAAAAATAGATCGGCCATTTATTAATCCATTCACTTGAAACGGCGGGGTTAAAGCAAGCTCTCTTAGTTAATAAATGGATCAAAGAATAATTTCAACAAGTTTGGCCATTATCTTGGCGTTAGCGTTGTTTCCGCGAAAGGCTCATGAAGAAGCAAGGTAGAAATACATGATGTGTTAGTTTTAGTATGGTTAGGGTATTCGCTATATTATAAAGATTATTTGGTGATGTTAATTTGTATCGTAATTTTATTGACATCTTCTAAATGGGTTGTTGAAAAATAAAATGAAAAACAGTGTGGTTAAAAATATTAAATAAAAATGACGACCGGTGAATTGAAATATTATCAAAACTATCTCAAAGAAGAAGAATTTGAAGAAACTATTCTAATACACCCCAAATTTCTGGATTCAAAAATAAAGGACAACATAAAAATTATTTTGCAACAAAAATACCCAATTTGCTTTAAAAATAAAGGGTACGTTTTCAACATAAAAAACGTAAAAATCTTCGATAATGTTTTGGACATAACTCCACTAGGTCAAATTAAATGTAGGGTGAGTTTTGTTCTGACTTTATATCAACCGCAAGTGGGTCATGTTTTCCAGTCAAACTTATTGAAAAAAAGTCCGGTTGGAGAAAAATATTGGGTTGAAATTAAACCCTTGACCATTTTTATTAATAATACATTGGGTAAGGTCGAAAACGACCAAGTAGATGTGATTATCACAAATGTCAAGACAGACAACACCTTATGTTTTGGATCAGTTCAAAATTAAAAACAACTTAATTTACCAAATAATAAATGCCTAGGGATAAAAAACAGTATCATCGTGCCACTTCAGATGTGGAAGAAGAAGACCAAATTAGTGGAGAAGAAGAAGTAGAAGAAGAAGTAGAAGTGAAAGTAGAAAGTGTGGATAAAAGTGTAGAAGAGAGGCGAAAAATTTTGAAGGAAATTATTTTAAAGAGAACATTACTGTTAAAACAGCAAAGAGAGAGACAGAAAATGATGCACAAACAATAGAGCCGGACTTTGGTTGTATTTTGGGGTCGGGAATTAAATTTTGAAAATGCAGTTAATAAATGTATTACAGAGACCAGTACGGCAATGTAGTTGAATATTCCCAAGAGGGAATGGGAATGTATTCGAATTCTATTCATCCAGGAGGAGTTGGATATCATCCTTTAACAAGAGAAGATTTCAGCATGCAAGATATTAAATCTTGGTTCGAAAAATATAAAATGTGGTTCCTTTACGCACTTCTTATCATAATTTTGTTCATGGTCATTATGTGGTGGAATAAGAACCGAAAGAAGTCGGCCGCTTCAAGTGTTTTCTACTAATTTTTCAATTCGTATTTTAATGCTTTAAAGCATTAAAATACATCTTAACCAAAAGGTCGGGTTAACTATCTTTCCGTTTCGAACAAAAAATGAAAAAAATGGGATATTTTTATCCAATAAATAAAAATGTTGCTAGAACAATATCCAAAATCTGTTCCAAAAGAACAAAAAGAGACATATTCGCGTCCCGAATGCAAGATTGCGAAATCGGCTATCCAAACCAATCCGCGATACAAAAACTTTACGCAAATGTACTATACCGTAGGAGACGCAGAACAATTTTGGGAAGCGCGGATGTGGAAACACGCAGAGCAACCTCCAAACGCGGAGCGCCCTCCAAACGCGGAGCGCCATGTTAACATTTTTGAAAATAAAGAGATTTTTATCCCTTTCGAAGGGTATAAAAATTTATCTGAAGCTCAAGTAGAAAACACTTTCAACTATATATTCAACAAATTCAAGAAAGGGATATACCTGAAGATTAAAGATAACGAGTTGGTGTCTTTTATCCCATTTTCAAAAGCGTCATATACGAATGAATGGTCGAATCTTATAAAAATTGATCCAAAATATAAAGACTTGCTATCCTTCTTCAGGGTTCATCACGAAACCGCGAACCGACTTAACGGCACTAACTACGGCTTTAGACCGGAAAAGATACAATTGGACCCGTCTTTTTGGTATGCCAACAATTGCATCTTGCGCTACGAAAACCCCATAAACGAGGATGGAAACAATTGCGCCCAGATAAAGTCGATGTTCCGCGAATTGTGCGCGCTGCGCCAAGTGCCGGACGTGGAGTTGTTCGTGAACAAGCGCGACTTCCCCATATTGAGGCGCGACAAGACGGAGCCGTACGACCAGATCTTCGGGGACGACGTTCCGCTGAAGTCGCACAATTTCGACAAGTTCGCGCCCATCCTGAGCATGTGCGCGTCGGACAAATTCGCAGATATCACGATCCCCACGCACGAGGACTGGGCGCGAATTAAATCCAAAGAGGGAGAGTACTTTCCCTGGAAGTGCAAAAACTATAATTTCCGGTTCAACCTTAATTGGGGTTCAAAAAAAAACATGGCTGTATTTAGAGGTTCTAATACAGGGTGTGGGTGGAACTCTTCAAATAATATGAGGTTAAAGTTGGCCGAAATGAGTCTCCGATACCCGAGATTGTTGGATTGTGGGATTACGAATTGGAATTTGAGAGTTCGCAAAAATAAAGCTTCTCCTTACTTGCAGATCCCGGATGTTGGAGGGCTAAAACTGGTGAACAAATTGACGCCCGAGGAACAAAGCGGCTATAAATACTTGATCAACATCGACGGCCATGTTTCGGCGTTTAGGTTGTCTTTGGAGTTGAGTATGGGATGTTGCATTTTGCTGGTTGAAAGCAAGTGGAAGATGTGGTTTTCGAATTGGTTGGAACCGTATGTGCATTATGTGCCCATAAAGTCCGATTTATCGGACTTGGTCGAGAAAATGGAGTGGTGTGTGTCACATGACTCTGAGTGTCAAAAGATGGCGGACGAGGCGTTGCGTTTTTACGATCGATATTTGAGTAAGAAGGGTGTGTTAGATTATCTGCAGGAAACGTTGGCGAAAATCGACGAGCTGTACGGCCCCATAAAAAGTGTTGTTGACCCCCTCATTTTCCAATCCGAAGTTGAACATTTCGAACTTACTAACGTAAAACCAGATACTTACAAATTAACAGGAACATTCCCAAAAAACGTGGGAAGAAATTATGGCGTTCTTAAAGGCCTCGAAAATTTTATCACACAATCTCTTAGACCAGAAAACCAAATTACTCTCACCGGAGTCGAAGCCACTCTTTTCAAAAGTAAAACCACCAGAGTCGTATTATATCAAATTGGTGCAGAATACGTTGTCGCCAAAAAAACATACGAACGCGTTAAAAAGCTGGAATTCATCCACGAAGCTTTTATAGGAAAAAAGGTCATCAATAATCTTCTTAAATTGTGCCCAAATTTTATTTTTACGCTTGCCTATAGAGATGAGCCTTATTCGTCTCACATCATCTTCGAGTCTTCGGGCGAGGCAAAGAGTCCAAAAGACACAACCGTTTTACAAGAGTTTGTGGATGGGCCAACTCTTCAGAGATTTTTGTCGAATTGCACGTTTAAAAGTTATCTGGAAATTATTCTGCAACTATCTTGTGCTTTAATAGTAGCTCAGGACAGTTATGGGTTTGTTCATCATGATTTAAAACCATGGAATATAATGGTAAATATTTTACCCGAGCCTATTATTGTAGACTATGCCATGCCACAACAAAAAGTCTACCGAATCAAAACTAGATATATTCCCATTATCATCGACTACGGAAAAAGCCATGTTATATACAACAACATACATTATGGTTTTGTAGACCCTTTTTGCACAAATATGTATAGCGATTTTATAGAAATGTTGGTTTCTACTTTGAACGAGTTGTTAATAAAAAATTCAGAAAACAGGGACACAGCAGACCTTATTCTACTGGGAAATTTCATTTCCAAAGACAGGCTTGCCAACGTACAAGACCTGAAGACGTGGGTGCACAAGAATAAAAAGTTCGGGACAAAACGAGAAACATCGTTCAAATCTTTCTCGATCAACGATTTCTTAAAGTACATTATACCTTTGAGAAACAAATATAAGATTGGGTTTGGTAATGTGGAAAGCGCGTCTGGGGGATGGATATCCAACTCTCGCCAGATCACGGACATGGGTTTTGGGATTGAAGAGGAGCAAAAAATCGCCTCTTATTTCGAAGTTTGCCGACGCATATACAAAAACCCTCTGCCTCAAGCTACAAACAAATTTACCACGGTTATGATTGCGCAAAAATTATATCAAGCACTTATCGCACCTAAAATTGAATTCATGGAACAATACAGCCATCTGATAGAAAAAAATAAAACGGTTGAATCTGTCGTTAAAGAATTTAATAAAACCGAGAAGTTTGTGGTAGATTTTTATACTGAGCAAATAAAAATGAAGAAGAGCGAGAAGTTCGCGATTCCGTATTACCCGTCCCTTTTGAAGTTTGAGATAAAGCCGAGCAGGAGCTTATTTTTGGATAATACGATAGATAATCTTCTGAAAACAGAGCTGGACAAGTATCCCGACAATCTGCCGGATTATGCCCATTACAAGCTCCTTGTGTCCGAAGTCCTAAGAAACAGGGGGCCTTTTGAACTCAGCGCGGAAGACAGAGAGCTGTACATTGAAAACTTTAAGCCTTTGTACAATGCCGAATATACTGCAAAAGTTGCCAATTTGGAGACCATCAGATTTTTTAAACAACTATAAAATTAAACCCTTATTTTAATGCTTTTTAAGCATTAAAATAATTAATTAAAAAAATTCGAAGATACACATAATTTAATGTTTTCCGGAGCCATAAATGTTTGAAAGTTTGTGAGATGCGGAGGTTGTAGTAGTTCTATAGAGGAAAGAGTGTCAAAATCGCACTGTTTTCCCCAGTTTTTAATTATTTGTTCTTGGATTCGGGCGATTTCGTCGATGAACATGAACCAAAATTCGTAAATAATTTTTTGATGCGACGGTATTGTTTTGTAGTCAAGAGCGTTAAGTTTGTTGTATGTTAGGTTTATTTTGCGCAAGTTTTTTTTGCTGCTTTAATTGATGTTTGAGCAATGCAAAAAGTACAAATTTTTGCAGTTTCCCAAACCTCTTCGATCACCACTTCGGTTTGATACTGATCACAAGGAGTTTGGACAAGAGTGTTACAAAGCTGTGTGAGATCAGCAGTTTGCATTTTTTCTTGAGCATTCTATTAGGTCTTTATTAAGATTAAAAAAGTTGTGTGTGTTTTTATTTTTATTTTAAAATCAGCCGAAATATTGCTACTAATAAATTAAACATGTCTATGTCTTCATCTAATATAACCTCCGGGTTCATTGATATCGCCACTTTTGACGAAATCGAAAAATATATGTACGGCGGACCAACCGCCACTGCATACTTTGTTAGAGAAATTAGAAAATCCACTTGGTTCACACAAGTTCCAGTGCCTCTTTCACGAAACACTGGAAACGCCGCGTTCGGACAAGAATGGTCAGTCTCTATTTCTCGCGCCGGAGACTATTTACTGCAAACATGGCTCCGAGTTCAACTCCCAGCAGTTACTCTCTTGCAAACAGCACCACCCGCTTATCGCATCAGATGGACCAAAAACTTTATGCACAATCTCATCCGCGAAGCCACCATCACATTCAACGATCTAGTCGCTGCGCGATTTGACAACTACCATCTTGATTTCTGGTCTTCTTTCACCGTTGTCGCCAGCAAACGCAACGGTTACGACAACATGATTGGAAACATCTCTTCTTTGATCAATCCTGTAGCTCCTGGAGGGTCTTTGGCCTCGGTTAACTTGAATCTCCCCCTCCCATTCTTCTTCTCGCGCGACACAGGTGTCGCTCTTCCTACAGCTGCCCTTCCATACAACGAGATGCAAATCAACTTCAACTTCCGCGACTGGACCGAACTGCTGTTGATGAACGACACCTCGATCGTAGCGGGCAACTCCGTTGTGCCAATCGTGGTCGGAACTCATATTGCCTCCGCCCCGGTACTCGGCCAAGTGCAGGTTTGGGCCAACTACGCCATTGTGTCGAACGAAGAGCGTCGGCGAATGGGCTGCGCGATCCGCGACATCTTGATCGAGCAGGTACAGACAGCCCCTCGCCAAACCTTTGCCCCAACGACCAACCCCAACCCGTCGTTCGACATCCGGTTCTCGCACGCGATCAAGGCGTTGTTCTTCGCGGTGCGCAACAGAACCAATACCGCGGAATGGTCCAATTACGCGACCAGCTCGCCAGTCGTCACGGGCACCTCTGTCAACTACACTCCTGCAGGATCGTTCGACCCTATTGCCAACACGACCCTTATTTACGAAAATACCAACCGTTTAGGATCTATGGGCTCAGACTTCTTTTCGCTAGTTAATCCATTCTATCATGCTCCGGCAATCCCCTCGGATATTGGCTACCATTTGTATTCCTACTCGTTACACTTTTTCGACATTGATCCCATGGGATCCACCAATTACGGCAAACTGACCAACGTTTCTATTGTACCTTCTGCTAGTTCTGCTGCTATTACCGCAGCTGCTGGTGGAGGTGCTGCAGGACAGGGCGCCGATTTCGCACAACTGTTCGAATTCGTCATCACTGTTCTCAACAATAACATTGTCAGAATTTCTGGCGGAGCATTGGGCTTTCCTGTTTTGTAAGGTGGGGGTGGTTGGGGTGGTGGTGGTTTTTCACTCTTTACCTTATTTTCCCAATTCGTCTGTTGTTTTTATTCCCGAATGGGAATAAAAATGAAATTTAAAAGGATATTTTATTCTTTCAAATAAAATGGGAAAATACGAGAATTATGTTGCATATTTGCAGAGCAATAGTTATACAACCAAGACCACGTTGAGCGAATTTGAAACATCTAAAAAAATTACGTTCGAATGTCAAAACGGTCACTTAACAACTTTAAGCGCGGGTTCGTTTGCGAACAAAAAAGCTAAAAAGGTTAATATGTGTTCAGGTTGCAACCATATTGCGGACAATCAAGCAGTGTTCGAAGAACGCAAAACCACTATATTCAATTCCACCGGGCATATTCTTCTGTCTTTAGATGGGAAAAAGGCCGAATACAAATGTGGGACGTGCGGCGAGATCAGACAGACCGACTGCGGTAATCTTCTAAAGCCAACTACGACAGCGTTTTGTGGAAGTTGTATTCCTAAAAACAAAAAAACGGAAGACTCAATTCGTAAACAATTTGAACAATTAAAAATAGATCTTGATATTCCATCAGATTATACAATTATCGAATACGAAAACAATAAAAATGTTACGTTCCGGTGCGACCAACAACATACTTTCAAAACTAGTTACTTTGATTTGAAACGCGGACGAAGATGCCCCATTTGCGCCAAATCAAGAAGAGAACAAACCAATATCAAAAAATATGGCGCTTCTAATCCTTTTTCTAACGATGAAATTAAAGACAAAATTAAACAAACATGTCTAACCAAATATGGCAAAACTCACCACATGCAAGTAGACACAATTCGAAAAAAAGCCGAAGAAACTAATCTTCAAAAAATTGGAGTTAAATATGCTTTTCATACTCCTTCTTCGTTCGAAAAAATTAGAAAAACTTGTTTATTACGATATGGTGCCGAATTTCCTTTGCAAAGCATTTTTATTCAGTCTAAAGTTACTCAAACATGGTTAAATAAGATAGGGGGCAATAGACCCATGTGCAATCAACAATTTTGGAAAAATTGTTTGATGGGTAAGTATGGTGTCGACCACTACTCGAAGACGGACCAATTCAAGATCGACTACGCGAATACGTGTTTGGGTAAGTATGGTGTCGACCACTACTCGAAGACGGACCAATTCAAGATCGACTACGCGAATACGTGTTTGGGTAAGTATGGTGTCGACCATCCTATGAAGTTGAGAGAAGTGTTTGAAAGAGCTACTCGAAATTCGTTTTGTAGGAAGCCGTTTGTGTACCCGTCTGGGAGGATTGACCTTATTTTGGGTTACGAGGGTGTGGCGATAAAAGAGTTGTTGGAGACCTATAAAGAGGAGGATATTATAACGAGTGTGTGGTGTATTCCGACGTTTAAGTATAAAAGAGTATCGAGTGTTTTGAGACCGATGTCTGAGGATACTTTCGCGATGTCTGTATATTACCCGGATATATTGTTGCCGGATAAGATAATTGAGGTGAAAAGTTTGTATTTATACAATCGGGATTCTCGAAACGTGTGTCGTAAGATGATGGCGGTTGCTAAAGAGGGTTATTGCGGTGAATTGTGGGTTTATAAAAATGAGAAGACGGTCCAATTCAGGAAATCTTACCGATTGGTAAACGGAGAAATTGTTATCCGGCAACCATAACTTTCTGCCTTTGTTTTTATTCCTTGAATAAGGAATAAAAACTCCAGATATATAAAATGTTAACGTCCAAAAAGATTGGCATAAAACACCACAACCAAAAACAGGAGGAATTGTGGAGTGGAATTTGATTTTTTTAAGTTAAATTAATCTTAAAATAAATAATTCATCATGAACCAGGACAATTACTATGGACCACGAGATAACTCGTTTAAAAATTTTTTAATAAATATTTTTAAACTTATGGACATCAGCGACCAATTCTTAAACCAATATATCACCGAGGAAAGTATGAAGCTTTTTAATGTGGCATTTACGTCGTCTACGGTGAATGAGCAGCATAATTACGAGCCATTTGAGCAAATGGGCGATTCAACGATAGGCAAGTTTATAGTGTGGAGTTCCTACGAAAAGTTCCCGCAGCTGCGCGGAAAGCCGGAGGCGGTGGAGATAATAGCCAGGATGAAAATAATTCTGGGATCCAAAAACAATTTGTCTCAGATCGCGGAAGATCTGGGGATGTGGAAGTTTATTTCGGCTTCGGAGGAATACAGACACCGATCCAAGAAAAAGCTGCTTGAGGACGTCTTCGAGGCTTTGATTGGAGCGGTCGAATACGTCATCTATTACTACTCGGACTCCAACCGCTCACAGCCGGGATTGGCGTATTTGATGGTTTACACCTTGCTGTCGAAACTGTTTGAACCGTATACTTTGAGCATAAACTATAATATTTTGGTTGATTCGAAAAATAGGCTCAAAGGTGTGTTTGATCAATACAAAGATCAATTAGGGTCTGAAGCGGTGTATGTGTCGGAGCGCATTTTAAAATACGACAAAAATATCTTCATCACAAAAGTATACGATCAACATAAAAATTTCTTGGGTGAAGGTGCTGCAGCTCTTAAAAAAGATGCTGAAAAGAAAGCTGCTGAAATGGCTATAATGACTCTTGAGCGAAAAGGGTTTAAAAAAATTATTCCAGACTTGTACGAAAAACTATAACCTCTAGCACGTGGATTCATCGCGAAATACGATACTGTTTTCTAAAACAATAGGGTTAAATTTGAATGTGAGAATTATTAATAAGAACAAAAATCTATTGCTGATCGAACAATTGTTCAACGAAGTGCCTTATTTGAACAAAGAAGACTTAAAAGACGTTCTGAAGATATGTATTGATTCAAATACAATCGCGTGTGAAGATTTAATTTGTTTTATGGCTAATTTGTATCCGAATCGACCAAAATTGTCAAAAACGGTGTTATTGGAATTGTTAGGGTTGTATGATCAGTCTGAGGTTGACTGGAATTTGTTGGGTGTGCATTTTCGGTTGAAAAAAAATGAAAAAAGAGGGCTCTCCAAACGTTAAAATAAAGATGTCAGATAGAGAAGAGTTGTGTGATATTTTGGGTCGATATTTTTCAAAAAGTAAAAATATCCAATATGTTCTAAATAAAACTAGTGGTCCGGACCAACATAAAAAAATATATGAACTTATGTGTATGCTACACCAAACGAAAGATTTGTCTCGTGTCTTACCTCATTTGAAGACCAATCAGCTAATTTGGAAAAAAGAAGTGTTCGAGGAAGAAATTGCAAAAGAAGAAGAGGAAAATAATTTTATGGTGTCTCCTTACGAAATATCGGAAGGCGTTCTAGAATGTCGAAAGTGTGGGTGCAAACAAATTTTCTCCTTTTCGAAACAAACCAGATCCGCCGACGAACCCACCACCGTTTTCGCACTGTGCAGCAAATGCGGACACAAATGGTGCGAAGGTTCTTAAATTTTAATCCTTGATAGGAGGATTAAAAATTAAATAGACACGTCGTCCATCAAAAAAGTGAAGCGATTATCGAAGGTTATCAACTATCAAAAGTAGATGTTTGAAGGTTAATGTTTTTTAAAGCATTAAAAATAAAATGAAAAAATTCTTCTTCCAAAATTAGATAATAAACATGACCACTTCCAATTTATCTATCGATCTGTCAAGGAATGAACTATTCGACGAATTAGGTCTTTTGAGACTTAAATCGTCTTACATGAAACCAGAAGAAAAAACGCCTCAAGATCGATTTGTTTTTATCGCCACTAGTTTTTGCAACAACGATTTGGCCCTTGCTCAACGTTTATATGACTACATCTCGAAACATTGGCTTAGCCCCAGCTCTCCGCAACTTAGTTTCGGTAGAACTAAACAAGGGTTGCCTATCGCGTGCTTTTTGCCATATTTGCCCGATACAACTCGTGGTTTGATTGACACTTGGGCCGAAGTAAGCGAATTAAGTGTAATTGGAGGAGGTATAGGTATTGGAGTTGGGATAAGACAACCCGACGAAAAGTCGGTTGGAATCATACCACATCTACGTACTTACGACGCCAGTTGCACTGCATACAAACAGGGACAAACGAGACGAGGATCTTATGCAGCGTATTTGGATATAACTCATCCTGAAATTAAAACTTTTCTAAATACTCGTCGAGTTAGTGGAGACTATAATTTTAAACTGATGAATATCCATAACGGAATTAATATTCCCGACAATTTTATGAAAAAAATATGGTTTATTTCGCTTATGACTCCGATTTTAAAAACAAAAGATTGTGTTCGACTAACTGATGTTATAAATGAGCTAAAAAATTCTGATTATTTCAAAAACGACGAATTTTTGGATCTCTTAACCATTGAAAATTTACAACATTATATAAACGAGACAAATAAGTTTGATTTGGTGGATCCGCATACAAAAAAGGTAACCGAGACCGTTAGTGCGACGGAATTGTGGGAGACGATCATTATAACCAGAGCGGAGGTGGGGGAGCCGTTCCTGCACTTTGTCGACACTTCCAACAAAGCGTTGCCAGATTTTCAGAAGAAGCTGGGGCTGAGCATCAAGCAAAGCAATCTGTGTTCGGAGATCAGTTTGCCTACGGACGAAAATAGAACTGCCGTGTGTTGTTTGGCTTCTTTGAACCTAAACTACTTTGATGAATGGTCTAAGGACGACCAATTTTACCTGGACGTGGTAACGTATTTAGACAATGTGTTGCAGTACTTTATAGACAACGCCCCTAAAACGGTGAAACGGGCAATATACTCGGCCTCGCAAGAAAGAGCCATTGGCGTTGGAGCCTTGGGCTTTCATTCGTATCTGCAGTCGAAACAAATCGCGATCGAAAGCATGGAAGCGTACAATCTCAACAATAAAATTTTTAAACAAATATCCACATACCTCCTCGCAGCCAACCTCAAGCTGGGCTCTTTGCGCGGAGAAGCTCCCGATTGTATTGGAACTGGTAGACGATTCAGCCACACAATGGCTATCGCTCCTAACGCAACCAGTTCAATTATAATGGGAAACACAAGTCCTAGCTGCGAGCCTTTTAGAGCAAATGTGTACAAGCAAGATACTCTGTCGGGGTCTCATATCAATATAAATAAGCACTTGAATAAAATATTGAACGAAAGAATAAAAGACCCCGAAACGTTGAGAGATGTAATAAGCAGCATTAAAGGCAATGACGGATCTGTGCAGCATTTAGATGTGTTAACAGACCATGAAAAAAAGGTTTTCAAAACATGGCCAGAAATCAACCAAATGTCTTTGATCAGGTTAGCTGCGGCCAGGCAAAAATATATCGACCAAGCTCAATCAACCAGTCTATTCTTTAGTCCTACTTCCACCAAATTGCACGTGCACAATGTTCATCTCGAAGCTTGGAAATCCGGCCTCAAAACACTTTATTATTATCGTTCCACCAAAATAATAAACGTGGATAAAATTAACCATAAAATAATCAAAGAAGATGATAATGAGTGTACATTTTGTGAGGGGTAATGTGTGGGGAAATTTTTTAAGTTCGACCGAACTTAAAAAAATTAAATTGATTAGGCAACCCTTTGAATGGTCAAAGTGCAGACGTTGTCGGGAGAGGCAGGATCCAAAGTTATTGTTGCGGTGCTCGTTGCTGCAACAGAAAATGCAAAGGAAGAAGTCGCCGCTACCGAAACAAAGGCGGTCAGATGGACGGGGGTTGTGATGGCTGGTGGGCCCTGGTAAAAGTTCAACGTTTTGACAACCCCGAACGAAGTAGACGTGCCTTCGTTCAAGAACTGGAAATTGATGTTCGCGTCTCCCAGCGAACTCGCGCTGGACGCCACGAACGTGAGAATGTAATAGGTCGTGTATGGGAACGAGTTCGTTATTGTCGCGATTCCGGTAGAAGCTAGCGCGAGCGTTGTGCCCAAGTTAGGCCAGTTAACCGGACCAATATTTGTGTTGCCTGTGGAAAAAACCTTCGATGTTGTAGCTGCAATAGACAAAGAGGCAGTGGCCTTGTAAATGTTTGCGCCGAGTTGCATTGAGTTCACAATTCGGGTGCTGGGCCAAAGAGTAGTCGTGCTAGGAGGGTTAATCGGATTGGTGTCGACAGAATACGTGGAATCGACAGTTTGCCCCGAATCGGCTCCGGAACCAAAAATTGCGATATGTCCACTAACCGCAGAAGGCTTTTTGGACTGAAAAGCTCCATCCGTATATGATTTATTTACCAAGTCATTTGCGTTAATAGGAGCGACTGGTTGCGAAATAGCACCGCTCATAGTTCCGCCGCTTAAAGGCAAAAAAGGCCCTCCGGAGATTAGTCCGTCGACATATGCTTTGTTTGTCAGATCTTGTGGATTTACCGGAGACTGGGCTTGGATAATTTTGGCGGGCGCAGTTAAAGTCAGATTGCCGGTCAAAGTGCCTCCTGTTAGAGGCAAGCCGGATCCGCCTCCTCCTGAAGACGCGATTAATTTCGCAATAGGATCATAAACCTTAAATTCAGACATTTATTTGCTGCAAAATATGAAAACTTTAATAAATAAAAGGTACAGTCAACCTACATAATAAGTAAGATTATAGAAAAAAGTATGAATGAATTTGTTGTGAATGTGAACTTTGCCATTGCGATCAAAGATGAGTATTTTGTGCATTTATTATCGCGAAGCAACAGCAAATGGTTTTGTCACGACTGTTCCGGACAACTTTGCAGCTCCACTATATTGGTCCAATTGGACACTGGTCTGAGGATGATTCGAATAGAGGAATTGTAACCCCTACTCTTTTTTCCTTCGTTTGTCGTCCTGAAGAGATTTCAGGTGCATTTTGGAAAACTCGTGCCATATAATTTGTAATTTGGGATCTATTTTTTCAATATCATAGAAAGGTTCTTTTGGATCATAAATATCTGTTTGTTGTTTGTTAAAGACGATAAGAAGGGAGTACAATTTTTCTTTGCCTTCGAGTGAGAAATTGTTGTTGATTGTCGTAATAAGCCACACCTTTTCATCATGTGTCAGATTGGGGCGTTTATCGGCGAGTCGCGAAAGAGAGTCGAATAACATGTAGGAAGCCATTTATTAAATAATTTATTCTTAATATAAATACGCGTTTTAAGCTCTAGCACGAGCTTAAAAACCAAGTTTTGAGAGGCGTTTATTTATTAAATTGCCCAATTTAATAAATGACACTCGAAGACGAAGTGAAACAATTAATGTACTACAGGGACAAAATCAAAGAATACAAACACGTCGAAGAAATGACTCGAAATAAGATCATAGAATACCTCAAAAACCATGGACAAGACGGCGTCATCTTTAAACACAAAAATAGACATATTACTTTGATGGTTGAAACCACACAGTTAAAGAAAGGGGTTACTTTAAAAGAAAGGGAGAAAAAGGTTCACAATATCTTATACAACGCCGGAATTACAGACGTTGACAATACCGCCCACGAAATTATACAGAGCTTGAAATCGCTCTCCATCGTTGAAGACAAATCTAAAGATAAACTTAAAGTTAAAACTACAAAAAAATAAGACTAAAATTGAATTTAGAATTGAAAATAAATTTTATTTGATAAAAAGAAAGATGTCATCAAAATTTGTTCGAATACTTATTAAAGGATTGGCTGTTGCCGCTAGCTGTGTGGCAACTGTCCTGGCGCCTCTATCTCTCCCCATTTTCGTTGTTGCGGCCGCAACAACGAAACAGGCGTCCTATTTACTTTGCCCATTCATAATTATCGAGTTGAAGACGATTATAACTTTTATCGTCGAAAGCTAACGCAAAATGGCATTATCTTATCCACCTTTGTTACGCTGTCGAGCCTGTCACGGCGAACATCTTTACCCCTAATTCGTCTGTGGTCATTGAACGCCTGTCTACACAATAAAGAGATCAAATGTTTATTAAAGATAAATTCGTCCACGATTAAAAATATTAATGATTAGAGAATGCTTTGGTAGATAATAAATGACTTCAATTGTTAATGGGTTTACCAAGCAAACTTCTACAAGAACCGCATATGATAATGGTCAACCATGTTCATGTTTCACTTGCGCTTTTACCACAACGTATCGCGAGTGTGGGAAGACGGATAACAAAGAGGACTGGGAATTCGGGCACGAGGCGTGCTGCTTCACCTGTCCCAACAAACGGCAGTGCGCCAAGCCGGACAAAGAGGAGTGCGTAATCGGCGCCGATTCGCACAAGCGCGATCCTCTGACTCGGGTCACTTGGAACGGGCGCGGGCCCAATCTGCAATGTATTTATGACGCCTCCAAAATCAACACGATGGGGCAGATTGACAACTTTAAGCAAAAGTTCGGCACGGCCGGAGATTACAACACAATTGTGGCCAACTATTGCCAACAATCGTCAGATACCTGCGTTATTGATCCCGACACTGGCAAGAATATGACCAAGTGTTCCCGCCTAAAGTCCACCGGCAAGGACGGCGAACTGTGCCGCGGCTGGTTCAACCAACAGCCCAAACACGTCCAAGACACCGTCGTCCAGAACTATTGCGCGATCAACAACACACCGGACTGCAAATGCATCAACCGCTCTCTAAATGAGACATACAAGACCTTGAAACCAGGCAAGGTCATCAACGACGGCTGTTGGTTTTTGCCTTGTGCAAATCCACAATCTTATTTGCAGACCACTGACGTCGAAAGTCCCAGCTGTCCGGACAATTTCTGCGACGTCATCTACAATATCATCAAAGATAGAGACGTTAGCATCTCCGACGTCCAAAACGATGTCAACTGCGTTTTTAAACCAGAACCAAAACCTACTCCCCCCGCTCCAACACCTCCTGGGCCAACACCTCCTGTTCCCCCAGCTCCCACTCCACCCAAACCCGGACCTACTCCCACTCCACCCAAACCCGGACCTACTCCCACTCCACCCAAACCCGGACCTACTCCCACTCCACCCAAACCCGGACCTGTTCCTGGGCCAATTGTACCTCCTGTTCCTCCATTGTCGTTGAGAAAAAATTATTTGGTGTTGGCTTTTTTGGTTATTGTCGTTATGATACCCGTTTTTAAAGATACGCGAGAGCTTTTCTCCAACCATTTTTTTATAGGGTCTATTTTCATGATCCTGTTAGGTATCAATGTATACAGTTTGCAAGGGGTTTTAAACCAGAAAGTTTAAGAACTATTGATAGCGAAAATAAAGTTCCGGTGATAAATTTTTAAAAATGTTCAAATTTTTAATGGTTAAACACCATTAAAAATATTAATAGATAAAAATGATTTTTTTATAATGAAATAAAGCAAAAATAAAGACATGGCTACTTTGCAAACTATCGATATTTATGCCTATTCTTGGCACATAGATGAAGAAGAACAAGATTCGACTTTTATCAGAGTTTATGGGCTAAACAATCTAAATGAAAATATATGCGTTAGCATAAATGGATTTCGTCCGCATGTGTATGTTGAGTTGCCGACGCATATTAATTGGGTGGATTTTAAGCCGCAGTTATATTCTTTTTTTCAGCAGTTGTCTTCTGGTTTAAAATGCACGTTGACTTTTGCTAGGAAATTGTATGGGGCTAATTTAAAAAAAAAGGATGAAAAGTTTGTGCATAAAAAATTTCCATTTTTAAAATGCACGTTCAATTCCAAGCGCGACGCGCATTTTCTGGCGCATAAACTTAAAAACCGACAATACGTGCCAGGCATTGGCCAGCTCAAATTTAATGTCCATCATCTAGACGCTTGTCCCAGATTACAACTAACATCAAAATATAATTTGCCCACAGCAGGATGGATTCGATTTAAAGGTACCAAAATACTTCAAGATGAAGACAAATTTACCGAAAGGTGTGATGAGTTTATGATTGATTTGTCGGATAAAAGATATAAACCTGAGGACTTGATGAAAAGGTGCGATGCTGTGGGGACGGTGAAGCCGCTCATTCTAAGTTTTGATTTGGAGGTGAATTCCGAAGATGGCATAACAATGCCGAAAGCAACGAGACCTGGAGATGTGGTGTTCCAAATATCGTGCGTGTTTTCGCGGCTCGGAGAGCCAGCGGAGAGTTTCGACAAGTATCTCCTCTCTTTGGGCAATCCGTCTCCCGAATTAGTGGGGGCCAAGGTTTTGTCTTATCCGTCGGAATCAAAATTGTTAATGGGGTTTACAAACTTGATCAAAGAAAAAAATCCAAACTGTATTATTGGCTACAACATATTTAGTTTCGATATACCTTATTTAATGGACAGGGCCAATTACAAGCATATATATCCGGAATGGTCTGTGCAAGGGTTTCCAAGAGATCGGTGTGGCATATCTCGCGAAATCAAGTGGTCTTCTTCTGCTTACAAGAACCAAGAGTTTAAGTATTTGGATTGCGAGGGCCGATTGTACATTGATTTGTTGCCCATCGTGCAGAGAGATTTCAAGTTGAACGATTACAAGCTGAAAACGGTGTCGACGCAATTCATAGGGGAAACGAAGGACGATTTGGACGCCAAAGGCATTTTCAAGTGTTATCGCGAAGGGATCAAGAACACCAGCGTGGCGTACAAATACATGAGCGTGTGTGGCAAATACTGTATGCAAGATTCGCTCTTGGTGACCAAACTGTTTGACAAACTTAACGTTTGGCACGGGTTGAGCGAAATGGCGGCCGTTTGCAACGTGCCCATGATCACTCTGTTCACAAAGGGCCAACAGGTCAAGGTTTATTCGCAGGTATACAAACATTGTGTCGAAAATAAAATTGTCGTGGAGAAAGATGGATACGTCACACGAGAAAACGAACGATATGTAGGCGCTTTCGTATTCCCCCCAAAACCAGGTCTTTACGAAAACGTGGTCCCGATGGACTTTTCGTCGCTTTATCCTTCGCTCATTATTGCATACAATATCGATTACTCTACTCTTGCGGCCGATCCACACATTCCAGACGAAATGTGCCACGTTATGGAATGGGAAGACCATATAAGTTGTAAACACGACCCAAAAGTTATAGAAAAGGCCAGATTAACAAAGTTGATTGATGAGTTAGTTAACAAAAAAGGGTACGATAAGGCTTTAGTATCTAAATATCGCAAAGAGCGGAGCGAGATCACGAAAAGCTTGAACAAAAATGTTATGTGCGAGAAAAGAAGATATAGGTTCTTGGACCCCAATAAACTAGGAAAAGAATCTGTGGGGGTTCTTCCAACCATTATTCAGAATTTGTTGGAAGCTCGTAAGAATACCCGCAAAGAGATTGTAGTTTTGAAAGATAAGCTTAAAACTACAACAAATGATAAAGAGAAAATTAATTTGGAAACAACTATTTCTGTCCTAAACCAAAGACAACTCGCATACAAAGTCTCTGCCAACTCTATGTATGGCATCACCGGCGTTAAAGCTGGCATGCTTCCTTGCATGCCAATAGCTATGTCTGTCACTTTCATGGGCAGAACAAACATTCTCAAAGCTGCTAAATATTTACAAGAGATTTATGGAGGATTTTTAGTTTATGGAGACACAGATTCAAATTATGTTAGTTTTAATCATAAAAATTTTTCATATGCGGAATTATGGGATTACGCGCTCAAAGTCGCAGATGAGGTATCGTCTCTGTTTCCTCCACCTATGCGATTAGAGTTTGAAGAGGCGATTTATAAAAAGTTTTTGATCTTGACCAAAAAACGCTACATGTACCAGACTTGTTTGCGTAATGGAAGTATAAAGCCCGAAATTGGCAAGCGGGGGGTTATTTTGAACCGTCGAGATAATAGCGGCTTCATTCGAAATATATACGAAAAGATGGTCAAAATTATATTTGAAGAAGACGATCCCACGCGTTTGCAAACGCGCGTGCTTCACGCACTGACGAATGATATCAACAACATGTTTTGCGGGGCCATCCCTGTCCAAGATTTTGTGATAACAAAATCAACTGGAGACTATGGAAATTTGGAGCCTCAGTTTTTTTTGAATGAAAAAGGCTTAAAAAGGGCCATGCTGGGTCAATATAATGTGCCATTTTTAACCGACGAAGCGAAAATGGAAGAAGAAATTACAAACGAAAAGCAAGAAAAAGAATGGTATTTGTCCAAGTTACCAGCACATATACAATTATTGGAGAAAATTAAAAGACGCGGCCAAATAAAAAACGAAGGCAGTCGTCTCGAATACGTTATTCTGGAAACGAACGACCACAAAGATAAACAGTGTGTGAAAATTGAAGCTTTGGACTATTATCTGAAAAACAAGGACGTTTTGAAACTGGATTACCTCTATTATTTGCAAAGATGTATCAACCCAATCGACCAGATACTGGAAGTGTTGTTCAAACTCCCTCATTTTACGAAACAAGTTTATGATTACCACTTCAACAAAAAAAAATTAATTGGTCAAATGAACCTTTTGTTTGCTCCTACTTTGAACATTGACAAAACCAACGTTTTGCTGTATCGAGACTTGGACAAATATTACATACAGCTGGGGCAAGCCGCCGACAACAACACACTACATTTGGTCGCGCAATTTCAAACAACGGAAGATACTAAAAACCTTTATCTTAAACTAAGACACAAATGCACAAAATTAAAAACCAAATTTACTTTCAAATGCGGATACATTAAACTTAACGGATTTGCCGAACAAAAACTTATATCCGCTTTAAAACGACTATGCAAAGCTTAACCTTCTTTAGTTTTTAATGGTCTTTGGCCATTAAAAATAACTCATTGTGATGGATGCCATGCTTTCTATTTTTTTGTCACATGATATTAACAATTTTGTTTTAGAAGGAATACGAAAAGGGGTTGCAAAGTTCACAGATACAAACTCTTCGCTAACCGGCTTGAAAAAAACGCTCAACACGACAGCATTGCCGTCTTTCACATTAATTATTTCAAAACGCTGTTTGTGCGAACTTCCAGGTTTCATTCCAGTTGTTACGCTGATAGAATACAATATGGCGTCTTCGGACAAAATTAGCCCCGGAGAAAAAAACAACGTCTTTTTTATTTCGCTAAAAAACGCACCTTTCGAATTTAAGGCAAATTTTGTCACACTCATTAAAGCAGCCGGCTGCTTTGATCCATTTTCAAGACGCTTAATTTCTTGTTCGTGCGCATTAACCATGTCTATAACATTGTTTAAGTTCGTTTCGGCTCGAAATTTGAGCAACTCTTTGATAGATTCGTCATGTTTCACTAACAAAGATGAAATGTTGGCCGACTCTTCAATTCTGTCGAAATCGTTTTTCCCCAGGTTGGTTACTATTTCCTCAACTTCCTTGATTTTGTTGTCGTGATCGACCAACAAGCCTGTCCATGTCTTAGTTTCCTTAATTCTTTCTTTGTCATTTTCTGCCAAGTTGTAGACAATTGTTTCTAACTTTTGAATGGTATTTTTTTGGTTTTGAACAGAAATTGTCTGATCCAATATTTCCTTATTTAAAACTTTAATTTGCTCAAAATTGCGACTAGCTTGTGTATTAATAGTCCCGACATCTTCGGTTGTTTGCGCAAGTTTTTGTTTTAGAGAGTTGATTTCTCTCGTCGACGACAACTGTCTACGAGCATTTAATCTGAGCGAAGAATCAAACGTTTCAATTTTTGCCTTCGTTACTTCTTCGAGTTGTCGCAATTGCGACTTGAGCGCGTCTACTTCGAGCGTTTTTTGTTTTTTGTTTTGTTCAAACGACTCTTCGAGTTGTCGCAATTGCGATTTGAGCGCGTCTACTTCGGTCGTTTTTTGTTTTTTGTTCGAAAAAAGTGTTAAGACGCGTTTTTAATTTGTCGACATCGGTTATTTGTGTTTGTGTTTGTTGCGATATTTCCGACAATTTTTGTTCAAACATATTTGTGGAATTGTCTAATTGTGTTTTAATGGTGGCTATTTCATCTGCATTAAACACTGCATTAAACATATCTTTAAAATGAGATTCTTTGAGTTCTAAAATTTTGGACAATTTTTGATCTTGTTCCACAAATTTATCAAAACGTTTTAATCGTGATTTAAACTCTGTAATCGTCGAGTTTACCGACAATAACTCGCTTTCCAACCTATCAATTTCTGACGCGCATTTAAGAATTAACTCTGTTGAACCTAAAACACATTTTTTATTTTCCGCAAATCCCACTCCACCACTTAAACTATATAATGTATTTTCTACTTTAAACATTTATTAATTGCAGGATTTTAATTTAACGTTGATTAGTTAATAAAGATGATTGAAGCCATAATTATTGTATTAGCTTGTCTGTTATTTTATCAATATATTGATACGGGCACGGAGCGCCCTTCAGCAACGGCCTACCATCAAATGCTTGAAATGTATCGTTCTAAACCTTTATTCAAGAAACGAGTTGTTTTAGTTATCGAATCGTATGATAGTTTGAGGTCGTTAGAAGAGTTGTTGGAAAATATTTTAAAACAGAATTTTAAAGTCGACTTGATAATATTAATTGAGAAGAATTCGCGACCTGTCGCGAATATTCGGATTGTAAAAGATACTTGTGTTATAAACCGCGTTGGCAGACTGTCTATACCTTTCAAACAAGGCTCGCGGAACACTTTACTTCTCTTCCTATTTCCGCTGTGTTTCTCTCGATTCAAGGATCCAGCGTTGCTATCGGAAATTGTGTTGCGCCAGAAAAAATGTCCCGACATTGTTCCTATTGACTGTGACACATTAAACATTAACATCGACGAAGTTTACCGCGATTTGTCTATATAAGTCGCGAATTATAAAATTTTGGGTTTATTTAAACAGATAATAAATGTTTCGCGTAGAAAATTTAAGTGCTAAAACAGCAACTATAGAACTGCAACATATTGTCAGTAAAGGACGCGCCGATCTTGCATCTGGCAATACTACTTTTTTGTTGCCTTCTTGTGTGTTTCCCAATCCTATCGAAATTTATTCTATTGTTCTATTTCATAGAGACAAGTCTACCTATAAAAACCCATCAGCTCGTAAATCGTCAGCCGAGAGTTCGGATGACATAATTTTGACCTATTGTTACTTCGACGAAAACGAACAGGTTCAAGCGCTCTCAGACCCCAATTTTGTTTTACGTCATAATAAAGAAACGATGTTAACGACCAAAATGTTTGATCCGCCTCTAAAAGTAAAACAAAGGACTCCTTTTTTCTTTACCACAGAAAACAAAATTGCAGATGCATTATTGACAGTCACTTATAAAAACATGTAAGCTGGGTTTCCTTTATCTCCATAGGAGATAAAGGATAAAAAAAAGAATTAATGAAATATAACATTTGAATTGTGATTACATGTGGAACATGTATGACTACAATTAGATCCGCAACTTTTTTTCGACCATCCAGATTTAACGCAAGTAGAACAGTCGTACTTTTCATCGCATTCGCAAGTGGGTGGGAAACGTGTATTTCCGTATTCAAAACAATGGTTAGTTAATCTTTTCGAACAATTTGGTTGTTTTAACCACTTAGTGGTTATAGTTTGAGTAAACGGTTGCACTCCCGGAATGCGACACCAGCTTTGTTGGGTATCTCTGAGTCCCCCAAAATTCGAAATGGGGCCCGGATAATGCGGCATGTGCCCAATCTTGTTTGCGATCGAAGATTCAAAATGCCCACACGTCTGGCCTGGAAGCGCCACTTTTTGCTTAAAGGCACCACTTTCGTGGCAGGGTACAAATATTGCAGGCGCCGATAAATTAGTGGTTTGAGACATCTTTATTATCTTAAAATTGGAAGCAGGATTCAATATCTTATTTATCTTATTAATAAATGCCTCCAAAAGAAAATGTGTACACAATAACCAAAGTAGAACAGTCCGAGCCGGGGTTTGTAAAAATGCGACCCAAATTTGTAAAAATGCCCGAATTGTACCTCAAACTGTTAATAAATAAAAAAAAGGTGGATCCCAAGTTGGCGGAGGAAAAATACATTCACAAATACGAGCCGACAGTGTCGAGCGAAGAGTCGTTTAAGCCGATCGCTCGCATAACTTCTCACGTCTCGCCTTCTCAGCAAAAATTGCCCAGACAAGGGACATTCGCGTGGGAATCATCCGAGTCTATTGAGCCTGTAAGAAGACAGTCTGCGAAACGCATTGTCAGCAGTTCTCCTTTGGCCGATTCTGTCAACGTTAGCGAAAACTTCGGAAAAAGGGTGCCCGAGGAATACAAGAAGGCGAAGAAATCCATCACCCAAAGCTACTATCGAACATTGGATGATCAAAAACAAATACCATCCATTAAAGAAATTAAAAAAACTTATGGAGAAAATAAACCAAACATTGTCAATATAGAAGATATTCCGGAAACAAAGGACGAGGATGATTTAAAGCGCGAGTTATTGTTTAAGTTTCACAGGTTGAAGAAGACGTATCCTAAAGTAGATATTCCGGAATTCAATATGATGTCGAACCACGAGAGTATGAAACGTACGTATGACACGACGATAAAGAATTTGGCGATAGATTCGACGGTCGAAACATACAAGTCTTATTTGATGATGGGTTTTATGGGGTGTGAAATTGTGTTGGGAAAAATTGGCTTCGACATGGAAGGTTACAGTCAACAACAGACTTTATATATGAATAAATACGAAAAACTTTTAATAGAATTGGGAGAAAAATCTTACGTTCCTTCATCCATTAATAAATGGCCCGTCGAAATTCGGCTAATGGTGCTAATATTGTTCCAAACGACGATTTTCATAATAGGTAAAATTATAGCCAAAAAGACTAACGTAAATGTAATTCAAATGTATAATAATATCAACGGCGTCTATGACCAACAGCCGAAATCTAACCCGCCAACTACAACATCGGCATCAAGTGGATTTGTAAGTGGGGGTTCTTCGCCATTAACCTTTATTCCGAAGAAACCAAGTACTTCAACAACGGAAAATAGGATGAGAGGTCCTTCAGCAAACTAAAAATTTTTAATGCTAATGTAAGTATTAAAAATGCGAGGAAGAAAATGAAATTTCGAAATATTTAATTTATTAATAAATCACTAAAGAGAAATGGTAATGTCTCTATTTGCAGACGAATTTGCCGAAAAATCGGTAAAAAAATATATTAACGGGAAATGGCTCAACTGCTATCTTTCGGACTATTACATTTATTTGGATTATTTCGACGAAGGCGGATATGGCATCGTTCACAAAGTAATGGATCGATTTTCCGGAAAACACCTCATTCTTAAAAGATCTTCAAAAAAAGATTTTGTTGCCGCAAAACTCCCCCCAGACGTTTTCGGATCGCCATCGCCACAAACCATCAAAGACTCCGAATGGCAAGACGATTGCCACATGAGTCAAGAAGCTGTGTTTGCGATCAAGGTTTTTGAAAAGCTCAACGGAATAAAACTGTGCGACTATTACGACGACGACGACCAGTACATTATGGTCATGGAAGATGGCGGCCGATCTTTGGAAAGTATCACCGGCTCCCACAAAAAAAAAATTCTGAACCTCGTTAGATATAACAGCTACCAAACCAACTTCTTTTACAAAACATATCTTCAGTCAATTGCAAGAATCCTAGTAAAAATTTACCACAAAATTAAAAGCATCCACGACTTGGACATTCACCACAACGATCTCAAGCCGGAGAACGTGTTGGTTTCGGAAGACTTAGATGGAGAACAAGTGCACATCATCGATTTCGGAGTGTCGAAGCCAGTACAAGACAAATATACGTCGTTTAAAGGCACCCTGGAATATGTACCGTACGAATATTTGGTTAGCGGGGAGTACAAGCCTTGGGATCACACTTTGTGGTGTTTTGGCGTGATGATTTATTCGCTGTGTTTGATGTCTCCTCCGTTTTTGAAGGAGGAGGATATTACGGAGTACAATTTAAATTACGAAAAGATAAATAAACTACCATCTAGTTTTGCAAACCTAATTTACGACTGTTTGCACAAAGATCCAACCAAAAGACCTCGCAATTTGCTCGAGCGGTTGCAAGAACTTCGAACATATTGATTGGTCGGAGACTATTTTTAATCCTTAAATAGGATTAAAAAATATTAATAGGATTAAAAAATATTAAGGTTAAGCGAATTACTCCAATTCATATTCTTCGAGAAGATCTTGAACCGATTGAGGCAAATTTTCGGACGTGATAACAGTCGAAATTTTATGCTCGTTCAACGCTCTTTCATTCCATTGTGCCATAAATTCAAACTTACTCAAAGAATTGACGAGCATGCGTCCAACTTCAAGAGCCTTTTTCTCATTAACCGAGTTGAAGCCAAACTCGATAAGATAACACGTGTCTTCTTTAAGAGTGCGAACCACTTCATCTAAGCTCGGTGCATAGCTCCAGATCCATCCAACTTTGATCGGTTCGGTATACATTTGGGTGAATTTGTCCCGATTTGCGAAATAATCCACATCATCGCATGTATTAGTGACATAGTTGTCGGTGTCTAAAAATATCAAGACTCCTTGGTCGTACAAATCTTTAAAAACTGAGTGTAGCATTTATTATTAATATTTTTTAATAATTCTATATTTCGCTTTTTACCAACACCGTCGGTAAAAAGTTAAGGTTGACAATTTGTCTGATTGGTGCAAATTTCGAGACTCTGATTTACAACAGTTATTTGTGTTAAAAAACCTTATTAACTGAATAATTTATTTAAAAGCTTTGTTTTTTTGAAGACAAGTATAATCACAAAATCCGACCGGTCTGTTTTTAAACATAGACGTTACTTTCTTTTCGCCCAACTGCTTTTTGCATTCGAAACAAGTTTTGTCTGTAGTCGGGGCTACATGGCTAATTCTTTTTTTAGTTGTTTGGGCGGGATAGTACTCTTCTTCCGATTTTTTGAGAGCTTGAACAATTTCCGGCTTTTCGGTTTCGATTAAGGTGTTTTCCAACATGGTTAATTCAGTTTCGATTAAATTTTCCAATTTGGTCAAAAGGTCTTCGTGTTTGGTTCTTTCAATTTTTTTGACCAATGGTTTGCTGGCATATCGCGTTAAGAAAAGTTGAATAAACTGACTTGAAAATGGTCTACGAGTATATGGATTGAGAGGAGTTTCATCTTTTTTGAACAAAGCATATAGTTTGTATACGTTGAAACAATAGACTTCGTCAAGATCTGTGTAGAATACAATGTCTTCGTCGTTTTCTTCTTCGATCTGTTCGCGGTTTTTGCAGACGCTCTTAATGTCTGGCAACTCGATCTGCAGCGTGGGCTTGTTCCACAAGATGGGGCGGGTTGGCTTGCGCAAAGTGGACGACCCAATGTACAAGTTTTCGAAGAAGGTTTTCACAAACCGCATTCTCTCTTCCTCCAGCTTCTCCAACACAAAAACCTTTGTGTTCTCGGGCACGTTTTTCAACATAAATATCTCGGGCAATTTGTCCGCATCCGTCAAAAACGGAAGTGTACCAGGAAGATAAATTTGTTCGCGTAGTCTCTTTATGAAAACAGAACTATTTACAAAACTTAAATCGATCTTCAAAAAAATTATAATATTAGCCAACAACCTCACAAAAAATTCTCCCGTTTTCGAATTCTTCAAAATTGTATGGACAACCGTCTCAATAAATTGACTGTGTGGAGATCTATACGCAACCGGCACATTTCCTCCAATTGCATCCTGTAAAGAATTCGACAACTCATATTTAGCCAAAATTATAATATCTTCTCCCGGATCGTTTTTTTTCAAATCTTTGATATGTTCTTCCTTATTTTGATTCCAAATTCTGATATAGTCAATTTCGGCTTTCAACATATCTTCATTTTGGATAACGATACCTTTTGTGTTAGTGTCGATTGCAACTATCAACTTGTATGTTTTGTTGTTCTTCACAATAGTCAATTCGTCTCCTCTCTGAACCTTGGTCGAGTGGCACTGGATAAAGTAGTAACTTTCCTTCGGATAGTAAAAAATCCGACCATCGTGAGTTATACTCCTATCGTAATCAATCACCCCCTCAAAATCGCCTTCCACCGGATGAACATAAATATGATTAATAATATCTTTCACCCACGGCATTTTTTTTATACAAAAATTCGCAATCCTGTTTGGTCAAATCTGCCATGGTTTCGAAGAAAACCTTGTCGGCGACAGGCTTGGGTTCCGGAACTCTCTGCTTCGGGACAGGAGACTCCTTGACTAAGGCAACCTTGCCTTTTGCGCGCGGTTCCGTTTCCTGGACAACCCGCGGTTCCACTCTCGTCTGTTCGATGCGGTCGCGCACTTTGGCCAGTTTGGCCTCCTCCTCCTCTTTGGCCGACACCTCCTCTTCGCTAGACGAAGAGGAGGAGGATTCGGTATCGCTGTCGCTCAATTCTTCTCCAAACAGGTCGGTCATGGTAGGTTGTCGTATTGGGGAGCGTTTGAAGAACTGTTTGTAAAAGATGTCTATGGGGAAGTTTTGGTCAAAGAAGCCCCGAGCAAAGTCCAAGAATTGTTGCTCCGTAATTTGCTCGGAGATTAGTTCGCTCTTTAATCTTTCAACAACATCGGTATAAGGCTGGTTGTCAGAATCTTCAAGATATTTGTCCAGCTCCACGACTATATCGTCTACGCGCGTCAAGTCGTCGTTCAATATCTTTTCAAAGCGCACTTTGAGCAAATCCACCTCTTTATTGTCCACATGCTCCAACAAACCCTTTTTATAGTCAGATTCGATGGCTTTTTTGATCTTTGATAATCTTGATTGGTTTTGTGGCCCAGTTTCAATTTCATCTAGAGCCTCGTTTAATTCATGTAGTCGAAACATTTATTATTTGTGTTTTCCCTAGGAAATTGATTTTCAAACCCTTAACGTCGAAGCGACCAATTTTTCAGACAGTATTCAATCCTCTTTTTAAACCTTTCCAAGGTTTAAAGTCAACTTCTCCACGGCAGAATTCTCAAGTTTAATGACTTGAAGTCATTAAAATCTACTCTTATTTACTTTTACTCAATTTTTGATGATTTTAATAACCATAATTATTAAAAATATTATAAAAGCGGGAAGGACAAAATAAATCAACAAGTCTTGCGCGTCAAAGTAAGCCGAAAGCGGTTTAATTGTCTCGCCTGCCGGAGCAGGTGTAGGGTTTACGTTAGGTTTGAGTTTGGCGTCGACTTCGGATTTGCTATAGTAATCATCGTCTTCAATGCGTTGTGAAATGGGTTGTCTTAAAGTTTTAAAAACTTTTTCTTCGGGAGGTTTGCTGACCGTGAACGTGATAATGCCGCCGCATCTGTGTCGTTGTCCTTGCGAATCGACGATGTCAACTATTTTGCCGAACTGGGCCACTTTATTGAAAGGATACATTGCCATTTTGAAATACCCGTTATCGCCGCCCCATTTCGGCCCCCAAGAGTTGCGACAATACCAGTAAGGCACGTCTCCTCGTTTGTTTGTGTCGTACTGAATGTTTTTGGCAATGCCCCAACCTATTATGGCCACTGCGTGAGACCCCTTATAGTTGGAACCACTCACGTTAGAATCCGAAAAGGTTAGACTCTGGCCTGGTTCGTAATTTGCTCGTTCTAGGTAAACACCGCCATTAATTTTAGTAAAATATCCGGAGCTGAAGTTACGCATGACAAAATACCCGGTGAGCACAGGTCCGTGCAAAAGAATGTGTTTTTTGACGGAAGAATGGATATTTTCTGTCGAGGTGGCACCTTGATCGATAGCAAGGGTTTTAATGTCTCTGTTGATAGTATAGTTGTAGTGTTTGACTTTATCTCCGCCATAATAACATCCGCATTCTTTGGGAACAAGAGATGACAAGTTTTGGGCCTGGAAGTGTTGAACGGCTTGTCCGTTGCATTTTTCGTTTTTGGCGCAAAACGAGTAGTCGAGACAATGTTTCGACGGTATCCCATTTCCTCGGGCTATCTCTTGCAACAACAATGCTGGGCTGCCTCCGTCACATCTTCCTTGAGGATAACAAGCGAGTGCCCAAGTGGTGGAAATCTGGGGTCTCCAATCTACTAATCCTGCTACAACAAAAGCATCTCCGATAACACTAGCAGAAGATATAGCCCAACACGAACCGCACAAATATTGATTATCTGGAGGCATGATTAATTTTTTTTGTTCCTTGCGTTGTGTGTCATCTTTTGGGTAAACAAATCTCCAGTCATAAATTTCAGGAAGTGTTTCTTCTGTGCCGGTTGCCGAATATTTCATATGCAAGTCCAAATGATCTTGATCCGAATATGATTGAGTATAACGCAAAAAATTTATATGTGTATTCAACGGAGGCAAAATCATTTCCGGGATTGCCCGCTTTAAAACCGCTTCGTGTTCATCGTGGTGTAAACCATCTATTATATGAACGGGTCTTTTTTTAGCCAAATGATGGTGCAAAGGATCATTTATTCTAATCTCATTCATTTATTAGTTGAAGAATATCGAGCCGAATTTCAAAGGGAATTGGAAATATTTTCTTTAAAGGTCTTTTGACCTGTAAAGAAATAATAATGTTACGTTCCTTACACCTTTAAAAAAATACTTTAGATGGGTTATCTGTTTTTGTTCTACAAACGGGACATGTTTTGTTAAGTTGTTTTGCACAAGTAATGCATGTAGCGATGTGTCCACATGCAGGAAAAAGCACAGATCTTTTATTGGTGTAACATACCACACAAGTCAGGTCTTTAGATAATATTTCAACTTGCAGTTTTAATTTTGATAGTTGGGCAGTCAATTGCGTTATATCTGATTCGTCGTCAACAGCGTCATCTTCCACTGCTATTGGACAATCTTCTCCTTCCAAATTTGTAGCTCTGGCCGAAACTGTTCTAGAAGTGGTGGGCGAAGCAGCTCCGTTCATAAATACAGATAGAACGTCTAATATGGAGAATCTAGTATTTCCAGGATTTCTAAACATTTCTGTTTCGGACTCTGACTCCGAATCGTCCGTGATGTATTGAATGTGGTTATTTGGAGTAGCACGTATTGGTGGTCTTGGGGGTCTTGGGGGTCTTGGGGGTCTTAAATTGTTTCCGCCCAATTTTTGGTACTCGCCCAAAAATCGAGTCTTGAGCATGTTCGATTCCGCGGCCGTCGTGTCTCTCTCTGCACATTCGAACAAAAAGCTTAGGATAAGATGTTTAGTGCTTAAATTTTGACCACCTTTTTCAATAGCTATTTTTTTAAGATTGGGCACTCTTTCTCTATACCAATTAAAATCGCCGGCAAACTTGTCAGTCTGGACACACTGATGTATATGCAAAAATACCATTAAATTGGGCTTGGTCATTGATCTAGCTTTGAATAGTCCAAGCGCAAGCGCCTGATCGGCCAAATCTTGCTTAAGTAGGTTGAAATTAATTACATTCGGCATTGTGTTTATTTTGTGTTTATTTTGTGTTTATTTATGGGAAAAATTAATCATTTTTCTGTACCGGCGTTACAATTTGCAGTTCTGTTTCAGTCAGAGCTTTGTACACAGATTCAGAAGTGTGGATGAAACGTATGCCGTATTTGAACAGGAAAATATTAAGGCTGTCTTCAAAGTCTGGCCCCGGTAAAATGGCCCATTTGACAAGCGCGTTTGTGGACTGCGGAGTGAACAATTCTCTGACACGTAGATGGTTAAGGATAGATGTGTCTAGTTTTAAATTTTCGATGCGTTTGTGATCTTTTATGAGTTTAAAAGATTTTTCGACTCCTATTTTGAATATATTTTTGTTATAGTCAGTGCCACACATAATGCAAAAGTCTCTGAATTCTTCGTCGGTAAGTTCTAATTGATCAAGCACGTTACATTTTTCAACGCGTGTAAAAGATTCTTCTTGAAAATTAAAACTCGTAATGACCCTAGTTTCAACAAACGCATACGCCAACACATCCGTATCTTCAGACACGATGTAGTCAATCTGTTTCGAAAATCGAAGGTTTACACACTCTGTTTCGGCTTCTCCCTGCGATTGTATGAAGCTAATACCCATTATTTCCAGCAACTCTTTGACCATTTCTATGTCTTGCGGTGTGATCGAGAATTCGTATTTGCGCCTGCGCTCAATTTCTTCCGTTATCGCCTTGCTATTTATAACAGGCTTTTTGACAATGAGAGGCCTATTGGTTTTTGCTTGCATTTTATTCCAGGTTTCCAATAATAAAGGAGAAATTGTCCCATTCGCAACAAATATTTTTAAATCGGATTCTAAAGCGTTGGTTCGGTCCACGATTTTCTGTTTTTGGGCGAATCTGTTTTGTTGCGTTGCTGTTTTTTCAACTGGAGATTTACCTTCAAAAATAAAAACGGGATGGATATCCCATTTTCGGAAAAATGTTATGAGCGTTATAAAACACCCTAACCAATTATTACCTTCACAAGTACTTTTAAACTTGTACAAAAACATTGGCGTATCTATCCCTAACTTTTTATACTTGAGATGAGATACATGTAAGGTTTCATAAACCTTATGTTTTTTTAAAAACGGACTTAAGTTATTTATACCCATATTTTATTATATATAAATTAATGTTTAAAAAAATTCATTTTTGTTTTGGACTTTTCATACCCTCAAGGGTATGAAAAGTTGTGTAGAAGTTGTGTAGAAGTTGTCCATCTGTATTTTTTGTTTCAAGAGCGTCGACTATGCTTGCAAATATAAATTTTTGAATGTTTCGTTTTTCACAAATTTAAAATGAAAGGTTTTTTTCTTCATCACTTTTGGTATATCAAAATTGTCAGAAACATATGTTTCTGTCGAAGTGTTGTTCAAAGCAACAGTGGACAACCCGCAACTATCGGTTTCCACGCGACCACAACCGTCTGTTTCTGTTTTGGTTCTGAAATAGATTCCGCAATCGTCAAATCCCTCTTCTGCCCCGAACTCGACAGAAAAGGACTTAAGTTTATGGCCTCCGGCCTTTTCGAACGCCGACTGTTTGTCGGCGTTCAAGATCTCCAACCCGTAAACGTTCCCTTGGGATTGGAAAGACGAAATATATTCCCCTTTGTCAACTTTTATGTAAGGAGACGTTTTCGAGCCAAAATTAAACCTGAAACAAGATGTTTCGGTTGTCTGGAAGAATGGAAAAACAGACTCTATTTCATTCGCCCCAAAAATATTAAATAGATACGAATCCGGACCGTTCTCTACCATCACCAGTTTCAACCTCTTTGAATAATCGTTCTGTTTACTTGACACACCAAACTTAACTAAAGAGTTAGTACCAAATGTTAAAGTTATAATATCCATTGTTTATATCATAGTTTTAATCTTTTAAACTATGATAAAAAAGTTTGGAGGGTTAAATTTATTCTTCGTTGGTTAATTTATATTTTAAAATTTCGCCTCCATGTTTACCATAAATTTTGCTCCGTTTTTCAAAATGTTTTTTAAGTGTAGGATGCGAATCTACGAGGTCAAAAATAATGGGATCCACATCTTTCCTTCTCATAACGCGTCCAAGAAACTGAATGTAGTACGCAACCATGTCTGCTGCAACGAGAAGCGTGTCCAGTCTGGGGTGGTCGAACCCCGTACCTATTTTAGAGTTGGTGCCTATCAATATGCGCGCTTCTTTATCATACGTTTGTTGTTTGCCCAGCAAAGAGGTTGCTTTCTCTCCCAGGGAAAGCAAGGTGTTGAGCAAAAATTGGCCCTGTTCTACTCGCTTCACCAATATCAGAAACACTCTGTCTTTAAACTTTTGGACTATATTTATGATTAAGTGGTTTCTACTCTCGTCTTTCGATTGTTCGTCCAATATAGCGTTCCAATCTACTTTATTTCTAATCTTATTTTCAGATTTATCACTTGGCCTAAACCCTGTTTTTACAGCATATACAATGTGTTTGCGTTGTAGGGTATATTTTACCTTTTTATCTCCAAAAAACATATTAAATAAGCAATTGTATCCGTCTTCTCTGTATGGAGTGGCGGTTATGCCGAGCAGATATCTGGGGGTAAGGTGGAGTAGGTTGAAAGAGAGTCCTTCTGTTAGTTGCAGATGCGCTTCGTCCACAATGACGAGTCCGTAGGTTTTTAGAAAGTTTTGTGGTATTTTGTGAATATTACAGGCATTGACGACACAAAAGTCGGGTGTTGTCTGAGAGTCGGGTGTTGTCTGAGTGCGAGTCAGTTCTTTAATTTTGGTAGGTGTTAATATTGCAATGGAAGCTCCTGGAACAAATTTTTTGATTTCCGATTCCCATTGGCCCAATAATGGTGTTTTAGGCACGGTTATGAATGTTTTAAGTTTTATTTTGCACGCCATATTTATGGCGGTTACTGTTTTTCCAAAGCCTGTGTAACAGCAAATCATGGCGGTTTTATAAGTTTGTAAAAGAGTGAGAGCTTCGTCTCGACAATTTTTCTGTTCATTTCTTAAACTTCCGCAAAATTCTTTAACCATCGGGTTTAAATGCTTTCGATTCGGCCGGACGAAATCACCTCCTCCCCCAAACGTCAGACCATAGTTGAACGGCACCGACACCGGCCTGTTCTCCGCGCTTTCGTCAACGTTATACGCATAAATCGTTTTGCTCTTCCCACCCATTCCACCTCCGCTCCAACCTTTATTATTTGGTTCAATATGTATAGTAAGGTCTTTTTGAAGTTTTATCAAAACTTTTTCTTTAGTTAAATTGGTATGGATAATAAGTGCCATTTTATTATATAAATTTTAATAATGAGAAAATTCAAATTGTTTCTTGCTTTTTTAGCCTTTTTTGAGGATAAAAACGAGAATGTCTAACAAGTTAAAACTTCGTAAAATTTTTGAAACGTTCTTTGTACTAAAATATCATTGAACCCACTTACTAACACCTTTCCTGTAGAATATAATCTAATGGTCACATATTTCTTACGCTGCGCATTCGCTTTTTGAGTCCCGCTCAACAAAGTCGTGTACGAATCATACTCGATGTGTTGGATTGTTTTTCCGCTTTTTTTACTCCACACAATATATCTTACAGGATTATTACTATACTCACTATACACATACGACCTCTTAATAGTTATCGCCGGATCACTCGGAACCATAAAACTTAAAAAATTTTTATCAACGAATTTTTGGACAATTTGTGCTTTGGAAAGTTTAAAAATGTGGTCAGTTAAATTTTTGGGCAAAGTTATCATATAATTGTTCAAGATTGGTACAATGACCATTTCGAGTTTATTTTCTGTTCTAGAGGTAAATATGTCTACGTCTTTATTGAGTTTATCAAAAATGAGAAAAAGCTTGTACACGACTTTTTCCACGTCGACGATAGGCACTCCCACGATTTGGAAAGTGCCGTTAGCAGTGATTTTGATATGAACCATTTTCTTACACCTTTTGTCCAAAGTGTGGTACATCACAATGTGGCACGCGTTCTTGAACCCGGTCTTATTTTTGAACAAGTCTCCGTTGCCTTTGATGACATCCTTGAACTTCAATGCGACAATTGTGCCCGATCTATCATTTGAGTTATTAAGCAGACAGATAGATCCCATTTTATCTACAAAATGATGCAAATTAATGGTGAGATTGGTTTTAACTATAAAAGATTGGAGAATCGGGGAATCGGGCAAATCGGGCGAATCGTCTTTTTGGTCGACTGTACTATTATATGGCACTACTTTACTTGTCATGGTTTATTTATACTTTAAATTTAAAAAAATAAAATCATTTTTTAACAAGAATACTCAAGAATCAAGATTTTGCTTTAATGATCTAGGATCATTAAAGCAGTTTTGGGTTTAATATTTGTATTTGCCGTATTTGTCAAATTTGGCCGGAGCGCCCATTTTTTCTCGCTCCTTCTTTTCTTGGTCCAATTTAAGTTTTTGATTTCTAATTTTTTCATCCGCGAAAATAATCATATCTTGGATAGATTCGCAACAAGAGCTTGGAACGGTCATTCCTTGGATGGCTTTTGCCTTGTCAGGGTACATTTCGCGAAACTTGGACTGTATGACAAATCTGTCGATGCATTTTTGGGCGTTGGGGTGAATTTTCCCCTTCGAATCGGATTTACCGTTACAATTAAACATGGTCAATTTTTATATTTAAGATGATTTTTGCAAACCCGAAATCATTTTTCTGAATATATTTAATTTGTTTCTTTATTTAATGATTAATTTAATCATTCAAATGAAAAAGTTTGGATTTAAAACGAAGTAAAATACAGTTCAACAATCTGTTTAGTAATTAAGGTAATAATAAATGTTAAAGGTAAATAAAGCAAATATCGAGTTGTTGCCAACCGATACCCAAGAAACGATAGTTCTGAAAGTAGCAAACGTCCTTAAAACTATTCCGAGTTTTATACTGGAGTCAGAATTTGTGGGTTCCAGAGAATATGTTGTTAATCCGCTGTTTTACTTGGACTCTGCAAATAAGGTTAAAATGGGTGATGGTGTAGACGGGCGAGAGTTGGATGATGTGTTGGCCCAAAAACTGTACATCGTTTCGAAAATCCAGACCACCATCGACGATTTTGGAAACCAAACGGAAATGGGCCTCAATTACGCCCTTTTTGAACTCGAAAACGAACTGGGGGCGCACACATTCGACTACCAGAATATATGGAACAACCGTCTTTCCGTGACAAACGAGTTTACGGACATGGTACAAAACATCTCCAAACAAATCAAAGAGCGGGCCAAAACATCTAATGTTTGGAAACAAATTGTACCATCTTTTAAAACAACATCTTTCACTCTGAATAAAATTAACCACGAAACTGTAATTGATAACCGTAAAAAAATAAATGAGTTAATGGTGTTTGATGTTGTGCAAACCGACGATGTTGTAATAGCTTGTTTTTATAAGGAAATGATAAAATTTAATCCGGAATACAGTGAACCCATAAACAATTATCTTAGTCAATCCGGAGAGATTTTGAAAAAGGCTAAAACGCTGGATATAGTACGCGTATTGTTAAACAGACCGAGAGGAAATCAGCGCGTCGACTATCCGATCATAAATATTTTTGTAAAAGAAAAAAATATCGCATTCACCATAGAATCGTTCATTAGTAGCAGCAATGAAAACGAGGCAAGCCAAGTGATCGAAAAGATAATAAACTCTCTTGATACGGATGCAGCGTCTACACGCAAAGAATTTTATTACGGTTCGTACTCCGCCTTTATCCACGTCCCTCTGCTAGTCGTCAAAGAATTGGTAACAAACGACAAAAACGTGTCCAGCATCGCTTACATTAATGAAAGCGCAATCATAAATACGCGCAAAACCAACCTTAACTTGTTTTTGAAAGGGAGCCAAATCGGCGTTGGACTGTTTGAACGGCCTGATACCGTAGGCACGTTTGTTCGGATCAAAAAAATTTTTGGAGCTGAAGACCTTGACGCGAAAATAAAAAACTCTATCGATATCGTAAACAAACTTTTGGCGTATGCGGCAACTAAGGTTGAATCTGTTTCTACGTATTACAATCAATACGTTAAGGTGAGTTTAGAGGTGCAAGAATTAAATGAGCTTGTGGAAGAAAAAGAAAATACGTTGAAAAAATTGGTGCCGGAAATTTTTCTACCCAACTATACCAGACTTTGCGCCAAACCACCTATTATTGTGGACGATCCCGGTCAAGACGAAAATATACTTAAATTTCCAATTCATGGAGAAGCGGAGACTAGATTTTATAAGTGTCCGTATTCAGATTTTGTACATCCGGGTCTTAGAAAAAATTTATTGTCAAACAAGGACAAATTTCCGTTTGTACCGTGTTGTTATCAGCAGTCTCAGAAAAACAAGGCAAACTACAAAATGTACTATAACGAGGAAGACTTTAAGCAAAGAATTAATTCCGGAGAAATTGGGAAAACTCTCAAAATCTTGGCCCCCAACAGAATCGGAGAACTTTCCCCAAACGTGGGAAAACTTCTGCAATACACCACCGGGCAAAAATTTTACCGCTTTGGTATACCACAAACAAACAACAGTTGCATACAGCTACTTGAAATGGTCACCTCCAAAGACAACAATTGGCAAATCGTCAGAAAAGAACTAGCTAAAAGAAGTCATTTGTGCAAAGCCGAAATGAGTCAGTTCACAAACGAAGAAATTGCCAAAAAATTGTTGAACAAACACACTTATATTGATCCCAAATATTTTAAAGGAGCTTTGGAAGACTACTACAATATTTCTTTCATTCTATTCTCAAAAGATAACGATGACTTTAGTGTATATCCAAATAAATTTTTAAGATTTATTTGTCCATTAAAACCCAGAGTTGTTTTTATAATGGAGCACGAAAAACAGCAACACGTGGAACTAATAGTAGATGAAGAGATGTCTGGGTATCTGAACAAGCAGACTCAGAAGCCAATATTGTATAGTCTGAAATCGGACAAGAATATCCGAAAAATCTTTGAACTCTACTCAGAACGGTTCAACTACGTTCTATACGACACCAAATACAACAAACTAACGCCCTCGTGGACCTTTAGGGAGGATGAAGACGCTCCAAAGCGAAGAGAGTACATGTATCCGTGGGAGTATCATACCGGGAATGGAAAAATGTTGAGACATTTTGAACCCAAAACACAATATATTGACTCTTTCGGAAAAACTCGACTTGTCGAATTTCAAACCCCGATTTTTTCTTTTGTAGGCGAATTTCCTCCCTTACCCTGTATTAATGTTGAAATAAAAGATTTGGATTATTTTATAAAAATTAACTCCAAATTATCCAAACTTCAAATACAAGAACTGGGACGATTTTCGTGGCTTAAATTATATCTTACCCCATTTTTAGCTCCCACGACTCAATCAGACAACAAAAACCGCGATACTTTTGAAACATTTACACATCAGAAAAAATTAGCCGAATACTTATTTTGGGCCGCCTGCCACTTTTACAGCTCTTCCTCATTTAACACTGTCGACGAATGGATTCGGCTCAGCACGAGAGTTGTCGAAGGATATACTTACTCCGCCGTAGTAATCAGACCCCACTTTAACCGCGAAGAACTGCTAATTAACCTCTCTGACGAACCCAAATTTATTTTTGACACTCTAGAATTTCAAAACCGAGTCAGATACAATTTGAGCTTGATCTCGTCTGTTAATTTGAAGTTGTATTCGGCCAATATTTATCATCAATTCTATCAAGATCCTAAAAATTTTACTTTGATCCATCCAACGCAATTGGCGCTGAATTCCTACGAATACTTTCAACAAACAAAAGAACGACACGTATTACACGTTTTGTCCTCCGACAATCTACAATATATCAAGGCAAACACTCTTTACCTCATCAAAGAATTTTTTGGAGACTTTAAAAACTCTTTATGTCTAGTCTTACCTTCACTTGACAAAGTTTACGAAGAAGTCTCAAAAAGAATCACCAACAAATCTAAAAATATCACCCTTCAAATTTACCTTTACAGCCTCGAAGCAGCACCAAAAGTCTATTTGCTTGGAGACGTTCAAACAGACAACGTTTTCGACACAATTGTCATTAATGTAAATAAAACTTGGTTTTACGGTTTGATTCTCCACTCTTAATTTTGTAAAACAAAAATGATTTTTTTGATATAATAAAATTAAAAATGTAAAATGATGAACATCAACCACTTTTATTACTATACCCCCTCACAAACGTCATCTCCAACACCAGATGCGTGGATCGGACAACGGCCGTTGTCCGATCCAATTGACATTCCTCGTCCGAAACCACACAGATTTTGGTGCACTTCTCAACCACTTTTGAATTCGCCCAAATTCTCTCAAATCTTGGAAACAAACAAATTTAAACTCGACGAAACCCTCCCCAAACACAAAATTGAAGGTGTTTTAAATATGGTAAATTTTGAAATTAAAAACATTTTAGAAGAGCCAATTGATTTTGAGGCTAATCTTTGGCTTCATTCGTTTGGGAATTCTTCTTCTGTTCTGAAAGGGTTAGATCGAGTGTATGTGTTGTTGCTCAAAGAATTGATGTTGGAAAGTATCAAGACTCCTGCGGATTTGTACAAGTTTTTGTTTGACAACGCGATATCAAAGAAAATGACGTTTTTGGTCAAACTGTTAGAATTGGCTGCGGAAAAAAATTTTGAACAAAATGGCGACATTGCTCCTTTACTAAACATGGACGATAAATTAGAAACTTTTATACTCGCTCTTCAAACCTTTATCCAATTTGAAGATAAACCCTGCCTAGCTTTAGAAAAAGCTAGAGCCACACAAAATGAAAACTACAAACTCTTTCTTTTAACATTTGTTGGAGCAAGTTATGGATGCAATTGGATTAATCCCGAACATCGACTAACTCCAGAAAAAATTAACAACTTTTTAACCCTTTTGAATCAATAAACTTTTTTGTTTTTTTATCCTTCTAGAAGGATAAAAAACAGCAAAAAATTGAAGCGTAAACACAAAATGGAAATCGTCACAGATTATCATCGCCGATTTGCAATCCACTCTCGATTTGGCCGTCGAAGCCGATTTCGTGGCGTGCCCAGAGAACCGCATTCTCAACGCATATTTGACGAAGAGTTGTATGAAGAAAGCTTGTGATCTTTTGTAAAACTTGTCGCTAACAAGATTCAAGAACTGTATCAAACTAAAAATACGAAGTCAAACATTTTTATTTTGGTTATGAAAAATTTTTGGGTTGAGATTGATCTGGAAGAAGAGAATTTGCCAGAATTTTTATTTCGCCAATAGTTTGATGTTTTTGATCAAAAAAAATTGGTTGATGGCTTGCAAAACAAGGAGGACAACAGATTTTCTCTATCTGATTTTTCCCAAATTAAACAAATCGAAGAAATGGCTGAAAGCGAGCAAATATTTTATTCCGCGATACTTTAGCTGTTTGATTACCAACATAAACATTAAGGCCAAAAAATAAAAACTCTGATGAACATTGGGAAGACTAACCGAAAGAAGTTTCTTTCATCCTGTAAAGGGATGAAAGAAAAAACAACGTTTATTTTCTGCCGTTTTTTAAAATTTTTCGAGAATACCCCTTATACTCTGGACACCCAAACTCAAACTTTTCGATTAATGGCGCCTTGTAATAGAACACACACTCCTTCCAATCATTCGTATTTGTAGCATTTTGAATATATAACGCCGTATAGTCTCCCGTTATACTATCCATTATTTGCTCAAAAAGACTAAAAGAAGGTATGATACCTGCATAATTTTCATATAAACGTTTTCGAATAGCAACGTTCGATTCTCTGAAGATAAACACCCCATCCACGTTCGATCGGATATGAGGTTTCACGTCCAGCGCATATTGCAAAGATACCACATATAACATTTTCCAATGTCGACCATTTTTAAACAAACCTGGTTGAGGAGGTTTATTGAAAACGGTAGGATCGTCCATACAATCGTCAATTATTAAAATAGCCCACGGATTCGAAATATGCTGTCTTACACCTTTTTGCCGAATAATAAAATTAGACAAAAAATCCGGATCATACTCTTCAAAAATATAGGCTTCTGGTATAAACTCTTTATAAAACCCCGTTTCGCTTTCTGTTCCAGACATAGCGACTGCAACGGGAATGATTCGGCTTTTGTTGTAGAACAACGATTTAATCAAAGTAGATTTTCCACTTCCTGGTTTCCCAATGATAAAAATCTTTGATCCTCCTTGGTTTGGGTCCGCATAATTGGAGGGGTTTGGATTGATCAAGTCCAAATTAAGCGGCTTTATTTGAATTGTATTATCTCCCATATTTATTAAACTAAAAATTGATTTTCAAAAATTTCCATAGAGCTGGCTGACAATAAACGACTAAGAACCCTAGAAAAATTGTTTTTTTGTTGATAGATTGACCTTTAAATTCCATCCCTTCGAGTAAATTTTGTGTTTGAAATGTGTACCCATTGTTTACATTAAACTTCGGGGTAATAATTTTTAATCCTATTTAAAATAGGATTAAAAATTCCCAAATTAGAAGGAAGGAAGTTTATATCCGGCCAAAAAGAAATTAAGATGTTGATGTTTGAGGCTTAAAGGCATTTTGTTGTTTAAGATTTTGTAAACCGCTTTTTCCATCATTTTGAGGTCAATTTCGTTTTTGAGTGGGAGAAAATAGGTCTCCAAAAACGCCTCGAAGCGTTGTCGAGAAGATGAATTAAATCCTTCAAAGTCGTCGTCGTAATCTTCGCCATCGTAATCTTCGCCATCGTAATCTTCGCCATATAATTCTGTTTCGTTTTCGCCTTCAAATATTTCGTCAAATTCAAGATCTTGTTCAACCATTTCTAATTCTTGTTTGTATTGTCTCACTTTTCCCAGACACAGATGCACAGCGGTCATGAGGTCTTGTTTGTTCATGGTTGGTATTCCAATTTTGAGATTAAGTTCCTTGAGTTTGAACAGAATGGAGAGGAGGGCTGTTAATATGTAGTCTTCCTGTTTGCTTTCCATGACTTCGAAAGTTTTGAATGAGTTGTCGGGTTGGCTGAGCAAATATTTGGACCAAATAAGAAGACTTTTATATCTAATGTCGTATTCTTTCACGCCGACAATTTTTTCAGATAATTTGATACTGTTAAAAACAATGGACCAAATTATCATTAAAGATTGATTTGTTAATCCATATTGTGTATTTTTTTGTCTCAAATATTCCGGCATTCGACTCTTCGGCACATCAGAATTAAAAGTCACGTAAGTGTTAAAAGGAGACATCTCAACGATTGAGTCGTACATTACGTTCAGCTTGTTCTTGGACTTCAAGTGTATCATCAGGTTGTCTAGATTCAAGAAGTAAAAATCGATCTTATCTCTGATCACGCCAGCGACAAACGGATCTTTGTCAATGAATTGTTCGAAGGACGGGATCTTCTGAATCTTGAGGACGATGTTCTTCTTGTGCTTGTTATACAAGTCCTGGGTTTTGTCGAGATTAAAGGCGTCTTCGAAATTTAAATTGGCGATTGCGAAAATCAAATTTTTCACGTCGTATTCCTGCACCTTTATATTTATCGCCTCTTCCAACAACTTGTCCTTCGTTGTCGACAACACATCTTTCTCCAACATTCTGTTAAACCGATCCAAATCAGAAGTTTTTACATCTTTTATACGAACATACAACTTTTTCGGATCCATTTGACCATAAAGTTTGTTTATTTCATAAGCAATGTATTGTGAAATGCTTTTGAATTTGAGGTTGTTGACTACAAAAACAAAACTATCGTCGAGAGGAGATAGAACGTTTCCTTCTGCGTAGATATTAGTTGTTCCTGGAGTTTCGACCACCGATTCTCCACCTCCCTGAAGATCGGGGAGCTTAATATTCTCCATTTCGAAATGTTCAATTTCCTTGTCACTTGGAAAGTACCACTTTGCCTTAAAACTTTTTATTTTGTTTTTAACCTCTTCAGGTAAAGCTTTAGCAGAATAGAGGTCCAAGATACGATTGGCAAACTCGTCTCTTTTGCTTGGCAAAATGTCAAACAGCTGATCCTTCAATGCGGTCTTGTCCTCGGACGCCGTCACATTTTTAGATATGGCGTAATCCACAAAAGCATGCAAAGCAGCAACCTTTAAGTCAAACAGATTACGCTTAAGGACTGACCTAATCTCGTTTTTGCGCACTATTCTAATCAGCGAATTGGGGTCGGTGTAGTTTACGATATTTCGTTTTTCGTGCAAAGCTAAAATAGTATCTAAATCTGGAGCGTTTGAATAGACTTCGGTTCTGCCATAGTCTTGAACTAAAGCGCCAACTAATTTTTTCATACTTCGTTTTTTATCTTTGGAAATATATTTTTCTAGATTGTGCTTTCTTAAAACCTTTTTTAGGTTAATTTCTGCGATATAGGATAAATAAACGGCGTCTTTTTGTTCCATTTTGTGTTGATTTTGTTGAAGTTCATTTCGAGCTTGTGAGAGAGCTAAACCGTATATATTTTCTCCAGTTTTAGATTTTCCGATCCCCATAAATTCGTTTGCGGAATAATATAAAATGGTCGTGTGATGGGTATTCAGCAACGCCTCCTCCGCCTTCTTGTACTGCCTCACCTTTTCTTTGATACCCGTTTGGGCCGCGGATTGGATAGCCGTCTTTTTGAGATGCTTTCGGATTTCCTCGAACGACGGTATAACATCTTTAGGAGACATTTTCGCCAACTCTTCTTTGAAAGTTGATTCGGACAACAAATTGGCGTAAACATAGTTTACGACGCTGACATAAGTGCGCGAATGTGCCTTGAATGGCATAATGGCGTCGTTCGCCAATTTGCCGAAAGGCTTGTCTAAACTATTTTTAACAGTAACCGCAAACATTTATTAATTAGGTTTTTTAACCCATTCACTTGAAACGTGCCACACCCGTCGCAGAGCGACGGGGGTAACCCTTTCAGATGCGCTTCGGGTTTGAACGAGATTTTGGATACGAAAAATGAGCTAATAAATGTTTGCAGTAGAAGGACATCGAGTCGAATCTGCGTCAGCACAGATACTACAAGATTTACAATACAAAGTATGGATATTGTTGAATAAAGATATGGATGATGTGGAAGATAGAAAATCCTCGTCGTCGGTAATTCTCAATTTGGCCGAGCGGCTTTCGGCATTGGAGGCCAAGTTCCGCGAACTGGAGGCCCAAACGCAGAACAACAGGATTGTTATAGACATGATTGTTCCTCCCGGATCGTCCGTTAAATCTATTCCGGAAATGAATGCGAAGCTGGACGCGGTCGCCGCGAAATTGAAATTATAAATATTTTTTGTTTTATCCTATCTTAAGGATAAAACAATCCAAACATTACATACAACTGCGACGCACATAGGTCATCGAGTTGCAACTGCCGTATGCGTGGTCCAGCGTAAAATAGCCCGAGCAGCTGGGACCGGCTCCAGACCTAGCCCCGGTCAAGGTCTGATACCCGTATGTTTGGTAATCCGGGACAACATAGAACCCTTGAGTGGCGGTGACTGGCACCGGCACCTTTATGTCTCCGGACGCGTTGTAACACGCCAATGGTGCATAAGAGCAATTTCTTTTAGAAGTATCCATTTATTTATTACACTATTTAGGTTTATTTTTATCATTATTTATTTATTTTTATGTTGTATGAGTTTGGGAGGCGAATATCGGGTTGAAAGTGTGTATATTTGGTGAAGGAGTGAAAAAATATATTTTTTCACTAATAAATGAATATTTTAAATATTTTGACAGTTGTTGCGCTATGTTCTTCTTTCGCTTATTCTATGCGAATGGGACCACCGCCGAGCCCTGAACCAGAAGTCCTCAATTATCCCCAACACAAACTTCTAGGGCCTCATTCCGAAATGTCGTCCGAAAGGCTAGCTCTCAAGTACTTGGGTCAAAACGGATTCCTATCCTCCGCGTGTAACCCCTTAACTCGCGGAGATAGCGAGGATGGGCAAAACGCCTGCACCAGACAAGAATTCAGAAAAGCCCTTAGACAATTCCAGCGCGAAAATGAACTACTCGTTACTGGCACTATTACTCGACAAACTATCAACTTTATAAACGAAAATAATAACAGAAACACCGTTATTACTTATCTTAAAAAATTTAATTATATTTATGGCGACATTACTCCTTTAAAATTACATGAGAGTGTTTTAAGGTTTCAAAAGGAGAGTGGGGTAGTTCCGCAAACGGGCGAGATCGATTTTCTGACATATATGTTTGTTATTGAACACCCACATGGATGTCCGGGAGGGCTAAATCCGAACATTGCTGTTTATTAAATCTTTGGGTACAAATTAATTTTTAATTTACGATCGTAAATTAAAAATTTTTACAATGGGTCAAGTTGTTCGATAATTTGCAATGTTTTTGCAAATTAGAAGTTCGGGGGAGAGTGTTGGGAAGAGCGTTGGGAAGAGCGACAATTTTTATAAATCGTTTTTTATGGTTTGACGGATTCAAATCAAACTTTCAAAATTTTTCTAATGTATGTAATGTCCGTTTTAAGCTGTTGCAAAGTTATATTTTCGTTCATGCTCACAAATTCTTCGGGATCGAGGTTTGTAAATTTTGAAATCCAAAAAAAGATGCCTGATATCCACAAATTATTAATTTTATCGCTTAAAATCTTTTTTTTCTTTTGATGACAAACAACTATAATATTTTCGATATCGTCGTAATAGTGTATGGGGATTGAGTACTTTTTCATCAGGTTTTTGAGATTTTCTTTATGAGTCGTCGTAAAAGCGTAAATCCGGCCTTGATCTAGAGGATGTTCTTGAAGAGCCACTTGGCAATTTTTGAGACCTTTAATGGCAATTTTATGATTAATGTTAAAAATGGCTAAAATGTCTTCGAAATTCTTTGGATTGTTTAGATAAAAATAAGCGTAATATACAGAGGCGCACATAATAGACAGTTTGTTGGATCCTTTGACAATCTTGTTTTTTGAAGCTCGATTAAATATTTCTTGAGCCAAATGAGACACGTTTTGATCACAAATTCCAAACCTCTCCAAATTTTTGCAAAAAGTTGACTTGCTTTGAAAACTAGGACCATTGTGACATGAAGTGTATTCTGTCCCTTCAGCACAAAAACTTTTTGCAAAATAAGTGTAACAATCTGCACATGTTGTGCCATATTCGTCTTTGACAATATTATGGTGGGAACACATGTTAGTTTATTAATCTTTTATTTTAAAGTTTTTTATATTAATATTTTCATTTTGCTACTTTTATATATATTTATATAAAAAAAGTTAAAAAGTTTGCGGTCAAGCAGCACTACTGCTACTAACTGATTCATTACGCGACGGTGATTCATTACGTGATTTAGAAGAGGAAAAGGATACAACTGAGCCCAAAACTCCAACTATCAAAAGAGCAGCTCCTAAGTAAAGCAACCATTGTTTATATGCAATAGCAGTAAATCCACTAACGTTAATGTTGATAGGTGTGTCTGGAATCAATCCTGGGCCTTTGAGAGGAGGTGTGTATAGTTTCCACGCGTCTGGATTTTTGACGTACACGTGGAAATAGATGGGATTGGTGGCCGAATATAAAACATAAACGCTCCCGGGAACACCCTGAGTAGTGGGCGTTGGGGCGATAGTGCCCCAGTTGACGGTGTTGCGGCTGGTGAAATCCGAATGGGCGAAAGATCCTTGCTTGACCCACTGGCCGATGTTGAAATCGAAAAAATAATAGTTGGCCGTTCCCAAATCTAGATACACATCGCCCTTTGGTTTTGTAGGGGGGCCATTGCCTTTCACGAACACGGGAATTCTGAACACTTTAGAATGGTCCGGAGAAGTTTTGATCGCGTTTTCGCAACTCTGCGACACTCTGGAATAAAAAGTTGTTTGAGGAGGACTAAAAGAAGTATGATTGCCCGCAGCATCGATTGAGGCACCTTGCCAATCGAAAGCCGCACAACTTTTGTTGGCTGCGCAGGCGGCGGCAGCCATCGATGCTGTTGGGAAGCTGGTAACGGTAGCGCTGAGAGGTTGATAATCGCAACCAGTCATAAATCTGATTAAAGGAGAAAAGGCGTGTGAGAATACAGTTTCATCTACCCAGTTGAAATAAAGAGTCAGACAGCCTGCTCCGGCCAAGATGCTCAATGGGAAGAGATAACGACCAACAACAGAAACTCCGCCGATGATGGACACAAATGGTATTCCAAGTACAATTGCCACAAGGATGATGATTTGCCACAAATCAAGACCTTCAGCTTTAGCAGAAGCGCTTTGGTCAATTTTGTCTTGTAATGTTTGCAAGATAGTATTTTTGGATACAGCTTCTTGAACACAAGATCCAAAAATATCCGCGAATTGCTCCATCAAGTTGTTCTGGATATAGACGTTGCCTTTGACCCGCGTAACAACGATGGCCTGGTTCTCGCTCATATTCGCCGCGCAACTCTGACTGATCGCATTAACGATTTCGGTGCTGGCCTTGAGCAACATATCGATGTCGTTCTTCGCATCGGCGAACTGGAAGAGGTTGAGCCCGCTCACGATACTTTTGGCCGCTTGAGCAATCTCCATGGTCAGGGCCTGTTGAATGTCTTCTTGGATAAGGGCGTTCATTAGGGACTTCATGTTGATGTTGGCCTTTTGTGTGAATTTGTTGCCCGAAATAACCACATCTCCGTCTACGTCGGTGACACTGATAATTTGGGTTTGGTCGGTTGAAAGTTTGGTTTGTGAGACTATATTATTGGACACTCTGGCAATAGCCTCGGTGGTGACTTTGGTTATATTTTTTGAAACAGATGCTCCCATTTATTACTTGGGAAATACACACACACTACACTTTTTATACACTTAAGGAAAAATATAACCCCAATCTTAAAATTCTCGAAAAACAAATGGAATGTCGTTTATAGTTACCGCCAAAAAAAGATAATAATAACCCTTCAATAAATGCGTTTTTATGTTTTTTTACTATTAATCTCGGTAATATACGAGACTCAGGGCAGACAAAGCGGCGAATCATGTACGACCGACGATAATTGTTTACCTTGGCTATCTTGCATCGGCGGAGTGTGTGCACAATGCAGCAGACAATACACACATTGCTCTTTAGATAACACGACATGGCCTTGTTGCGAAGGAACCAAATGCTACGAATATCCCGGCCTGCCTTCCATGTGCACCCGCAAATGTAACACGGACTCGGAATGCCCATTCTCGCAGGGGTGTTTGAACTCGGAAAAGGTGTGCGTGGATTGTGTCAGAAGCGGACAAAAGTGCGACCCTGTGGCCGCTTGGCCATGCTGCTCCGGAAAATGCGAGAACGGAGTGTGCCAAACCGTCAACATCCGCAAAAATTGTATTTACGACACTTGCTTGGAACACGGCGACTGCTGCGAAGGCCACAAATGCGTCTCCTATTACGAAAATAAAACATGCATGCCGGAATGCAGCAAACACAGCGAGTGCGGATCCGGGACTGGGTTGAGTTGCTACAAGAAAACGGCATGCAACAATTGTTCGCGCATTGGAGTCATGTGCTCTTTGGGGAAAAATACAGAATGCTGCTCTAACAACTGCGTTCCGATCAGCAACAACCCCAAAATCAAATTCGGCAGATGCTCCACTTTCCCCGGAGAACACCCAGATGACGCCTCGCACCCCCTCTTTTCGATCAACGAAGCTGGACATTACGTCTTAACCCCCTCAACACCTTCGCCACCTTCGGTACGATACATATAAACCAATAAATTGTTTAATGGATAAAACATCCATTAAACACAAATTGATTTAATTTTCCGTGTCCATCCAGACGGCTCCTACGATCCATTTTGCGTAAAGAGGGTAAAGGGGGTGTTCGGGTCTTGTTTTAAACACCTTTTTAAGAAATTTAAGCGCATTTACGCCTCGAAATCTCAAAGAAAATGTCTTGTGGTTTTTTTCGAACGATAATCCTGTTAATTCTGAAATTTCATCACAAGCATTATTAAAGATAACCTCTGATTTTAAACAATCTTGTAAAAGGCCAATACTGCACTCTAAGTCGTCGCTAATCGAAGGGTCGGAAATGTAGTAAATTTTGTCAGCTAAATAAGAAATTGTTAAAGATAAGGATAGACCGTTTTTGAGATCGACAGATTTACATTGCGCGCCGAGTTTTAAATTCTCTCCAATAAGTTCTGGTAGTAGTAAAGAGATCGTTCGTGACATTATGTTTATTTAAAAATAAATAAACGATGTCTTTGCAAAATGAAGAAATATTAACTCTCTTCTACAGCAATTACTCCAGTAATTGCAAAGCTCTGCTACAATATTTAAACAATTCTAAAATTATGGAAAAAACAACCATAAAATTTATAAATATTGATAATTCGGAGATAAAGCAATTGGTGGAGAGAAAGTTCACCAGCGTGCCTGTGTTGGTGGTAATAGACGGAGAAGACATTTCGGCATACACCGGAAAGAATGCGTTTGAGTGGTTTGTCGACTTCTACGCCGAAAAAGAAAGTCAAACCATCACAACCGAATCAGAAGACATGCTCAAGCTCCGACCTGAGCCTTCCAAGGAACAAACCAGAACTAAAACAATCACTGAACTTGCGGCCGAAATATCTAAAGGTAGAGAGTCCATAAATTAAGTTAATTTTTAAGTCCTCAAGGACTTAAAAATTTTGGACCATAGAGACCTTAATAAAAGGTATCTTTAAAAATTCGTTTTTCTTTATCTTTCAAGGATAATTTTAAAGCTTTCTTTAGCTTTAAAACAAATTTATTTAAGATTTGTGAACTAGTTTAATTTCTGGTCTTAATCGACTAAAAATGGCTTGAAGTGCGGGATACTTGTTTGTTCTATTTTTCTTCACTTTTAGGTCATCAAATACCTTTTTCTTAGATATACAGGTTGTAGTTGGACTTAGGGTCAAAATGTACTCTTTGACCGCTTCCTCAAATGAGTCAGATTGCAAGGTCAAATTGTCTATAGTTCCATCTTCTTTCAGATGAGTGATGGATGTTAAGTAGCTCGTGTTTGGGAGTGGGACAACGGGTCTAAGTGCGCGTCTATTCAGATTGGCAATGAACTGAGTCAATTTTGAGTTGACTTCTTCCACGTCTTCTCCGTCCCGTTTGGAGAGATAGTCGACAATATACTTGACATCCGAGTAATGAAGTCGATACATTTCCTTTTCTTTCTTGTTCCTAAAGCGGGATAACAAGTTTTTCAGCTGAGCTTCAATTAGATGGTAATTGGATACCATAAAAATATCAGAATAATAAAATTGGTCCTCTTTGACTCTGCCAGTGTTGTACGTACAAAGCCTAGATTTAAGCTTACTTGTATCATCGACTCCACCCACTTTAAAATTGTTGGTTTTAGCATAGAGTTCAGTCGTAGCAATGTAAATAACTTGAGTACGCGTTACAGGGTCATCTTTAATCATCATTTCTTTTAAGATAAGAGTATATTCTTTGGTATCTTCCAGCTGTTCTTTTAAATCTTGAATTTTTTTATCTTTTTCTAAGGTTAAATGTTCCATTTTTTTCTGTGTTTCTTGAACAAAGTAGTTGATTATGATCCTATTGCATTTATCGTAAAATTCTATGGAGACCCAAGAGGCTATATCCAAGATAAGTTCTTTAGGTACGTAGGTACCAGTAATTTTTTTATTTAGTTCGTCATTGTTTTGAAGCTTGACTTCGTATAAAAAGCTGCCCTCCACATGTGGAGGGCAGCTTTTCTGGTAGTATTCAATCATCTTTTTAGTTTTTTCTAAACGCGTCCAATGAAAATAATTTTTTCCTCCTTGATTACATAATTTAGTTGCGTTAAAATACCCAGTAACCTTATCTATGACCAATTTAAACTCTCCAAAGAGACCATAATAAAAGGTGTCTTTAATGTGTTCAAAGCATATATCAATTAGTGTGTTTTCCATGTTTATTTATATCTTAATTTTTATTAAAAATTCATTTTATATTTCAAGGATAATTTTAAAGCTTAAAAAAAAGCTTTAAAATAAAATTTATTTAAGTTGAAGTTTAATTATCCAAAATAAGTTCTTTAGGCACGTAGGTACCTGTAATTAGCATCTTTATTAGCATCCTTAACTTCGTAGAGAAAAGCTGACGCTCAGATCTGCGTCAGCTTTTTTGGTAGTATTCAATCATTTTTTTTTGATTTTTCAAGACGGCTCCAATTGCGATAATTCTTGCAACCATAACTTGGTCGCATAACTTGGTCGCATCAAAGTACCCAGTTTTAGTATCAATGACCAGCTTAAAGTCTCCGAATAGACCATAATAAAAAGTGTCTTTGATGTGCTCATAAATTCTTCATTTATTCAATTTTAATTTTAAAAATTTAGATATTTTAAAATAAAGTTAAAAGAACCCTAATTTGAAAGTTAGACTTCTTTTCGAGAGTCGTTAATTGTGGTCATTTCTTCCACCAATTCATCTTCTGTAAAAGTTGATTCTGAAAGGTCAATATTGTTACCTTTGAAGACAACATTTTTAGCCTTCAAGTTCTCCTTAATGACTTCTTCAAGAGAGATACCAAGAGAACGCATATATTCTTCTTGTCTTTTATTTGAATCTTCTAGTCTAATTATCATTTCTTTAAGCTCGTTGTTCTCCACTATTTTTTCTTCGTGTTCTAAGGTCAACTTTTCCATCTGTTCTTCAACTTCTTTAATTTTGTTTTTAAGCTTGGATTTATCCATTTTCTTAAACTTTGACAAAGTAGTTGATTATTACCTTATTGCACTTGTCGTAGAATTTTATGGAGATCCACGAGGCTATATCTAAGATGAGTTCCTTAATTAAGATTGTCATTATTTTGAAGCTTGATTTCGTATAAAAAACTGCCGTCGGAATTCCGACGGCAGCTTTTTGATAGTATTCAATCATACGCTTAGATTTCTCAAGAACTTTCCGTTGTCTAAAAGGCTTACTTCCAGCGTCGCATAACTTGGTCGCATTAAAGTACCCAGTTGTACTAATTTTAATGGTTTCAATAAACCATTAAAATTAAAAATTAGCAAATTGAATATCCAAACCATGAATCCAAAGTTCGGGACAGTTTAAAAATAGTTTAAATGGAGTATGAATATTTCCAACCTAATATATTAAATAGTTCTTTACAAATAGTATGATGAAATCTTTTTCTTTCCGAAGTTTTTAAGGTCAGAAAATCCATCTCGTTGCATGGGTGTCCGTGCTTTCTAAGCAATTGGTACAGGACAAATTGCGCGTTGATAAAGTTTTTCCGTTTGGCGGGCTTTCCGTCGACGTCTTTGCTAGTGTACAGATTGTCGTACGTTTCGGTCAACTTGTCGAAATCGTCTAGAAGAGAGTCTTCCAGATACTCAATGTTATCGCAAGGCTGTCCAGTTAGCATGTGGTGTATGAGGACAATATCATCGTAAAACTTTTTGAGCTCCAACTCTTTCAGGATCTCCAGAACCAGAGCCCTGGTTACCTTCTCGTACTTCTTTAACTTGTCTGTTCGAGACTTGGGGTCCAAAACGACCAGCTTTCGTTCTACGAGTTTTGTTTCGAGCAAGGTATAGATCTCGTCGGGGATGTGTGTTTTCTGTTTGCCCTGGTATTGGATAATGCAATCCCGGAAATGCACCTGTCTATTGTAGGTGTATTTGCTGGCCATGTTTACTCTTCCAACGTCTGAAAAAGAAGACGTGTTGCAAATGAGGGACTGTTCTGTGGAACATAGAGCGCATACTGCCCTGTCCTCGTCTTTTATGAATTCGGTTTTGTTTCCACACACGCACGGTGGAGGGCTAGAACGGGGCATGTTTATGTAATGTTTTATCATAAATTCAAAATTTTTGAGACTAGTGTAATCTTTTAGCTTTTGTAAAAATTCTTTCTTTGCCTCTTCTTTCTTCAAAGCATGCTCTTTCAAAATTTGTCTGTTTGTATTGAAAAATGGAATAACCATTGTTTGGTTATTCAAAGCGTGATATTTTTCCAAAATTGGCTGCACATCAAAATTAAAATACCTCAAATTCTCAAACTCGTCTATCTCTTGCAACAAGTTTGACAAATTAAACTCTATCATACGAACCATTCTAGGACGCAGGCGAAATTTATCCTTATAAGACAACAAATTCTGCAATTGAGTTACTGTCGTTTTGAGCTTCTTCATTTCTGTTTCTCTAGTACCTATAAAGTTTTGGATTTTTGAATACAACTCCAAAATATCCATAGAAACTTTCTGACACTCTTTTCTTTTCTTATCCATATTTATAATATCCAATTATCTTTATAATAACCCATTATTATTAAAAATAGGCTCTTTTTTACCCACAAATACATTTTTTTTATTTTTTTAAATTAAAGAGATTTAAAGCATACAATTTCAAAAATTTGAAATTAAATAAATATTTTAACCTTTTCAAAAAGAATCAATAAATATGGAACCGGAGAAGTTAACAATCTTGGCGTCGAGCAAGGAAAAGCGTTACATTCGTAAGATCAAGACAACTCCCGAATGTCTGAAAAAATTTTTATTCACTCCCACCAAATCCGCCTCCCTGTCTCTCGGAATGATGCTCATCACCTCCGACTGCAAAGCGGTGTTGCTCAAGAGAACAGCTTCCTTTCTATACCCCCTCGTTAAAAAAAACTCCCTTCTCTTAAACGACTGGATTGTGGACGCTTTATATCCATCGGAGATATCAGAACTCGCCTCCAAAACACCCTTTCCAAAAAGCGCGAAAGGGTTAAGTCCCATCTACATATTTCCGGGAGGACATTCGAACAAAAACGAATTTGCCATTCACACATTGTTACGAGAATTGAAAGAAGAAACTTCCATAAATTTTTATTTAAATCAACTAAAGTTTCACCAGACTTATTTTTTCGAAGTGGTAATTCTTGATTTAATGATAATGAGAAGGTTCAGAAATTTAGTTTTCCCGGTAAAAGTTGATTTGACGAGTAGAGAGATTGCGCGGAATTTCAAAGAGACTAAGCATACGAGGGATCCATTGTTTGTGGATATTTTTTATTGTCAAGATCTTGTCCAAGCGTTGTTAACTGTGCAGAACATAATGTTGTTGAAGTGAATTTTTAATGATAGTATATCATTAAAAAAAATAACAATGACTTTGCACTGGTAGGGTCAAAGAAAACCCATTTTTACTTTCGACAACCAGTTTTTAAAACCTTTTTTATTTTATCCTCCTTTTTGAGGATAAAATATTTTATATGTAACGAAGGTTTCTTCTTCATCTTATCCGCCGTTAGCCCGCTTTGTGTTACCAAAATCCACAGGTGGTACGTGGCGTTTAAGTAAAGATCTGGATTAGTCGGGCTCCCTGAGCTTGTTCGAGTAGACGCGTCACGGCTTTTTGAACTCTCAGTTCCAAACAAATTCTCCTTTTGGTTTTAAACATTCCACCTGCCCTGCCTTTATTTTGATCTTGAAATTAAAGATTATCGCGTTTTACAATTTTAGTTCTATGAGTAGGTGAAAATATCCATCCGATTTCGTTGTTTATGTTTTGTATTCTGTGATGAAATCTGTCTCTATCTCGGGCAAGCATTTCCCATGGGCCGCGTCTGTCTTCTTTATCGACGAATATAATGATAATTTTCTGAGAAAACCTAATCTTTTGTCGAGGAGGGTAAAAAGTAGACATTTATTGTTAAACTTATTCTTTCGAAAGATATATGGCCTTTTCCGAGTCCGGCAGTATGTAATGCATCAAGAAATGGAAATTTTTGGTGAGTTCAAATGTGCTCATATTCATTAACGAATATTCTTCGTTTAGTTTAACTGGTAATAACTCGTCTTTGAACACATATTTGATATTATCAAACCGAGATGAAGTTATAATCCGTGATTCAAACGACTCGCGAAAAATAATATAGTCGCTCAAATTGCGGATATTTTCCACCAACAAACTCAAATTATACTTCGCCATCACGTTTTTAATTATCTCAACCGTATCCTCCTCCTTTTTAACAGTTTTGAACGTTATCTTTTCCTTTCTCAACACTTGATTACCCAAATCAAGGTACAGATTTAGAAGATCTTTAACCAACAACCCAAAATTATTAAACGTTCGTTGCAAACCCGGATCTTTGTACACACGAGTTTATGCACATTCTCACCCTCTTTCAAATCAAACGTGTCGGAATACCACTTTTGCCCTAGTTTATCCTCTGATTGTACCTTCCCCAAAACATAGATATTTTCCTTGTCTTCTGATCTTTCACGGCTAAATATAGAAAAGGGGGGCGAATTAAACCACAAAATGTCTACGAATGTGTTCCAAGGGTATTTGGAAGCGAGTATTTGGAAGCTGTCGCTTATATGTAGTATTTTGAAAAAAATATTATTTAAGTAAAGATTATTTCCACCTAGAATAACGTTGTCTTCTTTAGTGCCAATTTTTTGATATAGCGATAATTTTTGAGGACATGTTAAGCCGTGATCTATTTGTGTTGGATGTTGATAATTGTTCATTTTTTTAAAGATAATATGGCCATTTGTGAATGAGTCATTTATTTTAAAGTCGATATCAAAATCAAATTTTTTGAGTTGTTCTATCAAAGAATTTATTAACTTTGCTGAAGAGTCACCAATATCGGTCTGTTCATTACATTGATGAGCCATAATGTTATCGTAACCGGAAATGAAGACAAAGCATTTTTTGCACTGGAAATTAATATCTCGGTGCATTGTGCATTTCTTTGTCTTCTGGTGTGCCGCCAGAAGCTTTTTTTCTTTGAAAAACAAGTTGCAATGATGACATTCAAACATTTTATTTTAAAGATAAAAATAATTTAAATTTTTCATTTTCTCTTTTTAACCTAATAAAGGTTAAAAGAAACCAAATTAACCATTCTGGTAAGCGGACACGGTAATTTGCAAATTTGTCAACTGCGTCAATAACAGAGCTATACAACTCCGCGGGCGTTGTCGATACGTCGCTGGCTGAACCGCTAGTATTGAACTTTTTTCGTATCGTAAAATACATACAACCCAACATTAGACGTCCAATTTGCATTCAAATCGAAAGAACCGTTCAGAGCCATGTAACCTACATGTATAGTCGGGATCCATCGGTCATATGTGTTAAATGGAGCCGTATCATATATATGGGTAGTAGCAACGGCTGTTGCGGCACTATTAAACGCCCCCGCATTGTGGGGTTGAACGATGACAATTCTAGACCCTGGAAGTATCACGAGTCTGTAGTAGGTCCATTTGGTTGGTGCCACAATAGAGTAGTCGGCTGTTGAGTTGGCATTGATTGGTTCGAAGATGACGTTGGTTGACGTTCCTAACACTTTGGCTCCAATACCAGATGTTCTAAAAAATTGTTGTCCTTCGTTTCCTACAACTCCGCGTCCTCCGACAGTTACAGTCATATTGGCAGAAGCTCCTTGAACACTCGGATCTGCCAATATGACATATGTTTGAAAAATATCATTCAAATAATTACGTCCCGCAACTTTCGCTGTTCCTGTTCCTATTCTGAAATATGGGCCAATAACACCCCCAAAATTAGAACTTTCAGGAGTAATTTTATATGTGGGTGTTTGCAAAGCAACACTTCCCGTTAAAAAAGTAGATATTTTGTTTCCATAAGATGTTCCATAGTATCCTTGCATAAGAGATACAAATGTGGTAAAAAACGTTGTTCCAGTATCTCTTGTTGCAATAGTGTAAAAAATAATTTCAGCAACTTGATCGGCAGGGAAATTTCTATAATACGCATATTCTATGATTTTAAGACTTTTGGTCGTATTTACGGTTGTGTAATCTGGCACAAAAGCCACATACGTAGCTTGTTGGCTGGCTCCATTTGGCCAAATAGGATTGCAAATTCCACCAGGATATGTCCATATCTCACGCGTATCCACACCTGAATTGGTATATCGAACATACGCTGTAAAAGACGTATATGTTATTGTGGTTGTACCAATACCGGTTAAAGTTGGATATGTAATCCCCCCGGTAAATTGTACAAGATCCGAACCAGTTGTTGTCGCGTTTAAAACGCTCCCGCTCATGCTGAGACCCGTTCCGAGAGAGATATCGGTTGCCGCTGTGCTGGCGGAACTGGATCCCTTCAGTTGACTAGTAGCTCCTAAAGCGGCGAGCTTAGTGTTCGTGATGGCGCCGCTCTTGACCAACCCAATGCCCGAGTTTGGAGATGTTTCGGTTAGATCTCCTGAAGTATCGAACTCGACCACCCCGAATTGCGCATTGCCCGCCTTATTGAGAGTCGTTTGATCGACACCCAGAGTGCTCCCGCTCATGCTGAGACCAGTTCCGAGAGAAATATCAGTTGCCGCTGTGCTGGCGGAACTGGATCCCTTCAATTGACTAGTAGCTCCTAAAGCGGCGAGCTTAGTGTTCGTGATGGCGCCGCTCTTGACCAACCCAATGCCCGAGTTTGGAGATGTTTCGGTTAGATCTCCTGAAGCATCGAACTCGACCACCCCGAATTGCGCATTGCCCGCATTTGCAGCGGAAACTCCTGTCGCGTTTAGTATCGATCCGGTCATTGATAGTGCTTAATTAAACTCTATTTCATACAATTAACATTCTTTTAGTAGTTGGTAGTATGAATTTTTACTAATGGATTAAAAATCCATTAGTAAATTTAAATGTTTATCGTATTTTTCTCGAGGTTCCGCAGTTTGGATCATCAATGACCAATTTTTTGTCCATAAAAGTTTGAAAAACTTTTTGGCATAAATAATTTATGTCTTGAGCATTCCAAAAAGCCATCCGTTTATAATCCTTCAAAACTCCATTTGTTTTGACAATGTCTTTGAATTTCGGATTCTTTATCAAATTGTCCACATCTTTTTGGTCGAACGCAAAATCTTCGTCTGGCACCACCTTTAAACGATTAGCCACCAAATCAACGAGGTCTTTCTTTTTCCAATTTTGGCACCGTTTGCCCACATTGCGCTTTCTTTTATCTTCCGAATCATCTCCTTCAATTTTCCTCAGACAAAAATCATTAGATGTTCTATTTAATAGACCAATATAACCATATGGATTGTTTGATATTTTTTGCTGAGTTGACCCCTTTTTCATATCTTCTATTTGTTGTTTTTCTGAAGACGAACATAATTTCCAATAACCATTCGATATATTACTTTTACACTTGTATGCATCCGGATTCAGCCACACAAACGCTTTATTAGATTCTATACGATAATACAATCTAAAGTTATTCAAAACCATATCTCGAACAAAATTTGCTTGTTTGAACTCCTTATCTTTAAGGTTTTGTTCACTTGACGTTATACAATTCAATAATAATTTTTCCTGTAAATATAAAGGCAACTGAACCATATATTGTTGTAATTGCGCCAAGTTTTGACTTTTAAATAATTTTTGTATCAAACTAACCATGAATTTTTTTTGATTTTCTGAAACGAGCTCTTGGATACTTTTTCCTTTAAAGACGGTTGTGTATCGTGTGTAAAATTGTGTGATGTATGGATCTTCGGTTTCCTGAGCGTGTGTAGCGGCGTAAAAGATGTTGCGGGTGTTGAATAGGTAGTAGACGCCGTCTGGTCGTGTAAATAATATTTCTTTAGAGTGTATTAGATCTTTAAGAACCGAGTATATTTCAAATTCGGAAAATTGTTGCGCCGCGCTGATTTCTTCGAAAGTCGTGGGATATTGCGAGACGCGCTCAATGACAAACGCCTTCAGTTGTTGATATTCGCGGGAATACCTAAAATAGAGCAACTTGTAATTTCTAGGATCCATTCGACCTTCGATCACAGCTTTGTTATCGCATTGGTAATTGCAATTGGTATACTCGCAGGCGCGAGTCCCGTCCAAATTGGGATTGACAACCTCGTTTCGGTCTTTGTTCAACTCGCAGTCGAAAGCGCATTCTTTTAGTGCTCTGATTATTTTTTGTATGGCAAAATCTTTTGGCTCGGAGATCTGATACATGTGCAAATCTATACTCTCCGATCTATCTTGGAGAACAGCCACATAATGGTAAATAGATACTTTGGGGGTTATTCCGGCTTTCAAAAGGTCGTTATGGGACCCCAAACGTAAACCTCTGGCGATAATTTGGCTGGTTTCGGAATAGTTCCAATGAGGAGTTAAAATGTATTCGGATTGGATATTTTTGAAACTGAAGCCTTCCATAATAACTCGAGAGCCCAATATTGTGGATATATATTCGCCATATATATTTCGTGGGTGGTTAAATTCGGCGATAAGAGCTCTTGTTTGAGCGTCGCTGGAGGTTTCGTTGGTGAAGATAGCGTACCGTTTGCGTTTGGATTTGAAGGAAGCGCCGGCTACGGCGCGCGTGTAGCCGTTTAGTTCCAAGATGAGGCTAAGAACGATTAGACCGGATCCTTTGACGAATTCTGAGAAGACGAAGGATGACCGGTTGTTGTCGTAGTCATCGGCTAATTTTTGTATCAAGTCATTGTATTTGGTCGAATATTTGACCAAATTTGCACGGATCTCTGTTGCAAATGACGATTTTTTGAACTTATATCCAGTCGAAGTTTGCACGATGTTTTCCCGAAAGCCTTGACTTCCATAACTACCATCCGGAAATACAAACAGTGCTGCTTGTCGAGAATAATTAAAAATAGATTTCTCTGCTTCGTCCTTAATTTTCGCCTCGTTATAATATTTTGTTTGAAAATCATCCATAACAACCGGATATACTTTTAAATGCTGAAGCGTTCCAATTAACTTTCCTATTTCATCTCGGTCAATATCGGAAGCCATTGCTCGCAAATATGACACATAACCTTTAACTTTTTGTTTAAAAATATTTAAGTTATTGAGGTCATTTTTTTCCAGTTTATTTTCACGTAAGATGAGGTTCATTAAATCTATAATTTCTTCTGGTTGATCTTTCATGGGAGTTCCAGTTAATAGGAGAATTTTTCTGTTTTGGAGAGAATCGAACAATTTGGACAGCTCGAAATACACGTTCAAATTGCTCTTCTCGTCGCTCTTCTTCAGATTGTGAGCCTCGTCGATAATGAACAGCGTGTTTTCAAACGTCAACAGCTTTTCCCTTTCGCTCGTCTTAGACAACGTTTTTGCAAACACTTCGAACGTGTCAAAGGTATAGTTTACCTTGACATTTTTGCGTATTCTCTTGAATTGTTTCTGCCCTTTTGTGTATTTTTCGATCCCTTCCAGATATTTCGCATGTGTACACACATTTGCTATCTCATTTATAAAATTAGTTTGTAATCCTTCTCCACGAGTCAATACAACTATTTTTTTTAACATAGTAGAAGGTAAGTTGTCTTGTTTATCTTGTTTGACTTGTATAAATTCTTCGGCGACACTGACCGCCGTGCACGTTTTTCCAGTGCCCATTTCATGCACTAATAACAAACCATCATAGTTTGTATGAGGATTAATAAAAGTTGAAATAAGTTTTTGATGAAGCATTAAATCTCCAGGATGTTGAGGGAATAGTTCTTCTTTAGGTAATTTACAATTAACAAATTCTGTAAGACTATTAATGTCCTTATCAAACATTGGCGTTTGAATTTTATTGTATAATGGTAGAAAATCATATAGCTTGTATTCCATTTATTTTTTATATTTTCTGTTTGACTCTTTTGAAATATAATTTATTTCATGCTACAACTTTAAAATTATTATAAATTTACTTTTTAAGCCTAACATCATGATTTTTGCACGATTCACGGTTTATAACAATAAATACGTAGCTAATAAATGTTTTATGATATTGACAGTGTTTGCGTTGTTGATGGCTCAAAAAATCTTGGTGAAATTTATATAAGTAACGCTGAATGTGCGAAAAATAAAAATTTGTTAAAAAACCTTGGCATTACTCATGTTCTCAATGTGGCAGAAGGAGAAGTACGAACAGGTTCTAAGTATTATCATGACCTCGGTTTAAAATATATGGGTATCGAATTGGTTGATTCGCCTCTTGAAAATATTTTGGTTTATTTTGAACAAGTTTCAGATTTTATCAATCAATGTCTTTCTAATCATGGTAAAATTGTTGTTCATTGCTCAATGGGGATATCAAGATCGGCAACTTGTGTTGTAGCATATCTTTTAAAGTATTGTGATATGGAGGTTTTTGACGCTATAAAATTTTTAAAACAGAAACGTAAAAAAATTAATCCGAATGAAGGTTTCATTAACCAACTACAAGAATTTAAATTAAAGATTAATAATAAAAGAAATTGGAAAAAATGAGTTATCCAAAATTAGTATAATAAACAAGATGATTGTCACTTTTATTTTTATTATTGCAACTTGCGCCTACTTTTTTCGTAAAAGGGGCAAGTATCCCGAAATCAAGCTAATGGAAGAAAGAACGTCTTTCAAGCCATTCGAATACCCTGGCTGCTACGAAAAATGGGACCTCCACGAACACGCGCATTGGTCATTCAAAGAGCTTAATATGCAGGACGATGTGAACGACTGGATAAACAACTTGGCCGACTCCGAAAAAACGTTTTTGATCCAAATACTGCGGTACTTCACACAAGGAGACGTCGATGTGGCTGCCGGGTATGTCTATTATCTGCAAATGTTCAAACAGCCGGAGGTGCGGATGATGTTGTTCGGGTTCGGGGCGAGAGAGGCGATGCATATCGCCAGCTACTCGCACCTGATTACAACTCTGAACCTGCCGGACGTGACCTACCAAGAATTTTTGCGGTTTAAAGAAATGAAGGACAAACACGAGTTTGTGTTCAACCGAAAGTTCAAGTCTCACCCAGTCACGCGATTTGTGAAATATTATTTGTTCGGCTACGACGAAAAGTTGGAGGAAATTGCGGTGCAAATAGCCCTATTCTCAGCCTTTATCGAAGGAGTGCAACTATTTTCGTCTTTTATCATGTTGCTCAATTTTACGAGACATGGACTAATGAAAAAAATGGGACAGATTATTCAATGGTCGATTGCAGACGAAACTCATCACACCAATTCAATGATGAGTTTGTATCGCACATTTGTAAGCGAAAATAAAAAATATATCCGCGAAGATGTGTTGCAAGAAAGAGTATATTTGACTGCGCAAAAAATAGTCGAGCTTGAAGACAACTTCATCGACCTTGCATTCAAAATGGGACCAATGCGCGACCTGAAGGCAGAGGAGGTAAAGCTGTATATCAGGTACATTACGGACAGAAGGTTATCCACTCTGGGATACAACTCTCTGTTCAATGTTCCCAGAAACCCTCTCGAATGGGTGGAAGATCTATTAAATGCGCCAACACATACCAACTTTTTTGAAAACAAGCCAACCGAATACGCTAAAGCCAGCTTGACCGGAGATTGGCCGTGGTAAAAAATTCAACGAAAATATTTTTAATGGTAATTAAAACCATTAAAAATAAAAATATGTGGTGTTAAAAATGTGTGTTAAAAATGTGTGGTGTTATATTTAACCTCTCATGACATTGATGTCTCCGCTTCTTTCCATGGTAACTGTATTTTGTGGAACCATTCCCATACTAGAAAAGATGCCTGTGTTGCTAGCATTCGTGTATTGAGGAACCATTCCTGTAGCCGCAAATCCCTGTGTGATGTTGCTTCCTTGCGGCGCTGCGCTCATAAACTTCATTAGATTGACATCTGTATTGTTTCCCGCCGTACTGCTAAAAGAGCTGTCTGCGACCGGAGATCTCATGAAAGCGCCCATATGGGACGACAATCCGTCGTCTCCGCTGAAATTCATGCCTCCAAACGTTTGCATTGCGTTTCCCGCAGAAGCAGCCATCAAAAGAGAAAGTTGATTATTGGTATCGTTGTCAAACCCTCCCATAACCTGCATTGCGCCTTCTTTAAGATCGATATGTGGCTGAACAGATGGTCTGAACCAGTCAGAGTTATGTGGGATAATGGGCAAATCTCCTCTAATGGGGTCTCCATGTGTCCTAAGACGTGATTTTTTGTTTGAGAACATAAACCTGTCATAAGTGACAGGTTGTACAATATCATCTCCTTCTCCAGTTGTTAAGAGGCCTTCATTTGCAAATGGTGTGTCACTGCGATAAGCCAATAAACTATCGGGAGGCAGATTGTATTGGATTTGGGATCCGTATTGGACACTAGCTGATCTAGGGGCGACTAAAGATTGGTAAGTTCCAGGAACAGACCAAAATTCCCCTTTGTGGGCAAAATCTTCGTTGGGCGCCGCCACACGATCGACTTTATAGGTCATGGAGGGCAAAAAATTTTCTTTGATAGCGGTTATCTTTTTCTTGGTCGCGAGCAGATAACCCATCCACCCGACAAAGACTCCAAATAATATTGCAAGACTGCGTTCAATCATATTTATTACCTGTTTGATATTTAGGAAAAACGCCAAACCCGTTTTCGCTTCTTACCTAAAATAAAAAAATAAGGTCAAAAATTATACACAGCTTGCTATTAATTTATTTAAATATAATGGGGGTTTTAACCTTTCTAAAATAAAACTTTGTTAGTTTGTAGAAATGTTTATTAATAATAAAAATGGAACAAGCCATGGTTAATATTAACTTCAGTGTCGATAAAGATTTGTTGTATGCGATTAAGAATTTTATGTCTGATCTGTCTTCAACAATAGTCGACGATTGCCCCGATAGCAATTTCGAAATGTACAACACTATTGTAAAACGAATTGACGCTACCAAAGTCAATTCTTATAATAAACTTATTTCCGGATTCAAGGTATTTTTCAAGGATAATAAAGAGTCATTACATGAAGGAGTGTTTGAGAGTCTTTCGAATCCCAATATTGCTTATGCGTCTGAAAATGGTACGTTTGCGTTTAATTTCGAAAAGATTTTTGAAAATTTGACCGAATCTGAACAAGAGACAGTCAAAGACCACCTAAATCACATTTGGAATTTGTTGAACGAAGAAAATAAGAGTCCCGAAGAAAAATATATAGACTCTATCTTCAAAAACCTGAAATCCAAATTCTCCCCAGATCTATCGAAAGATGAACAAATGGCCATCGCCAAAGAACTCTTTAACGACTTTCAGTCTCAAAAATTAGATATCGGACTCGTGGTCAAAATTGCTTGCAAAAAGGCAAGAGAACTGCTGTTAAACAACGGCTCCGACGCAGACTCTTCTACCTTGGCATTGATCGGCGCTGTTGAAGAAATTGACGTCAACAATTTTAACATGGTGCAATTTCTCGCGCTCATCGGCAAAGTGGGAACCTTGTTCAACAACTCTGTCGAAAGCAACCCACTGCAATCTATTTTGGCCAACGTGTTCACCGACAACTCGCTTTCGGCCAACTCTTTTCAGTCTCCGCTTCAACTCATCGAAAACGAAACACAACGAGAAGAAGTATTTCGAGCCTTAAACGCCATCAAATTAAACGGAGAAGAAGAATTTAAGGAGGAACAAAATCTTGAGTAAAAAAATAATTTTTAATGGTTCTTCAACCATTAAAAATTGTAATAGTGTTCATGCGTAATGGTGTTCATGTGCGAAACATGTTTCGCAGAGTCGCCAGAATAAGGAGCAATACTGGCACAGGGGTCTTTCGCAGTTGCCACATTGCCCGACACACGTTTCGGCGAATATGCGGTTGCACAAAATGCCGCAGCATTTATACTTTTTGAGCCCCGGAGATTGGCAGATAATGCACTCGGACAACATTTATTAAAAGGTTTTTCTCCATTAATAAATGGATACCAGTACTAAAATTTATCAGGTCGACAAACATAAACAACTTATCCCGCTCAATGGGAGTATGGTCAACTTCTCTTGCTATTTCGAAGTCAAAAGCAAAGACAAAAAACCATTTAGCGTAGGAGTTGTGGAACAAACTGAAATGAAGCCTAAACAATACAAACTTGTAGAAGATGGATACATCAACGGCCAAATCGAATCCGATGGGCAATTAAAAAGCTACTTTTTGGTTCTAAAATCCCCAGCATCGTGCGAATGCGAAGTTACTGTGGCTTTAAAACCCAAGGAGACAAACCCTCAACCCGCCGAACAAATTTCGTCGCCTCACCCTCCACAAATGCCACCCTCTCAAGCGTCGGTTGTGATGCAGCCCGCAGAGTCCTATTTCCAAATGAAATACATTGTAGGGGTGTCTGCAGTCGTTATTCTATTGTATTTGTTGTGGAAGTACCGGAAAACAATTTTTTCCAAATTCAATACGGACAATTTGATGCCTTCTCTTTCGACAACCAGTTTTTAAAACCTTTTATATTTTATCCTCAAAAAGGAGGATAAAATATTTATTTAATGAAACATATGGTAGTGATCTCTGTAGCTTGAAACGAAAGTGTAGCTTACGGATGTTTTTGGTTTACGTTATTATAGTTCTTTTACCTTAAAGAACTATTTTACTTAGATCATTAAATGATCATAAGTTGATCAAATATCTTTTTGGCGATGTTTTGCAGCATAAAGCCGCGTAATTGCTGTAGGATGCCGCTTAAGACCCCTTCTCCGAGAATGGTTTTGCATCCGGAATGGAGAAGGGTTTGCAGCAAAAATGGATTTTGGTGTAGGTGAAAATTGACGATAACAAAGTATCGGAGTATGTCGATCTGACAATTCAGTTCTGTTAGTGTCACGTTGGAGTGGAGGTAGAGTTGCCCGAAGAAGGACTCTACGAAGTGTCGCTGGCGGACGTTGAGAGGCCAGTCTGCGACGTACCATCTGGGGCTTAGATTGGGTCTCATGTCGTGGTACATTTTGGCGAGATTTAAGCTTTTGTCGTATGAAAGTTGGAAAACCATGCCTAGGAAGCAAGCAACCACTAATGTAGATCGGCCGTGGCCTCCTCGGCAGTGTATGTATATTTTTTCGCCCGGTTTTAAACTTTCGACTATCATTTGCACTAGTAATAAAAATATTAAAAAATTTTTATTGTTTTGCGGAACATTACCATCCTTTATAGGATAATTAATCCATTTATCTACTAGGTGCGAATATACTTTCAAATTACTTTCTTTCGCACCAAACGTTAAATCAACAAACGTGGTCACACCACACTTTTGCAATTCTATTATTTGTTCATGGGTCGGATAACCACCAAACAAAGCTTTTTTTTCAATAAAAAATGATGCTTGATTCATCTTTATTTATTGGTTTAAGTTTAAATTTGCCAAATTTTTCAAATTTGTGATAAAAAATTGTTTTTAAAGATTATAAAAGATTGTAAAAGAAAAAATTTACCTTATTAACTAAAAATAGAAATATTATAAACTACAAAGATTAGGTTCATAACCGATCCTTACTTTTGGGGAAAATAAAATTTTTAATGGCTTAAAGCCATTAAAAATACATAGTTGACTAATATGCTTTTTGATAAGTTAAGTAGCATACTTTGGCGCTGTTTGGTTTTCCGATGGTATAAGGTGGGATGTGGCTAATTTCGTTAGTGTTTTTGATTTTGGCAGCTTCTAGTGTGACGTCTTTGATAAATTTTTGCACGTCTGCAAAAGTATAGTTGCCGTCAAATTTTTTGAATGGTACCCCGTCAATATAAAAAATTATAAATGGCACGTGTTGCAATGGCGTTGACGATTTTTGAGACATCTCAATCAACTTGACACTGTCTGGGTCGTACACGTTTACCATACAAATTTGAATACTCGGGTTTCCAACAAAACTCAGTAAAATTGGCTTAACAACAGTGCACTGCGGGCAGTTATCCGCATAGAACATTACAATGCTGAATTTGCTTTCAACTGTATGTACAAGATGGGTGACTTTCCCAGCTTCAAGCAGCTCAAAGTCCTCTTCTTCTAAAATAAGCAGTCCTTTAGATGAATTCGTAGTCATTTATTAAATATAAATTATCGGAACAACGTCTAATTGGCGACAAAAATAAGAAAAACAGAAGTTAACCTCTAAATCGACCACTCTCCGCTGATTTATGTTTTAATGCTTTGTATAAGTATTAAAAATATTCTATTTTAAAAGAATGAAATAGGAAAGAAAAAAGGGACAAGTCCGCCAGGTACATCAAGAATATAGTCGAAAGTGAGATAAACGCCTTCTTCAACGTTTTCTGAGAATTTTTTCCATTTGATCAAAGAGATGTTGAATAACTGAGCGTCTTCGGATACATCTGTTTTACAATCGGAGTTTAGTTGAGGAACGTCGGCGAATAGGTTGGAGAGTTTGTAATTTTTTGTCGCAGACAAATATTGCCCTCCAATATTATACCTTTCAATTGGATCTATTGTCGTCAATCTTTGAGTTTCAAATTGAGTAAAAATATTATATATAGCCTGAAGCATACTTTGGGAACATGTGTACGCATTGGTTGAGCGCAACTTTATCAACAGCTTTTGGAACTCGACTGTTATATGAATAGTCCATAACCCTTCTGGACTTGCCACGAAATGCACTAGTTGGTCTCGGAATTGCAAGAAACTTAGCACAACAACCATCATATCTTGACCGCTGGGCCAAGATATAAACGCCTTAAACTCGCGTGTTATATGATCGGGATGGGTATGAAACACAAACGGAGAATATTTTTCTGGAAGACCCACTTGACCTTCATCTCCGCTTTGAATATCATCCGAGTTGAGGCCAATGAGGGCGACTCCGTCGTTAATGTATTTGACGATCGTCAAATTACCCGCGGCCTCGTTCAACTCCTTTATACATTTGGACAAGGTTGTTGCAACTACTCGCGGAATAAACATATTCAATAAAAACACATTCGTTTTTTGACTTGTTACCGCGGCCTTTATTTGCATCAATGTAGTTTTTGTTGATGGCTTATCCACATATTTTAAAGTAATAATATTGTTAATAATTTGTGGGTAAGTGAACCCGTATTTAACATAAAATACGGCATCAATGTCAAAATTTGGGTTGTTGGAGGGTGGAAGATTGAGGAATATGTCCCCTTGTATTTTGTTGGTGATGATATCTAATATGCGTGTCCGAACAACTTTGGAGTGGTTTTCGACTTTGAAATAGTCTATTGTTCGGGTGTTGAGGTTAAAAATGGCGCAGCCGAAAAGATGCAATTCGTCGAATATTTGTGATGTGATGAGATTGTCTGAGTTAACGGCGGCAAATATAATTCGGTGGTTGGACTCGCCCTCAGAGGAGAGTGGAGGCTCCCGATCCAACAAGTATCCGCTGTTGAGAATCTTTTCTCGGAATTTGGGGAAATAGTTTATAGCTGTCAATGTTGTAAAAACAGCTACATTGTCGAAAGTATAGAAATGATCTATAATCGGTTCCGATTGCATCATTGCATCTTTTTCCATATTTATTTATTGTAAAAGAGTAGCTTTTTTATTTAATGGATTTGTAATCCATTAAAATAATTTAGTTAGTTAATAAATGGTATATTTGGTTTTAGTTGGAGCAGCGGCGATATTAATCATCCTCAAAATAAGAGACGAGCTATCTTTTGCGGAACAACACACTGCCAGGAAAAAAAATATTATAGACGACATCTATCGCGATCTTGTCAAACTATTCTATATTCTTAAACCCGGACAATTTTTAGGACCTTTAGAACCTCTGAACAACACTGAGGTTTTAAAAAACTTGGTTATGGTTGAAGATAACGAATCATTTACAATCAATAAAAAAGTAATTCATTTATGTACAAAAGATCCTGGTAGTGGAAAATATTATGACAAAAATACCCTCATGTTCGTTGTGTTGCACGAATTGGCGCACGTTTTATGCAACGATGTTGGACACACTGACAATTTTTCCAAAATAAATCAAGCTTTGCTTGATCACGCTATTAAACACAAATTTTACGATCCGACAAAACCCTTTATCAAAAATTATTGCTCGGTGTAGATAAAAAATTTTTAATCCTTTTAAAGGATTAAAAATACAATCGGCGTCGACTAATTTCGTTCAAGGTTAAAATGGGCCGACACTTGCAACGCTGCCTTGGGAACAGTCGGAGACATTGCGTCCTGCTCCCTAAACTTGATCTCTTCGCCAGATGGCAATCTCCAAGCAATTCTAAAATTGCTGGTAGGTCTGAACCTAACTGTTTTGTGGCTTAAGTCGCCTGTGAATTTTGTGAATTTTTCCGAACGATTCAATAATTGCCCTGTTGGAGTTGTGGCTTTAAAATAACTCTTATTTGAAACGGCATTCGAACAAATATTGTTTTGCGATGGATGATTTGTATCTTGAAGCTCAATATATAAGAAAGGATAATCGGCCGGATATCCTCCCTCTCCGTTTATGATTTCGAGGTTTGGCACGGTACAGCTTACCAGATTAATATCGTAGGCCACTTGTTCGTGCTGTCCAACCGTTGTTCCGGCATACGACAGTGTCTTGTAGTTATCGTAACTTTGCGACAAAACCTCGACAATCTCCCCCGCCAACAAAACGGTAGACGTTGGAGGACTAACGGCGGCTATACCTGTGAGTTGGTCAAAACTGGCAACGCTAACTATTTCGCCGGTTGCAAGTCGGCGGACAAAACTTCCCGGTTCCACTACAATGCCAACACCCAGCAAGTTCAGCGTCGTCGGCGTGTTTCCCGCGCCCACCGCAAAATTGCCCACCGCCGGCAACTCCCTGCGTATACTATACGCGTCTGTGGCAGCCCAACCGCCCGGAATCGGCGCAATCGCCTTGTGAAGCAACTCGTCGTAGCCCGTGATGAGTACCCATTGACCCTGTGTCTCGTTGTAGAGATAATCTCCCACATACGCATTTGCCAACTCTGAACCATTAGGCACAAATAGAGTGTTGGGGACCGCGGTGACTTGAATAGTTACGGCATCTCCGGCTTTAACTCCAGAACCGGTCACGTCAAACTGGACATAGTCGTTGCCTCCACTTTGCGCGATGAAGCTGTTTGAGTCGATTCTGAGTGACGTGCCGAGAGGTGTCTTTAATTCGGCGCCTTGGTAAAAATTGTCCAAAGCCGAGAAAGAGTTAGCAGCGGCCGATACGACAACAGTGTTGTCGATTGCAGATACAACGACGGAGGCAATATTGATTACCTGTCCAGTCCAGCTGACGAGAGGGGCTTGGTTGCTGACGGCGTCTACGGCGTTGAGTCCCGTTTTCTGACCGCTGCCAGAATAAGGGACTTCAAATAGGCATGGATTCGCCCACAATTTTCTGTTTCTGTGGGTTGAAACAAATTCAAAGTCAATCTTTGTCATTTATTAATTTGTTAATTTTTTATTCTTCAATGCAAAAATCTACCGCGGTCCAAAAACACCCGCAACAGGTCCTAGAATCGTGGGCAAAAAAACTTTGTACCAACCTCCTACACCCTCGTCCGAAGGACGAGGGGGCCGTCCGGGGGTCAAGAGTACAATCGGAGTTTGCTGCACACCTTCCCGCTCGAACTTTATCTTCTGACCCACTCCAAACCCTTTACGTAAACATTCGGATGCGGTACCAAAACGATCTTTGTCTGCGGGCAATGTATCTCTTTTGCCACAATATATTTTTGTTTGATCTATAGGAGCATAATCGTCTAATGGCTGAAGAATAGGTTCTTTAAGGCCTGCTCCGACTCCTTTTTTAAAACATTGGTATCTTGTGCCGATAAGTTTGGTTCCGTTGATGATATCGTAGTTGAGGGCGTTATTCCCGCAATAAACATCTCTGTCTCCTCGCGCTCTTATTGTGTTTCTGCTCATTTATTAGATCTTTAATTACAAGTCGACGTGCTCTTAAGTCTATACAAGAGTCGAAATATATAAGAGTGTACAAATATAAGCGACCTTTAATTCATCCTTGATCTATTGTAATCACACCAAACATTTTCAACTTTGTAACCATCGTCTCACAGAAATTTGGAAATTGCAGAAAAATGATCGCGTCCGATCAAAAAAATGGTCAAATCAACTATAAAACAATGGCTTTTGTCAATGATTTTATGCGCTCTCTTGCTTTGCCCATCGGCGAATTGGCCAAATGGCTGGAAGAAGAACATAATGTACCAAGTAATTCGACCATAGAAATGTGGAACAAGATTTCTGGTATGAATGTTCAACTTACAGAAACTGGACCAATAACTGAGGAGGTCAAAAACCAGACAATTAATATTTCGACCACAAATAAAAAATGTGGTGGAACAAATCCTAACGAAAATATGTGCCAACACATCTTTTTGGTCGGCAAACGCAAAGGACAGCAATGCAATATAAAACCCAAATACGGGGCAGACAAATGCAGTGCTCACAAACCCAAACCCAAACCCAAACCCAAAGTCAAAAAAGATACAAAAGAATCAGGCTCCGAAGGTTCAGAATCAGCACCTTCAAAAAAGGTTTCGAGCGCACCTTCAAAAAAGGTTTCGAGCACAACTCGAAAAGTCTCTAATAAACCCAAAACACCGGAAATACTCGAATCGGACAGCAAAGATGAACAACCGAAACCCAAAACACCGGAAATACCCGAATCGGACAGCGAAGATGAACAGCCTAAATCGAAACCCAAACCAACCCCTGTTAAGGCCCTAAAGGTTCCAGAATCCGATTCTGAAGAGAGCGAGCCCGAAAAGACCGATTCGGACAGCGAAGATGAACAGCCTAAATCGAAACCCAAATCAACCCCTTCCGATTCTGAAGAGAGCGAGACCGATTCGGACAGCGAAGATGAACAGCCTAAATCGAAACCCAAACCAACCTCTGTTAAGGCCTTAAAGGTTCCAGAATCCGATTCTGAAGAGAGCGAGCCCGAAAAGACCGATTCTGAAGAAGAAGAAGTGGATTTGGACAGTAGTGAAGAGGATGATCCAAAGAAAAAGCCTAAAAAATAAATAATGTCGAACCTATCCATCCCACCCAATTTCCTTTGTACCACCCAATTTCCTTTGTACCACCCAATTTCCTTTGTACCCTTCCTAGGGTACAAAGTAAAAATGAAAAACTTGTCTAAAATTAAAGAGATAAACAAAATGCAAACTGTTAAATGCGATAAAGGCTGTTGTGTTCTTAAAATTTTGAATAAAGCGAAAAAAAATGTTTTAGATAATCCCGCGCCATTTGAAAAAAGAAAGGCTGGCGTGCTCGTGATGTGGCAAGACCACATACTTTTAACACAATCGTACAATAATTTTTGGGGAATACCAAAAGGCCAAATAGAACCATTTGACCAAAGCACAAAACACTGTGCCGAGCGCGAGTTGAGAGAAGAAACGGGGCTGGTGGTAGATTTGGAGGAAAAAGATTTGCACTCGGTTTTGATGAATTGCTATATTTACAAACTTTGCCTTTCGGACAAAGTGGACGCGTTCGAGCTGGAAGGATTAGATTCCACAGGAATAGGGTGGATAAACTTAAAGTGCGCATCTAGTTTACATTTGAATGTTTTGACCAAAAAACTTTTAACAACTTTGACGTTCTCTAATTAATAAATGAGACCTCCTGTTACACCAATTTTTCCTCCTAATAAAAACGGAGGAAATGCACCTACAAATTTACCAATTAGAAATACTGAAAACCGCGATAACGTACTTCAAGCAGGTGGATATGGAAACTATGTGACAGAAATGTCTCCGCACCATCACCACTTCTCGCCGAATCGATGGAAGGACAAAGGTCATCCAGAATTAAACTGTATTAGCATCGCAAAACATATTGACACGTGTCCTATTTGCAGCAAATTATACGATACCGACAAAACCTTATATATTTTGGCCATTATAGGCTTGCTTATCCTTTGTTTTCTAATGGTCAAAAGAATAGTAAAATTATAAAGGCATCATCACCCTTTATCTCTGTTCAAAAAGAATAGTAAAATTATAAAGGCATCATCACCCTTTATCTCTGTTCAAAAAGAATAGTAAAATTATAAAGTCATCATCAACCTTTATTTCTGTTCAGAGATAAAGGGTGAAACGTTAAAAGTTAAGTAATAAATGGGAGAACAAGCGTATTTAAAGTTGGTCGAAGAGTGTATTTCGGACGGCGATTACCGAATAGACAGAACCAAAGTGGGCACGTATTCGCTTTTCGGCAAACAACTCGAGTTCAATTTGGAAGGTGGGACCTTGCCGCTTCTGACAACTAAAAAAATGTTTGTTAAAGGAATATTAAAAGAACTTTTGTGGATAATGAAAGGACAAACAAATTCAAAAATATTGGACAAAAACGGAGTTAAATTCTGGAACGACAACTCCACTAGACAATTTCTAGACTCGCGAGGATTACACAACTACGAAGAGGGCGATTTGGGCCCTATCTACGGATTTCAGTGGCGATTCGGCGGAAAAGAATATCCTGGTCAACGGCCACTTTGCGATTGCTCCAAAGGATCCAAAGGAATAGATCAACTACGAGAAGTTGTGGAACAACTTAAGACAAATCCATCCAGTCGTAGAATGATTATTTGTTCTTGGAATGTAGCTCAGCTGAATCAAATGGCGCTTCCACCTTGTCATTGTCTTGTCCAATTCTATGTGCGCAACAATACCCATCTAGATTGCCAGTTGTACCAAAGATCCGCCGATATTGGGCTCGGAGTCCCGTTCAACATCGCCAGCTACTCATTTCTAATGTACGTTTTGGCAAAATGGACAAATCTGACCCCAGGACGTTTTATCCATACGTTTGGAGACGTGCATGTGTACTCGACTCATGTTGAAGCTTTGAGGGAGCAAATTGCCAGGCAGCCACATTCTTTTCCCACAGTCGAGTTCACAGGCGAATTCTCTTTGGAGGATCTCGAGAATGTAACACCAGAAGAATGGTGCGACAGTTTCGTTATACGCGGATATAAATCCCACCCAATTATCAACATGCCTATGGCAGTTTAATTTTTTAATCTAATTTTTATGGTTATCAACCATAAAAAACCATTTATTTTAATTGTTGAAAGTTTTTAAGTCAAACGTCCATTCGTAATGATTGGTGGTTATATGTAGGCCTGAAATTGCAACTATTTTGTTATTGGAAATAATAATGTTTTTGTCATTAATATTTTTAAAGTTAAGTCCAACACTTAGATCTTTTTTAAAGTTTGTGGTTGTTTCTTCTGTGAATTTGTATTTGTTTTTAATATCTATAATAAAGTTTTTGAGAACCAAATCTTTGACGGCCTTTTTTCTGATGGCAGACCAATTTTTGATAATCAAATTTTCTTGCTGCACCGTCTTAGTAGTGGAAGATTTTTTGAGTTTGTAATGTTTTAAGACATCCATGTATAGTTTATAATAGTCTTCTCCGTAATTCTTGACATTCAGAGAACATTTCTGTTTTTTAGTGGCCAAGTCTTCCAACAAATCAATAACTTGGTGATCTTTGGCGAATTGACCACAGAACAAGTATTCTACAATAAGATCGCACATTTTATTAATTCTTTGTTGATATGAAAAAAATCAATTTCGCACGCAAAAAATGAAAAACTTTTCAAGCTGCGTATACTAAATTAAAATGGAAATTGTAAACACAGTATTATCGCGTGGTATTATCACACGCGAAAGCGCTCTTCGCGTGTTCGAACATATATTTGGAAACGAAGGGTCGAAAGAGTTAGATCTTTCTGAACTACATTGCATGTTTTATCCAGAAGAATTTAACAACTTTAGAAATTTGCCCAAAATTACCAAAAAAAGCAACTGCAAACTACTTTTTATACATAATCACATAAAATATTTTTTATATAAAGATATGCCTGGCACAACCTTTAACGATATTGTAATTCCTGGAAATCTAATTGGTGGAAATCTTGGTGGTGGCAATTTGAGAATAGAGTACATTGTAGACGTGTATGTGAATGTTTTGCTGAGACCTTTGTTTGAATTGAGAGATTGCGACAACCTAGACGAGGCGCTAATGTGCTGGAGCTTGAACAACCGTTTTTCAGAGGCCGATTCAAACAACGCCAATGTCGCCAAAACAATTCAAAGTCGTCAACATGAGTTGAGCACGTTTCAAAAACAAATATTGTTCCCGGAAAAAACAGGCACAACCATATTTAAAAAACAATTAGATCGTCTTTTAAACCATAAATACATTCATCTTCTGGTACCATCAAAATTTATAATCAAGATCAAAACAATGCACAAAGCTAAACATGTTTCGGAGATAACAGTATGTAAGTTTTTGGACATTGTCACTAATATCCATGTGTACTTTAAAAAAAAGGTCAAACGTTATCATGAAAGAAATATAAAAGGTGTTAAGAGGGAAGATCTGGATTTTCCGATAGAGTTATATGGGCGTGTTGCGGTAGAAGGCGAGAGCAAATTGTCTCTGCATTTCGCCCCTTTCGAAGGATGTGTGCATTACAAATCAACGGCCATTTTAAATAATATGAGATGGTTCTTTAACACTAGATATAATTCAAAAGAAGTTTTTGGATTGGATGGGGAGTTTGGCAGAGGTTTGTGTGGTTATGGCCAAACTTTTCATAAATATGTGGATATGATATTATTTTTGGTATCTAATCCCAATACGTATAAACACTGTGAATTAGTTGTTTTGGATCCTATTCCTTCAGAGTTTATATTTAAAAAATCTGTTTCATAGATAATAAAAAATGGTATCTCAAAGTTTAAAACGGAAAGCGTATTCTTTAGGCGCCGAGGATATGGTCGATTCGTGGAGAGAGAATAAAAAGTATGCCGTGTTCTATAACAACAAATGGATACATTTCGGGGACGACAGATATGAAGACTATACCACGCACGGGGACTCTGACAGACGTAACAGTTACAGGAGACGAGCTTCTCGTATCACAAATAAATATGGAGAGTACACGTACAGGAACAAAAATTACGCAAACTTCTGGGCATACAATCTATTATGGTAAGTCGATTTTAGAAATATTGAGTTAATAAATGCACAGGTTAATTATTGCGTCGCTTATCATCTTAATAATTGTACTTATTTTGATGCTAAAGCCTGTTAAAGCTAAAATTAATATCTTGAAGGATTTAAGAACCCTAAAAACACATACAGTTAATATGTTGAACAAAGTTCTCAAAGTGGATACAGCGAAATTGGTCGATTTCCACGTTCCGGACGTGCACTGCGACGGCATAATCGACCGCATCCTATCACCCGAGGAGCTGGTAAAGTTGCATCAGAGCAACAAGTCTCTGTACACTCAACTGGTTGGTTGCGGATACACGAGAACGGTCGGGCTGCTGCACGCGTTCGCCTTGTGGTCTAGTATGTCGAAGACGAAGGATATGAAGTCGTTCCAGCATTTTATGGACTGCGTAAAAAAGGTCGAGTGGAAAGACCCGGCCCTGTTTGTCGACTTCCACACCCCCAAGTCCAAGATAGGAAAATGTATAATTTAGAAGATGGGTCTTTTAACAGCTGAGCTGTTAAAAGATTAGTGAATGCGTGTTAGTCTCTCTTTCAAGAGAATTTTGTTTAGGTTTTGAAAAATGTTTTTGAAAACGCGCGTGTTTCTGAATTCTTTTAACCAGTCTGAATAAAACCTGTATTTGGTTTTATTCAGCTCGAGTTCGATGATAAGATAATAATATTCAAGAGCGGTAAAGAAAATATCTTTTTGTTCAACTGTGACGTCTTGTCGCAAATTTAGATCGTCTATAAAGTTATTTAATGTAACCTTATCTTCAGATAACAAAATTTTTATTTCTTCTGGATTAAGCTCAATCTTTTTCTTATACCAGTAATATACGTTTATGTGGTCTAAAGTGCTTTTAATAAATCCTTTTTTGCTTTTTCCGATTGTTGGTGTGTTGATGGGTGCTTTGAGGAGGTCGCCTAGTTTAAGAAAAGTGGGTTCGAGAAGACATTGGCTGCTTGTTTTTTGAGGAGCAACGTGAACATCAAGATAATTTTCATAATTTTGGACCAGATATTGAATAAATTGGTTTGGCAATACCTTGTCAACACCTTTTTTCAGCGCCTTAATATGATTGTTGGTTAAAATATCTAAAGATGTACCAGTGCTTTCTTGGAAAAACTTCAAAAGATTATTTATACCTTTCAAAATAGACAAATTTGTATTTTGTACAACATCCATACAAAACAATAAAAACACATACATGTCATATCCAACGCTCGCATGCGCATAGATACCCTTATTCTCCAAATTGTCCTGTCCTATCGTCTTATTCTTCACATTCACCGACGATAACCCAAAATCAATCATTACAGGCTTATATCTATATTTAACGGTATAGATACACCCATACAAAGCAATCTCGATCGGTTTTTGGTTGTGTACCAGAATAACATTATCCGTGTGCAAATCATAATGTGTAAAGTTTAATTTATTTTGTGCTATTTCCAACCCTAAAAGAATTTGAAAAAATATATTGACAAAGTCTTCAAAAGTGTTTTTTGTGTTTGTGATAAAATCTTTGAGGTTAATTCCGTCAATATACTCTAACGCAATGTGAAATTGGTTTTTGTATTGAAACGCGCCCAATGTCCTGACAAAAAAAGGCGCTACATTTAAGATTTTGTTAAGACTAATACCAACACAAAAATCTCGTATAGTTATCCCGTCGAATTTGGATGATTTAGCCTTTTTTACAACGATGTAAAATTGATCAAATATAATACTTTTGCTAACCACGCCCTGTTTACTTTTGCTTCCAAATGGTTTGATGTCGGTGAGCCATTGATTTTTTTTGATATAAAAGGGTAGGTCGTCCTTATTTTTATTAAATTTGAAAGGGAATGATATGTCTGTAGAATATAGACATCCCATAAAAAAGATTTTTTCTAGTGTCTCGGCATCTGGGTGTAATCGAGAGGAGAAGATGTTTTCGTTGAAGTAAGGGATGAAATACGCGATTTCTTTAAGGGTGTGGTTAAAATAAGAAAAGCTCAAATTTGCTATGATTTGTTCTTCTTTCATTTATTCATTTCAAATTTCAAAGTTGAAATTCCGCGCAGAAAATTGATTCCAATTTTTAAATAATAAAGTTTAAACAAAGCACATAATATGGCTACTATCACTGCTACCAATCTTATCGAAGTTGTCGACTCGAACAACTTTTTGACTATACAATGCGCAACCATTCAAAACCGGTACGAATCTTCGCCCAACACCCGGAACACCGAAGAAAAACACATCGTCGATTTAAAAGAAGAATATGAACTTCGCAAGGTCAGAGGAACCATCGTCGACAACAAAACAAAAAAAATCATCGTCGAAGGCTCTTTCTTCCCATACGAGTTCACGGAAAGCGAGTCGGACAAGTTCGAGGAATACTTGTCCGTGTTGGAGTTGGAGTTCAAAGACATGGAAGCGGGTTACTCTTACGAAGGCACGGTCATAAGAATTTTTTACCATGACAAATGGTACGTTTCGACTCATCGTAAATTAGACGCTAACAAATCTAAATGGGGCAGCGACGTCAGTTTCCGCACCCTTTTTGAAAACGCATTAATTGAAAGTTATAATTTACCTCTCAAAGATTTACTTACAACTCTTAATTTGCGTTGCCAATACACCTTCATGTTATTGGCGGACGAAAATACCAAATTTGCGTGCGAAGTGAACCCCAACTTCAAAAAAGTATATTTGTTGGAGACGAATGATCTTGAAAATCAGATCGCAATTAACCGTCTTCCCAAACCTAAAGTAACGTTTGCGGATGTAAAAGAAGCATTTGATTATGTGAAGACAGAGTCAATGTTTCAATATCCGTTTACATACCAAGGTTTGTTGCTTACTCACAAAAACGGTTCCCAATACCGTATCGTCACCAACGAGTACGCTCACTACTTCAAGGTCAGAGATAACCAACAAAGCATCCCATTTCGATATCTCCAGCTGAAAAGTCAGAACAACCGGCAAGACATTGAACTGTTGGGGAAACTGTTCCCAAAATATGTCCCCATTTTTAAAATGTACGATGCGTACATCGACGAAATCGCAACCATCATTTACCAAAATTATTGTAAACGTCGACAAGGAGAAATGTTAACCATCCCCCAACCTTTTTATCTGTTTATCAAAAATCACTTGATGAACAAGACAAGCGTTGATGTGGACCTAATTACGCAATTAATTTTGGAACAACCTTCTCCTGTTATTAACGGAATGATTAAGGTGGTTAAATTTAACAACAAAAAAGTTGAATATGAAAGAAAGTTGATTATAAAAATGGAAGAAGTGTTGACACCCGTTTCCGATTCTCCGACAAATGCTCCGAAAAAGAAGAAGAGGGTGAAATACACAAACATTCCGATCGAATTCAGCTGCAGAAAAAAATTGTTCTAATTCATTCACCCCAAATATCATTTTTTCAGTTTTTCATTTTTTCATGGCGATTTTCGCCATGAAAAACTAGTAAATAAATGTGTGAAACTTGATAAACCAGAAGTTTTGTTCCTTACGGGAGGGACTATGAAAGGCGGTATTATCCAACCCCTCTCCCCAATATACCAGTTGGAACTAACAAACAAAGACTATGTCGACTCTTTGGTCGCGTCCGGAGTCCCCGACGCCACACCAATTATAAAAGGCAAGTTGCAACTAAGCGGAGATTTGGCCGGAACCGCTAGGCACCAGGAAACACCATGAGCGGCGCAACCCGTCGCTCCTCTCGTCGGAAACGATCTAACCAACAAAACATACGTCGACGGGTTAGTGACACCCGACGCGACCACTTTAGTCAAGGGAAAGGTGCAGTTGGCGGGCGATCTAACCGGCATAGCCGCGGCTCCTTTGGTGACCAATTTGGCTATAACAACTAACAAAATCAACGACAATCTAAGACATACGAGGTCATGTACCTGCCGGGTTTTTTGCCAAAATAAGGTCAACTTCTAGTGGAACAACAGCTTTTACTTATATAACAGGCACAGAAATTATTGGCTAATCTTGAAACGAACGTGGCACTTGTGTCGCAAATCGACGTAAACTATCTTTAATGATTAATCATTAAAGATATCATCCCATGTTTCACTATTTATACAGATAACATAAAAATATATATTTAAGCGTAACCATAAAATGCTGTAAGTGAGATAATAAATGGCTTCAACAAATTTTAAACTATATGATCCGTTGGCGGATGTAATCGCGAAAGTGAACTCCGGCGGAGGCGGTCTTCCATCAACAGGCGGTACTTTGACCGGCGATTTGATTATGCAAGCGCCAGCCAAAATCGTGCAGTGCGAGCCTCCAACAGGGCCGTGCGATTTGGTAAACTTTCAATATCTTCAAGCTACATATTTACCTTTAGCAGGTGGAACTATGAGTGGACAAATTGTTCAGCCTTTGGCTCCTTTAAATAATTCAGATTTGGTTAACAAGGCATATGTTGATGCTCAGTTTGCGCTTATTCCAAGTTTTCCTTTACAAGTTTCTCAAGGAGGGACGGGAGTAACAAATATCACCGGGTATGTTAAAGGAACAGGAACGACGCCCTTTACGAGCGTTTCGTCAATCCCCGTGGCCGATGTGTTGGGGGGCGTTGGGTCTGTGAACGGCATATTTCCCGTTCCTTCAAACGGCGGTAATGTAGCTGTTTTGATTGGAAGCGTCACAACCGGTAAGCTGGCGGATATTCCTGCACAACCGCAACCAAACGGAAATATTTATGTTGTTAGTGGAGATGGTGGTAATAACGGCAGGACATTTATTTCGGATGGAGTTGACTGGTTAGAAGTTACTCCCAATTTGGCCACAACCGACGCCCGCTATGTTTTGAAAGCCGGAGACACAATGGCGGGAAATTTGGTGGTCCCTGCCACATTTAGGATTTTGCTAACCGATGCTCCCACGGGAAGTACCGATGCGGCCAACAAAGATTACGTCGACAATGCAATTGTTGCGGGCGCCACTCCCGACGCAACTACTTTAATCAAGGGAAAAGTTCAACTGGCTGGAGATCTTGGAGGTGTTGGAACTACATCCGCTGCCCCTATCATTTCCAATTCTGCAATAACCAACACCAAAATTGCAGCAGGACCGATAAGCACCCTTAAAGGTACCAACGGAGGAGGCGTCGTTAGCGATATAACCATTGGATCAGGTTTAACTATGCCAGCAGGGACTTTAAATGTAGATATCACAAGTTTCCAAACAGCTGGAAATACACAATTTGGTGTAGTCGAATTTGATCCTTCCGGAGATTTAACTGAAACGTTGGCTAATTCTGGAATCGCATCGGTCAAAAACAGCGCCATCACCCTCCCTAAACTAGCTCCTCTGAGCGCCAATCCTAGACTACTCGGCAGCGGCGCTTCGACCGCCGTTACAGAATTATCTCTGGGCACCGGTTTGTCCATGTCCGGAAATTTCCTTAACGTCGACATAAACACTATCCAAAAAGCAACAGATGTTCTTTTTGGGGTGGTTGAATTCGACTCTGTTATAGGGGATTTAGATTATTCTGGAACTCCAGGAATAGGGATCATCAAAACAGGAGGTGTAACAAACTCAAAATTGGCCAACTTGGGAGGAGTGAGCCAACTAAAAGGTTCCGGGTCAGGCGGACCCGCGGCAACCGATATCTCTCTCGGAACCGGTTTGCTCATGAGCGGGACCACTCTAAGTGTAGACGCTAGCACTATGTCCAAGGCGGGTAACGCACAATTCGGCATTGTGCAGTTCGACCCGACAGGAGACTTGACGCAGACGTCCGCAAACTCGGGCATCGGGTTAGTTAAGAGTGGCGCTATCACGAATTTAAAGATAGCGGCCGGTCCCACATCAACCTTGAAAGGAACTGATACTGGCGGAGTTGTGAAAGATATCGTTTTAGGATCTGGGCTTAGTATGACAGGCTCGACATTATCATCGTTTGGCACATTGAGTAACGCATCTCTTTCGTGGACTGCTGCAACAGGAACAGGAGCAACGGTAACACCGACCGCTGGTCAATTTGGAGATTTTGACGGCTTAAGGTTTAGTGGTTCCACACCCGCAGGTAACGGATTTTTGTATATTGGATCATCTACCGTCCGAACTGTATATATAAATGCAACATATAACCAAGATATAGCCGGGAATGCCGGTTTTATATCAGGAGATACTATTTCTTTAACCTCAAATGTTACTTTAAACAGATTTACTCCAGGCGGTACCATGGTACGTGCTGCTGGATCTACATGTCAATTTACACTCTATGACGCGACTAATATACGACAATATGGAGGTATGTTTATTCGTCTACCCAATACCGACACATATAATCTGTCCGTTTGGCGTATATACTAAATTAAAACAGTTAATAAATGGTCCTAAAAGAGAATTTTTGCGGAGCTTGTCTGACTATACCACTTGCATTTGCTGGCGCCGGAACAGCTATTGGCGCCGAAAAAAAAGCACAGTTGCATAAATGGGCGGTTATCTTAACCGTAGTCTCTGTTATTCTTACGGTTTACTTTGTCTACGTCAAAAAATGCAACACATGCAAAATACGCTAATTTCACTATTTTTAATGCTTTGAAGCATTAAAAATAAAAACTTTACTTGTAGGATTCGATCATGCACACGACATCGGCTATGTCGTCTTTTTTGGGCAGGCTTTGAAACATTTTGAGATTATCTCCTGTTAGCAGATGAGAGACAAATTGGATTGTCCATTTTTTGCGCTCCGCTTTACTTTTCAATCTCTCAGCACCCAGTTTCTTTGTTTTGCACGAGGCACTGTAATTCAATATCTTCTTCTCCGCGAAATGCATCTTCAAATACGCCTCCAGAAAATGCGACAACTTCAACGCCGAGCGGTTTACCATCATTTGCCTCTCTATCAAAAATACATCACACTTTTCCCACACATCCTTATAGTCATCCATTACTCCAAAAAGAGATATACCCACATCTTTCTTCTTTATTTTCCCCTTTTTCTTTTGGATAAGATCAACCATTTTGTTTTTGTTCATTTTTGGTTCACATTCAATTTTAAGGGTTTTCATAATCTCGGCCAAATCCGTTTTTTTGTGTTTATTGAGTTCTGTTTTGGTGACATGTTCTTCGTCAAGATTATTGTTTTTTAAAAGGATATATTCGCCTTCGTTGTAAACAGCAAATGCAAAATTTTTTATACCTATATCAAAAGCAGCAATCATTTAATTTATTAGTGGAATTATCTGTTTGCAGTCCATCGCGAATTATCAGAAATTTGAGAAATAAATGAAAGCTTTGGTTTTATTGTGTCTTATTATAGCTTGCTCTCATATTTCAATGTCTTGGACAAAATCCGTTTTGTAGTCTTCCACCACCCTATACTTGCCCTAAAAGTGTTCCTTACAATTGAGGATTCAAATCCAACGGAGATATGCCGGCGGTTTGCTGTGCGCCTAAACCATCCAATTCTCCCCAAGTCAATCTTATTTAATCTCTTTTTCTCTTCTCGGGTGTTTTCGGAATTCAAAAAATTAATTAAAATAGAAATAAAATAAAGCAATGGACATCAATACACTATTCACTATTTTGATCATTTTATATTTAATATGGTCGAAATTAAACAACAGAAAAAAAATTAAATTTATCATGGCCAACAACAAAGCCAACCCTCCAATAAGAGGTACTTCAAAATCCGCCGGTTATGACTTAAAAGCCTCAGAAGATTGTGTCATTCCGGCTAGATCGAGGAAAGCTATTCAAACAGGTGTCAAAGTAATTCTACCCAAAAACACTTACGGACGCATCGCTTCTAGATCAGGGCTTTCGTTTAAACACGGAATAGAGGTTGGCGCGGGCGTTGTAGATGAAGACTACAGAAATTCACTTATGGTCATCTTACACAACCATACAGATGAAGAATTTATAGTCAAAGAACAAGACAGAATTGCTCAATTTATTGTAGAAAACGTCGTCTATCCAACTACTTTTATCGAAGATACAAATGGACAATTGCAGTCAACAAACCAATGTATTCGAGATGTGCGCGGCAAGGGCGGCTTTGGGTCAACAGGTGTTCAATAAACACAACCATACTTTTTAATCTTAAATAAGATTAAAAAGTAACAATTAATCTTAAATAAGATTAAAAAATAAATAATAAACATGACTCAACAAGAAAATAAAAACTATACTTTTGGCATAACCGTCGTCACTCAAGACGGCCAAACCAAAACCATCCGTGTGGCTGGTACACCTGCCGATCCTCGCTTCTTTGGTAAAGACATATGTGATATACTGGATATTACAGACTTTAAACAAACTTTGAGAGATGTGGTCTCAAATGAACACAAAAAAGAACTCAAATCTCTTCTTGAAGAACAAAATAAAGGTACTATTGTTCCCTTTGGGGTGGGTGTGTTGAAACCCCCCACCTTATTAGGTTCTTTTAACCTCTCAACTTTAAAACATAACGATGGACGAGCAGTGGTCCTTTCAGAACCAGGAGTAGAACAACTGCTTAATGGAACAAAGAAGGATAAAAATAAAAAAATCTTGAGAAATTCTATTAATAGGTGGCTTTGGACCACCAAGTACGAAAGTAACGCCGGCCTCGTCGACATCTTCAGCTTCATCTCAGGGACCGATTTGGCCACATCGCTAAGCTCCGATTGGTTCCAAGATTTGTGGTATCCGCTGTCCAAGAGTCGGCCCCCCCCCGAAGGGGGGCCGGAAAGGGTTACGAATCGACCTATAATCGTGACCCAAAGTTTATTAGAGTGGATGGGTTACAAAGGTCGAGATATGTCAGATAGACAAGAGCGTTTTTCGAGATTGTTGGATAGCCTGGAAATAGAATATAAGGAGATAAAATACGATCATCCTTTGGCTGTCGAATACCCCTGCATCCAGAAAGAGAGCAAGTTGTTAAGAGAAACCAACAACCTGGAGAAAAAAAGATGGCTCTGTTTGGACATAAAGGCGTTCAAAAACGTGATTATGAGTCTGCAAACTGAGAATGGTAATATGGTAAGACGATACTATATAAATCTAGAAGAGGCTATGTTTGCCTATGGAGAGTATACGCATCGTTTCTTGGTAGACAAGATGCAAAGAGAGGCGCGTTTGAGGGACCTAGAGCTGAGCGAAGCGATGACTCAACTGACAATCAAAGAGAGTCAACTCGCAATAAAGGATAGAGAAGAGGAAGAGTTGAAGGAGCAATTGGAACAAGAGAAGGAGAGAGCTGAACAAGAGAAGGAGAGAGCTGAACAAGCAGCCAAAGAAAAGGACGAGATGGAACGCTACTCGAACAAACTCCGGGACATTGTGACCGTCATGAAGTCCAAACAGCCCGACCAGGTCATCTACATCGCGACAACCAAAGCCTACGCGAAACAAAATAGGTTTAAGGTAGGCGGAGTCAAATCTAGATCTTTGCTTAAAGGACGCCTGTCCACGTACAATACGGGGAGACCTGTGGGAGACAAGATGTATTACGCATATATTTCCGACACCACCGATTACAACCATCTAGAACAACGCATAAAGAAGATTATTGGAGACCACATAGACAACAATGAAATGTATAATTTGCATTATGATTCACTCGAACCATTGATAGAATATTTATCCGACAGATTTGATGAGGAGGTAAAACGTCACAAGGCGTTATTTGAGTCTTTGATAAAAGATACCATTTCAAAGACGCCTCGTGTGCCAGAGCCTATTTTGTTGAATGGGAGCGAATATAGGAGGATCCGGAACGGCCAGGTGGTCTCCGTGCAGAAGATGGATTTGGACGCCATGTCGGGGGAGGAGAAGATGGCGTTCGTGAAGAGCGTGTTCGAGGAGTTCAGTGTATTGAAGGGTGAGCATGCACTCGACCGAAAAGAGTTCGAGGCGTATTTGGTGGAGCAGCACAAGGCTAAATTTAACAAGCGGGCTTTGTGGTCGGTAACGAAGATGGTGGCGGATAAGATGAAGAAGAAGATCCAATACTAGTTTGAGCTGGTTAACCCGTATTCTCAAATAAATAAATGTGTTAATAAATGTCTGCGATTGCTTACTTATTGTTTGTACTAAACGTGTTGCTGGTGCATGTATTTTCGCGCCCGCAATTTAATTTCACTGGAATCGAATTTCTTTCTCCTAAAGAAGTTTTTACTCCAGATCAATACTATTTTAACGTTTCTTGTTGTCACTAATAAAAAATGATATTTCGAGAATTGGTGACAGAAACTGTTCGCAAATTAAACCAAATCAAAAAACAAATCAGATATGTCCACCAAGATATATATTCATTGAATTCGACCACATCGACGACAACAAACTTAAATATCTTCGAATGGTCGAATATCTCAAAGAACTTGAAATAGAACTCCAAAAGATTAACCTTAACCTTCCATTAACACCTGAACCATCACCTATTTAAGTTTTAATGGTCTTTAACCATTAAAACTAAAAGCTGTCGTAGTAGCTTTAAAAATGTATATAATAAATGATTGACGTTATCTTCATAATTATAGCCGTCATGTTTGGAACACTGCTGTTCGACAAACAAAGACGGAACAAATTTGTCCTTAAAGAAGGTTTTAGTCCTTACCAACCTATTGATTACGACAACAATATCGCCTCGTTGTACGGCTACAAGCCGGATGGGTACGACACAACTCCCAGAACAACTATTTTGACTTGCACCGAAAATGACGGCCTAATGGGCATGAACAGATGGTGCGGGTGCGAGTCTCTCACGGGTCCCGGTCAAACGGCAGAAACGGCGACAAGAAGGCTAATTGGAGGTGTCAATCCGCGCACTCTAATCGCCCCGCAAATAGTGCCTCCGATCACCGATATAGAGGAGTGGGGAACGGACAATTACACTATCCATTCTGCAACCAACAATAGCCGATCCGACGAACTATTTTTGTCTGGCTACGTTACACTAGATGACTGCAAATGTCGTGGAGTATGCCGTTGCCAAAAAATGTACAAAAAACCATTAATTGAAAACTTTTCACAACCCACATCTTTAGATCACAATTACATTAGCCCTTATGATACATCCGAACAAAGGTTTACCAGACCACAAATATTACAAAATTATGGTATTTCCAAAGTTTCGGAAAAGAAGGTGTATTCGTCAATAACAAACGGTGACGATTTAATTTTTTTGGAGGGTCGAAGTCAACCTTTTACAGAAGATTATATTACGGGTGACGAACCAAGCACGATTTATGATCCGCGAATGGTGGGCTATTCGGATACGAACAGAGGATATGTGGACAAGTTGTTGGGACAGCCCAAGTTCTATTACGACGACATTAACGCTGCCAGGGCCCCAAACTACATAACACGCAACAAAATAGACATCTATTCTTTTGGAGAAAGTACTGGACGGCTGAGAGACCCGAAAGACATCGGTACATGTGGGGACAACAATCAGTTGGCAGTGGAAGAGTTCCACAACTCGGCTCTTTTGCACAGAGCCGACATTATGCAGTCATTGATGAACAAACGTAATGGAGAAATGTGGCAACTTAGACAATTCCCGATCAACACAAATGGTCAACGTATGTTGGGCGGAACCTCCAAAATATAATTAGGTCCATTATTTCTCCTTTCTCCTTTCTTTTATCCTCAAAAGGATAAAAGAAATCTTGCATTTGAGTGGAAAGCTGCTGATTCAAGTAAAAAATTAAGTTGTCGCACAAAACCTTAAGTTTGATTAGGATTAAAGATCGGGTGGCCTGTAAAAAAATTACTACAATAAAAGAAATGTTGGGATACGTATATGTAGTAACAACTAAACGTTATCAAAAAAAATTTATATTTAAGATAGGCTTCAGCACAAATTTGGGAAAAAGAATAAAATTATTTAATGCAACTAGAATGGATGATGACTTGTTTTATTGTGTGCGACATTGGAAAACGACGCATTATTCCAAATTGGAGACTTTCCTTCACTCGCATTTACACGAATATCGCAAAAAAAACGAATTCTTTCAGGTATCACTCGACTTAATTGAAGAAGGGGTAAAAAAGTTTGCAGAAACAAACGGTCCCCACGCTTTCCACCAAGACGTGGTTCTCGTCAACAGTCAAATATTCAAAGTAGAATTTTTACCTCAAAAAAATATTTTCATTCTCGAGAATGAAAATGGTATGACTTCGGCCACAGATGTTGAAATGCGAGATATAGTAAAATTATGGTTGAATTGTGTAGATAAATATGGATTGGTTCGGTTTATGTCAACCGATGCGATAGACAATTTGGTGGTTTTGCTCAAAACATCTGCAACGCGTAACAAAGAAGAAGTCCAAGATTTGTCTCGCGAGTTTAGGAGACTTTGCCTGTGAAAGTACAAAGTAGATTTGAAAAGCTTTAATTTAGCGCAAAATGAAATTTTTGCGCTAAATTAAATATTTAAATAAAGTTTAAAATGGTATATGTAGTGACAATCGATGGTATTATAGGATGCGGAAAATCTTCCTTGATAGCTCAATTAAGCGAAGATTTTACATGCTTCCAAGAACCAGTACATGAATGGTCTTTGTTGCAAAATTTTTATGAAGACATGAAAACATATTCAGCTCCTTTTCAATATCAAGTGCTTTTTTCGTATCATAAATTATATTCTACTTTTAAAAATGTAAAAGATAAAGTTATATTGGAAAGATGTCCATGGTCTTCTCGTTATATATTTACGGAAATGTTGGTCGAAAATAAGTTCGTATCACAAGACGAATATGACATGTACACCAAGTTCTACGACAAAATAGCTTTCGCCACCGACTTGTACATTTACCTCAAAGTAGACACAGACGTCGCATACAACAGAATCTTGCAAAGAGACAGAGCTGCCGAAAGATCTCTCAGACTAGACTACCTGCAACAACTGAACGCAAAGTACGACCAGCAAATCCCGCTCCAACAAAACGTTTTTGTCGTCGACGCCAACAAACCTCTAAACGACGTTAAACAACAAGTCCTACACTTTTTACAACAAATCTAAATTTTAATGGTTTTAAAAACCATTAAAATAGTTTTTATTCTTTCTATTTTAATTCTTGTTGTAGTTGAGTCTTTATTCTAAGTAGTTCTTTGTCGTTGCTGGCATTTTGGTCGTCGTAAAAGAAAGGCTTGATGGCCATTACGTTCGGCTGGTGTTTGGCAAGCTCCTCCAAATCGTCGATCAAGATGATGTCTTTGGACTCGGCCAGTTTCCACTTGTCGCTCAACAATTTTAAGTCCTTGCTTACTTTAAAATTGCGTTTCGACACATTGCAGTGATGCGAGCACAAAAAGAGTTCGATGTGGCGGTCTGGTTTGTCTTTGATGAGACAGTTCTGCGTGACGAAGATGGCGTAGTCCTTGGAAGAGGCGGTCCAAATGCCGACGCGAAAGTGTTGGAAGACGAAGTCCAGGAACTCTTGCAGATGGGGGCGCTCGAAGATGTCGTAGTAGTCGATCATGCGCACGTTGCTGAACGTCTGCCGCGCCCTCTCTATTTTGTCCGAGTCTTTGATACTATCTAGATCCTCGGCACAGATCACGGTGTTGTCGAGATCCAACAAAATTAATTTTTCCTTGCTAGTTTTCATCCTTTATTATTAACAAAATTAATCTAAATAAGATTAAAACTAAAACCGCATACTTAACAAAGACCAAATATTATTTTTAATGGGTTTTTACGCCATTAAAAATAAAAAAGTTATTAAAAATAAAAAAGTTAAAATCCGAGATCAGGATCTTCTCCGAAGAATTTTTTGATCATCACTGCCATGTCGTCAGTGGCTTTGTCGATGCCGCAGTCCGCGCACGTTTTCCTATAGTGTTCCATGAACTCGTGTTGGAGGTGTGGGTATTTTTCATCCATTTCGGCAATCTGTTTGCGAGCCGAGAGAACAATCTGTTTGTTCTCCTCAAGCTTCTTCTGATGCTCAATATACAAGTAGGCGCCGGTTGCGCGTTTCTGGTTTAATTCTAGATACAATTGAAGAGGTTCTTTATCCTCTGGACCTTTTTTCACATCAGCTTTTAAAGCTTCGGTTCTATTCAAAATTTCTTCCTTCTCCTTCTTTTCTTTCAAAGATTGTTCCTTGACCAAATCCGAATATTTTACGTCCATATCATTTTCGCGATCTGGATGGTCAACTTCAACAATATTTTCTCGATCAACTAAACCATCTTGAATAGGGACTGGAGAGCCGATTTCGCAAACATAAATTTTGTTGGCGGAAAAATATTGGATAAGTTCTTTAGATTTTTCTTCCGCTTCTTCTAGTCTATTGAAAGCTCCGCGAATCTTGATGAACCCGTAAATACCGTCTGGGCCAGGTTTGGCGTCTTTAGTCGGATGGAAGGAAAACAGACCATAGTTCTGGCCTCTGATCTGCGGGTCGGTGAATTTGCGATCGACCGCCGCATACTTGGACACGTACAGATCCTCGAAGGCCGTCTCCACCTCCTCGTCATTCAACGGCTTCGCCCTGCTTGGTTTCCACACCTCGTGTTTACCCAACCACTGCAGCAAAATTGCCAACGCTTCCTTCGGTTTACCTACAACCTCTGACAGGGCGTCTTTGCCCTGTTGTTTCAAATGATCCAAAATCTCTTGCACCGCACCTTTCACCACATGGTTCAAGTCCCGAGGAGAGGTCAAACACGAATATACTTCTTTTTCCTGTCTCTTAATGATAGTTTCACACCATTCTTCGACAGTGGTAGTTTCAGATAATAAAGTCTCCATTTATATTGTTTATTTATACATTTAAAGGATGATAAATTTATGTTTTATGGGTAAATAAAACATAAAAATTGTTATTTGTCTTAATTATTTTAAAAGTGTAAATTGTTCTGGATAAAATGATTTTTTTTTAATAGAAATATTCATAAATAAACGATGAATAATAATGAAAAAGATGTTTGTGAAATATCAAAGATCTCTTTTGGCGTCTTATCCCCAGAAGAGATCTTAAAAATGTCAACGTGCCACATTACGTCCGTGAAGGTGTCGGACAAGGGGGAGAACATCTACTCCAAGTTTATGGGGACGATCGAGAACGGGGAGAATTGCAAGACGTGCGACGCAGACGTCTGGGAGTGCCCGGGCCATTTTGGACACTTTAAGTTGGAGGTGCCTGTTGTCAACCCCATTTTCCTCAACGACGCGGCGAACATTCTTCGATGTATATGTTTCGAATGCTACAACTTTGTGCTTACACGTGACCATTTGAATTTCGAAAATTTGTTGTATAAGTTTTCAGATATATTGTTGTGGATGAAAAACGTGAACTATTGTTATTGGTGCAATGCTGAAAAGAAGGCGATTAGTATTGTTAACGAGACGATAGTGGACGAAAACAAGGTGCCGATTGAAGTGCACAAGATATTGCGGGTGTTGGAAAACATCGAGGACGAAACCGTGCGATATTTGGGGTTTGATCCGGTAATGGCGCATCCCAAGAACTATATATTTACCGTTTTCCCGGTGCTGCCTCCGTGTTGTCGTCCGTATGTGATGTCGGACGAAAACTGTTGCGATGACGATTTGACGTATCAGTTGACGGAGATAATCAAAAACAATCAGTACCTGGGCGAAGATTATCTCACCAAAACCGAGCTCAAACGAAAAAAATCCGCACTTCAATCTTCTATCTTACCCACTTCGGAAATTCAACAAAAACATCTCACCAACCTCAAGTTCCGTATATCCACATACTTCAACAATTCCAAGAAAAAGGCAAAACACGCCGCTACTGCACGACCCATCACCGGACTCAAAGAACGCATAGCCGGCAAAGAAGGGCAGATCAGGCACAATCTGTTGGGCAAGCGGTGCGACCAGTCTGGTCGAACGGTGGTTGGTCCGGATCCTACTCTAAAATTGGACGAGCTAATTGTGCCGACTGAGATGGCCGAGACGTTGACGATCCCGGAGTTTGTGGCGCCTTTCAACATTGCGTATCTGACCAAGTTAGTGAATGAGGGAAAGGCGAACTTCTTGATCAAAAACAACGACCCTAAACGCAGCATCAATCTCAAAAACGCAATCAATTATCGCGGAGAACTTTTATACTTTGGGGACATCATTATCAGAGGAGAAGAACAAATTAAAATCACAGATACAAAATTTGCTTTGAAACATGGAGACCGCATCCTCAGAAACGGAAAAATGTTAAAGGACGTCAAATACCCAGAAACCAAAAAAATAGAGTTAGAAATAGGAGACTTGGTCAAAAGACAATTGCAAAACGGCGACTATGTACTTCTAAACAGACAACCCACACTCCACAAAGCCTCCATGATGAGTCTCAAGGTTGTAATTAAACCAGTCAAAACACTGAAGGTAAATCTGGCCATCACAAAACCTTTTAATTGCGATTTCGACGGAGACGAAATGAACATCCACGTTCCACAATCTTACGAAGCTATTTCGGAATTAAAAGAACTAAGTTTGTCCACAAAGCAAATTATGTCTGTCCAGAACGGCAAGCCCAATATGGCCATCGTCCAGGATTCGCTGATTGGAGCGTTTTTCTTGTCAAAGGACGGATGGCATCGTTCAAGTTTTGATAAACACCAATTTAACGACATGTTGATGGTTATAAGAGACGAAGAGTTGGACCTGTTTCAAAGAATGGATGAGATAAAGGAGGTTGTATGTTCAAGATCTATTATGTGTGGTCGCGGAGTGTTATCTTTTCTGTTCCCGTCCGACTTCGACTACTCGGGTTCGGGGCTAGAGATTAGTCGGGGGGTGTTTATGTCGGGGGTGTTGGAGAAAAACGTTATGGGAATCTTGATCAAACTGTTATACAAAGATTATGGAGAAAAAGTAGTCGCCAATTTTATTAACAACATACAATTTATAACCAACAAATACCTTATTGAAAAAGGATTTACTATTAATGCCTCTGATTGTCTTAAAAATCGTGTAGCCGCCAAAGAAATCGAAAGTACTCTGAAATCTACGTGGATCAAAGCCGAGATGATTCAGAAGGTGACCAAAAACCCGTTTATAGCCGAGCAGAAGTTGATGCAGATCTTGAACAGTTGCACGGACCAGTCGATGAAGAAGAGCAAGGACGCGTTGGCTGCGGACAACAACTTCAAGACGACGGAGGAGAGTGGGAGCAAGGGGAGCATTTTCAACATCTGCCAGATCACGTCGCTGCTGGGCCAGCAAACCATAGACGGGCGCAGAGTGTCGGGCTTGATCCACCCGCAGTCGAACGAGTTCCGGAACAGGGGCTTCATCTGCAACAGTTTCGTCGAGGGGTTGTCCCCGAGAGAGTTTTTCCACCACGCCATGGCTGGCAGAAAAGGAATCATTGATACAGCTTTACTCACATCTGTATCTGGATATGGTCAACGACAAGGTGTCAAATTAAACGAAGATATTAAAGTGCATCCAGATTATACGGTGAGAGACATCAATGGTAGAATTTATCAGTTTATTTTTGGAGATGTCGGTTATGATCCATCACAAACTATAATTGTTGATGGTGTTGCGACGTTTGTCAATGTTTATCGTGTAGTTAGTAAATTAAACCACAAATACCGCCACACACCTGACGACAGACGGTTAACAGAAGAAGAAATCGAATTCTTGGTCGACTATATCCAAAAACGTCCACATCTACCAAAAGATGTTGAGGAAAAAATATACAACGATAGACGAAACCCTATCATAAAACAGTTGAAAAACGTAACCATTAAAAACGATGAGTATTTAAAGGAACTTAAAACCAAAATGGAGAATGCGTTCTACGCTACGTTAATGTCTCCGGGAGAATGTGTCGGGATCATCGGAGCTCAAAGCATGGGGGAGTTCAGCACCCAGGCCACTCTCAACACCTTCCACATTGCCGGTTCCACCACCACCGGGGCAGTCACGAACTGTTTGACGCGGTTCCAAGAAATAAACAACGCCACCAAAAATCCCAAAAATGTCATCGGAAAAATATATTTCACCACATCCAACCTAACCATAGAAGATATTCGAATCAAAGGCCAAACCATCAAACAATTTGCTCTCAAAGATCTGGTGGAAAAATATACCATCTCTGAGTTTAAAGACAAAATGTGGTGGTATTCGATCTTTGAAAAAATATATAGTGATGATTTTGATTTTGCCGATACAAAATATATGGTTAGATGTCTTTTGAAGAAGGATGTTATTTATACGCATAAGATCCACCCGGAGCTAATAAAGACAACGTTGGAGTCCAAGCATTCGGTGATGGTGGTTTTTTCTCCGGAAAGCGAAGGTCTTATTTTGGATATTTTTTGCGACGAAGAAAAAAATTTAGGATCGTATTTTACAAAAGTGCTCATGCAAGTCCCAATTGTCGGACTTGAGGGGGTCAAGAACATACACTACGTTAAAGACGACCAGCTGGGCGTTTGGTACATACAGACCGAGGGTGGCAACCTGCGCGACTTCTACACGCTCCCCGACGTCGACGTCGACAACACGTGCACGAACAATATCTGGGACATTTACAACACTTTGGGTATAGAAGCCGCAAGAGAGTTTAGGATCAAGGAACTCGTCGAGATCATGGGCTCGGGAGTCGACATCAGTCACATCAAGTTGAGAGCCGACCGCCTCACATTTACGGGCACGATCCAATCTCTTACACGGTACACGATGCGAGGCGAAAAACCTTTTTCCAAGGTGGGGTTTGAAGAGATAATGGAAAATTTTTACAAAACCGCTCGAGACGCCGAAGTCGACGACTTGACCGGCGTCTCGGCCTCCATCATGTGCGGCAAGAGAGCCAAAGTTGGGACATCCATGTTTGACCTAAAAATAAACGCCGATGTAATAATGGGCTGGGATAAAGCCTTTGAACAGCTTCAGTTGGATGACGAGAACGAAGATTTCGTCGACTTCGAATACGATGACTAACTAAAAAATGATCACATAAACATAAAAAGATTTGTGGTATCCGCTGTCCAAAGTTCGGGGCCGGGTTTTAAAGGTAGAAAAAACACGGATAAACAAGGACACCTTTTTTTAGGTTGGATCGCCTCTGGTGTGCTAAAGAAAATAAGAAAAAATAAAATAATAAAGATGACTCAACAAGAAAATAAAAACTATAACGCCGTAACCGTCTCTTTAGAAGACGGCCAAACCAAAACCATCCGTGTCGCGGGTACACCTGCCGATCCTCGCTTCTTTGGTAAAGACATATGTGATATACTGGATATTACAGACTTTAAACAAACTTTGAGAGATGTGGTCTCAAATGAACACAAAAAAGAACTCAAATCTCTTCTTGAAGAACAAAATAAAGGTACTATTGTTCCCTTTGGGGTGGGTGTGTTGAAACCCCCCACCTTATTAGGTTCTTTTAACCTCTCAACTTTAAAACATAACGATGGGCGAGCAGTGGTCCTTTCAGAACCAGGAGTAGAACAACTGCTTAATGGAACAAAGAAGGATAAAAATAAAAAAATCTTGAGAAATTCTATTAATAGGTGGCTTTGGACCATCAAGTACGAAAGTAACGCCGGCCTAGTCGATATCTTCAGCTTCATCTCAGGGACCGATTTGGCCACATCGCTAAGCTCCGATTGGTTCCAAGATTTGTGGTATCCGCTGTCCAAAGTTCGGGGCCTCCATATGGAGGCCCCGGAAAGGGTTAAGAATCGACCTATAATTGCAACTCAAAGTTTGTTGAAGTGGATGGGTTTTAAAGGTAGAAAAGAGGCGGATAAACAGAACGATTTTATGAAGCTTTTGAATCGCAACAATATTCCTTATACCGAAATTGGACATGACCACCCTTTGGCAATCGAATATCCGTGTGTTCAAAANGAGAGCGTNATGTTAAAGGAAACGAATAATCTGGAGAAGAAGAAATGGCTTTGTTTGGAACTACGAGAGTTCAAAAAAGCCGTGATGCGTCTTCAAACCGAAAACGGAGACTTGGTCAGAGACTACTACCTCAATCTAGAAGAGGTTATGTTTGCCTATGGAGAGTATACACACGAATTCTTGGTAGACAAGATGCAACGAGAGGCGCGCTTGAGGGACCTAGAGTTGAGCGAAGCGATGACTCAACTCGCAATAAAGGATAGAGAAGAAGAGGAGTTGAAGGAGCAATTGGCGATCAAAGAGCAAAAGTTAGAAGAAGAAAAAGAAGCTCGCACTAAAGCCGAACGCAAAGCCTTAAACGTGTCCAAGTTCATGCGTCGAGTTACCATCAAAGAGAAGAAACTAGAGTGGATATATATCGCCACCACTAAAATGTATTCATCGGAACGATTATACAAAATAGGGTCAACAACGAGATTAAGCAATAGGATAAGCGGATACAACACGGGAAGACCCAAAGAGGACACCTATTATTATGTGTGGGTCATGAAATGCTACAACGCAAAGGACTTGGATTACCACATTCAGAGGCTCTTGGCGGACTTTAAACATCGGGAGAACGCCGAATTGTATTGTGGCATCAAGTACTCTGATTTAAGGGACATAGTGTCTTTTATAGTGGACAATTACGACGCTAGTGTCGATTATGTGAACAATTTCATCAAAACAAGGCTTAATTTGAGTTTGGACGAAGAAGACGCCCCCGTTAGACTATAAAAAGGTGACGTATCAAATAGGCGATCATACGGAAACGATAGATCTTGAAGAAGAGGATCAAGATGTGGTTAAAGAAGAGTTGGAGAACATACTATCACAAATCAAAGAGCAGCAGAGTCGTTCTGTCGACGACGTGATTGTGATAGAGCGTAAAGAGTTGTTGAATCGGTTGGTTAGTTTAACGAATGGGTCAAAAAAAGAGTTGTGGGGAGTGGTTAAGGAGTTAACAGGGTGGAGTAGCTCAAAGAAAGCGATTGATGACGGAGCGTTCAAATATAAAATAGTGTATTAGATAAAAAATAAAAGTAGAAAGAGAACCATGATTAAAGAGTGATAAATTTTTTAAGTTCAATTGAACTTAGAAAATTGAATTAAAAAATTGTGTAATAAAATGAAAAATAAAGATCCAAAAAACTTTATAAATAAAATGGACAAACTAATCCAACTGAAAAAAAGAGCCGACCAGGCTTACTTCAACACCGACTGCCCTATTATGGACGATGGCGAATATGACGCCTTGGTTCAAACTCTGAAGACCGAGTACAACTACGTCGACCAGGAAAGCGTGGGCGCGCATCCCACGCACAACAAAGCGCAGCTGCCGGTTTGGATGGGCAGTTTGACCAAGCATACCACGTCGAAAGAAATTGCGAATTTTCTGAACAAACTGTTGATGATAGAGCGTTTTTCGGTGCAGGAGAAATTGGACGGCATCAGTTGCCTCTTTGTACAAGACGAAACAGGTAGGACTAAACTGTACACGCGCGGAAACGGCTCCACTGGTTCTGACATAAGTCATTTGTTAGCTTGCGGGATACAAATCCCGAGAATAAAGGAAAAAGTAATGGTTAGAGGTGAACTGGTGATGTCTCGAAAAACATTCGAAACCAAGTACTCATCCCAATTCAGCAACCCGCGCAATCTAGTAAGTGGGTTGGTTTGCGCAAAACAGCAGCAAAGAGACAATTCGTTGAGCGACATAAAGTTTATCGCGTACGAACTTATTTCGTCGACCGAGATACAGATGCCCGTTTCGGAACAGCTTGTCAGACTTGGCGAGTTGGGGTTTGAGGTCGTTTATCATCGCTCTTTAAAAAGAAAGTACATTTTTAACGAATGTTTGATGGACTATTTAACCCGAAGAAAAAGAAAAAGTATATATCAAATAGATGGCTTGGTCATTGTTTGCGATGACATGAAATATGTTCGCAATGTAGCCGATAACCCGAAATATGCGTTTGCTTTTAAGAATAGGGCGGAAAACGTGGCGGAAGCTGTAGTTGAAAAGGTTGTGTGGAATTTGTCCAAAAGTGGGAGATACAAGCCGCAAATATGTATTGTTCCGGTTGTGTTGGATAGTGTGACTATTTCGCGTGCGACTGGTCACAATGCGAAATTTGTGGTGGACAATAAAATTGGTCGGGGAGCAAAACTTCTCATTACTCGTAGCGGAAATGTTATCCCGCATGTTTTGTCGGTTTTAGAACATAGCACCGAACCACTTTCTCTACCTGCTAACAGCCAATGGGTGTCTGTTGATTTGTGTCATGTGGGAGAAGGCGAAACACCAGATGAGGTCGTTATTAAGCAGATGGTGCATTTTTGTAAAAAAATAAACGCTGTAAATTGTAAGGAAAAAACCATCTCTAAAATTTATAATGCCGGTTTCAAAACTATCGAAGCCATTGTCTCGGCGACTGCCCAAGATTTGCAAAAAATAGGAAGTATTGGGCAGACATTGGCCCAGAAATTGGTCGACTCTATTCAAAAGGGTGTTCGGGAGTCGACAACCAAGGAATTGCTGGCGGCTTTGAATGCTTTCGGCGATGGAATAGGGCTTCGCAAGATAGCCAACCTGGATCTGTCTGACCCGCGAAAAGAGACGAAAGGCTTGTCGAGGCAAACAGTCGATGCCAAAATTATCCCCGTTTTGGGCGCGCAGCTCGCCAGAGTTAACAATTTAAAAACGCTCGCTGGGTGTGCGTCAACCGCAGAACAACCTGCGTTGAAGAAAACAGGTGCGGATAAAATTTTTGTGTTCACTGGGTTTCGCGACCCCTCCTTGGAGAAACAAATAGCGACTCGACTGGGAAAAGTGAACACGAGCATTTCCAAAAAAACACATACTCTGGTAGTCGACGATAAGGCACTTTCAAAACCTCCCTCTTCCAAGATGTTGAAAGCGCAATCTCTGGGTATAAATGTAATCACGAGGAAACAGTTGTGTGATTTGTTGGACCAGACGTTGGCCGGCTTATCTTGCGAGTTTGAGAACGAGTATGCTTCTTCGGACGAAGAGTGCTAAAATGTCCGAATGTACAGAGTGGAGAAACAATCCATCTATCAATCCTCTCACCAACCGCTACATTAAAAAAGGCGGCAAAGTGTACAAGCAATTGGAAGATAAATGCGGTCTTCCTCACACAGCCCGAAAACCAAACCTGGTACGTTAATTTTTTATCCTTGTATAGGGATAAAAAATACACACATTTACTTTATTTTGGAAGGTTTCAAAAAAACGGGCGTTTTGGACTCTGCCGGGGATTCCGACACTTTCGGAAGAGGGATGAACGACTGTGTTAAACTTAAAGCCTGATCCTTTAAACTTTTTTCCTTGTCCAACTCTTTCTTAAGCACTTCGATCGTCTTTTCTTGCTTTAGCTCTTTTAGTCTTTCCTCGAAACTTTTTTCGACAGAGTTTATTTCTTCTTTGCATTTTTTTTGAATTTGAGAAAATAAGGGACATTTCCACTTCACGATATCAAGGTCTTTTTTATAATCATTTACATGCTTAAAATCGATTACCACGTCGTCTAGAGAAATATCAAACAGTCCATTGGGATGTAAAGTCATGTTTCCGCCAACGTTTTTAATCAAAGGAGGATGCGCTAAATTAACCATCTCCTTGACATTTGGCAAGTTTTCGCAATGAGGTTTTAACTCTCCGTCATGTAACTCGGTAATCCAATCGTAAATTTTATCATCTAATTGATTAAACAAGACCATGATTTTAATTAATCCTTTTTTTGTGAAAAAAGGGGTTCTTTCCTTGTCAACAAAATAGTATTGCACAGAAGAAGAATCTAGGTTTAATAAGACGGGGTTAAAACTTTTACATTTGTATTTTTCGAGGGTGGGTTTAACTTCAACAAGTTCTTGTTGTTTAATGTCGTTTAGAGGTGGTAAGTTGAGGGTAAATTTGGGTAAATTTTTTTTGATCCAAGTATAAGTGATGCCTATTTTGTTGTTTTTCAAGTGCACGACATCATGTTCATCAATTTTATTGTTTTTGACAAAACTCTTTAAATTTTTATTTTTGAACAAGTTTCTGTCATGGATGTATAATTCAGTTAAAGTTACTATGTTTGCTGTTGCTGTCATTTATTAATAAAAAATTAAAACAAAGTAGAAAACTCCGTTCGGATAAACTAAAACAGACCCTTTTAGCCAAGTTTACCCATTCATGAATTACAACAAACTTATATCGATGAAGAGATTCGGATACTAAATTTTTTAATGAAGAGATTTCTTCATTAAAAAAATATTTTTCTTAGTCTAACTCATGAGACATTGCTGTCTTTTCCTAACCTTTTTTTCTTTTGGTAAAGAGATGGTCGCAATGTGTTGGTCTCTGAGAAACTTGAGTCGTTTATCTAATTCGCGATGTTGTATTTGATTGGCATAATTGTCGTGCAATTGTTCTTGCACACTCCAAATAGCGAATTGTTTTTCCATTTATTCATTGTCAATTTCGCACAATATTTTTTCCAACTCTGACCTCGGACTCTTTTGAACACTACTTGTCAAAGAGACAAGATCGGCCCCATTTCCCGGAGGGAAATTGGGTATCTCGCTTGTGCTCGGCTTGGGGGTAACCGATTTTAGAACAGGATTGGGAGAAAAGTTGTGGAAAGTGCTAACACGAGACGTATAATCCTCTTCGATGTTGTTGCTGTCAAACTCAATCTGTTTGGCAACTTTTGAAATTGCCACCTTTGGACTTGGACGCTTTAACATACAAACTCCGTTTTCGCACTCTTCCTTTGGCAGATTCCCCAGTTGGGCTTGAAGAGATTGTGCTGAAAATTTTTGAGATTGTGGTTGTTGTGGTTGTTGTGGTTGTTGTGGTTGTTGAGGTTGTTGAAAGATGGGTGTGTGAACGGGTGTGTTGCGTGCGGTAATTAGATATTTAATTTGATTGTTTTGCATGGTTATTTGGGATTTCATTTCTTCAATTGTTGTTTCGAGATCTGATATTTTTTTGTAAAAATAGACTGCAATACCTCCAACAACAACAGCTTCAGAAACCACATGTACATAGTCTTTTGATTCCATTTTATTAATTAATTAAAACAAACAAACTTCCACGCTGTCTTGTTTTGTCGCATATGCACGAACAGCGATACGTATTGAGGACCGTGTTGAAATGAACAACTCCACTGCATAACACTCACATAGTCTCCATAACTGGAACATTCGCGATAACACGAATTTCCGCAATGTCTTCCGCACCGTTCTTTATAAATATAATTAGCCATTTTATATCTTAATTTTATTAAAAAATTCATTTTTTCTTTAGGATAATTTTAAAGCTTTAAGAAAGCTTCATCTTTTTAGATTTTTCTAAACGTGTTCCAATGAAAATAAATTTTCCCAACACACCTATCCTGTAGCCTGTCTAAATAGACTTTAAAAAATTTATGGCCATGCCATATCTTGTTCTGTTGGAGTTTGACTCATAATATATATTAAAATTATATCGAAGCTTTCATACAAAAATACAATTTGGAAAATTATTTTTAATCTTTGTGTAAAGATTAAAAATAAAATTTACCTTAAAAAATTAAAGCACGGCTTCCAACTTTTCTACAGCCTCCACAATTTCTTTTAAATCGGCCTCTTCTTCGGCCTCTTCTTCGGCCTCTTCTTCGGCCTCTTCTTCGACCTCTTTTTCGACCTCTTTTTCGGCCTCTTTTTCGGCCTCTTTTTCGGCCTCTTTTTCGGCCTCTTTTTCGGCCTCTTCTACAATTTCTTTTAAATCCACTTCTTTTTCAGCCTCTTCTTCAATTTTAATTAGTGTGTCTTTGACTTGGATTTGTCCGATTGGGATGACGACATACAATCCAAGTTCATCTTTTTGCACGATGTCTTTGTCGACAAATTGCAGGAACAAGTGTTCATCTGTTCCGAAAGATTCTTCAACTGCGATGCTCAAAACTGCTCTGTGTCCATTTTTGAATAAAGTTCTGACTCCATCGATAGTTTCGACGAAAACATCTTTTTTGAAGTATCCGTCGCTATTAAAAACATAAATGTTTTTGTTGCAAATTTTAGCCACGTGCTGAGCTAAAAGAATTTGGTATCTGATACTATACCTGACAAAGTTTTCAATTTTCTCTTGCATATTTATTATACGGCTTATTTTGAAAAATCTACACCGCGGAAATCATCAACTGATTCGATACAGCATTCTTCTTACTTTCTTCCTTTGAACACTCCTTTACCTTCTTTTTATAATGACCATACACCTTCTCATAGTCCAACGCCGGAAGTATCGGTATACCTTCCCATTCGTTCAGTTTTCCTTCATAATCGATTACAATTTCGTCCGGATGGAAACACCTCAAATCCTCTCGTAACACGTCATTTAAAGGCGCGGGCAACAAATCCGAACTGTGCGGTGGCAAAATGCACAATAGTTGGAAGAACGGGTCTGTTGGACCATTTTTAGTTGTGTGCTTAATGCCGTGTTCTCCGTTGGTTGATATATCTGTCAACACTTCCACAAAATCTATGGGGCTTGGGGCAAACTGGCTGGGGTAGTACATGTTCCAGTCGACAGTTGAGGAGCCGTATGCGTAGTAGTTAAACACCCATTCGATTTCCTGAAGATATTTTTTAACCTCTATCTTGGTTATTTTGTGTTGCAAGGAATACACGCGATAATAATGAGACGATATCTCAGAAGGTGGCAATTCCTTGCATAATGTTACATTCAACAAATTGTTAGGATATCCGTAATTTCTAGTTTTATAGTGTTGAATCGCCTGATAACTAATGACGTTTAAAATATGCTCAAAAAAGTCCTTCAATTTAATAAAATTTATTTGGAAGGTTTGAAAGTTCTTAAAAGTAATGTATCCTGAGCAACTGAAATAATATTTCATCATTAAGTCTAAACCACCATCATAAATGTTAAATAATGGTATTTGAGGTAAAAAGTCGTTTCCCACCAAAAAGCAGAGTACGACGAAGTCGCAAATCACTCGTTTGAATCGGATGCCGCCCTCGGAGGAGGGGTATTTGTGGATAACGAAGCCTGGTTTTGTTTTGGCGAAATCGAGCAAATTCTGCTTCAGCAAGTTCACGTTGATCAAGAGGTAGTCTAGTTTTTTGCTAGAGAGGTCTTCTCTCAAGATATAAATACGGTTCTTCGTTAAAAATAGGGTAGACACGAGCAAAGACAGCATGATTAGGTCGGCGTCATTGCCTCCGATGATGACGGTGAAATTGGTCTCCAATATGCGTGTTTCGTTCGCCCGCAAAAAGTCAAACAGCTTGTGCTCCCCCTCTCCCGGCACATTGGCGTCCATGAAATGTATCTTCGACACGTTCAGCCAATCGTTCTCCAACTTCTTCTCTATCGACGTCTTCAGATAGCAGCCCAGCTTATACAGAAACGTGGTGCCCGGAGATATACAGTTCGGGTCGAACCCCCCGCTCGTCTTGCGAGACAGAAAGCGCCGCTGCCGTTGCTGGATCTGCTTTGATATCGGAGCAACCCCATCAATACACAATACAATTTCTTTAGGGTCAATTAATTCTACAAACATATTAATACTGTTTACAACGTCTGCAAAGACCATAAGATCTTTTTCTCCACTAAAAACGGGTGGAGATTTTTTAAGGAGTGTTTTGGATTCAAACGCACCATATCTGTATATTTTTTGACAAGAGGTATGAATTATACCGTTTAGATCCAAAAGTAATAATTTTGTTGGTACGGCGGATAAATTTTTTCCACCACATTTTTCGATGGTTCTCGGAAAAGAGTCTTTGTACCATTTAAAAAAATATTTGATTCCCATTTATTATTGTCTAATTTTTTGCTGTTTTTTTCAATTTTAATTACATACTATTTTTTTAATTATAAAGTCAAAATTAACCTTAAAAAAATATCTTGTTAATTTTAAGAAAATTTTCGTTTAAAGGTTCTTGAGAGCATAAGATTGTAAAATTTGCAAAAAAATGAAAATTTAAAAAGATTAAAAAGTACTATAAAAAGAATATGTTTGCAATTGCCCCAAAAGAAGTTGAACCAACCATTGTTCCCAAAAAGGGACGTAAAAATAAGGAAATAGCCTTCGGCCATTTCGAGAAGTCGGTGTCTGCCGTGGACAGCGCCATCGGCATCATGGAAAGCATTCTGAAACTGCAGGAGCCCACCGTGATCGAGATGCGCAAAGTGTTGCGCAACGCGCTGCGAGAGGCCAAGGACGGCAAAAAGGCGCTCGCCAAGTACAAGAACATCCAGTACAAGCCTAAGCGGACCCGGGAGTCGCACAACACGGGGCTCGAGAAGCTGCGCCCCATTTCCGAGGCGATGGCTTTGTTCTCGGGATGGGAGTACGGCGTGACCCAAAAGTCGCGGTACGACGTCACTAACGAACTGTGCGCCTACATCAAGAAGAATAGTCTGCAGGACCCCAAAAACGGCACCATCATCATCCCCGACTCCAAACTGAAGGAACTGTTGCAAGTCGAGGACGACGTTGTGCTAAAGTACCCGACCATGCAGAAATACCTCAAAAATTGTTTCGAGGAAGTAGAAGTCACATCTGCGCCAGAGGAAAAGGAAAAGGAAAAGGACAAGGACAAGGGACGCAAAAAGAAGGAAGAGACGGTCGTCAACGAGGTGGTTGCCCCTAGTAAAACAAAGAGCAAAAAAGAAAAGGAAAACAAAGACCCTAAGGAAACAAAGCCCAAGAAGGAAACAAAGAAAAAGTAAATCCGAAAGAAAATTATCTTTAAACTCCTGTGGAGTTTAAAGATACTCGCAGATTGAAAAGTTAGCGGATAAGAAGAAAAATCATACCGATCATTGTTAAAAAAGAGCCTTTGGTTCGGTAAAACGCCGTTGAAGCGGCGAGATCAATGTTATGCGAGGTTAGGTAAAATTCCCCCAACTTCTTTCAAACCCAAAAACAAAAAATTAATATGTAATCTTATACTTAAATAAACCATCATCGATCTCTTTTTTAGAACTTGTCCATCCTGTATACTCCTTTATCTGCAACCACAACTCTTTCTTCCCCAAATTGGTCACCTTCGCCAACCTCTCAATCAACTCTTTCCTGTCTACGACAACTATATCATCTCTCTCATTTTGCTCTTTGACCGAACACAAGATGTTCTCCAACTCATCCCTAATCACGTCCGCATCTTCCTTCTCCAAGTCGATCGTTTCGGTGTGTTCGCCTATCTGATACGTGATCCTCTTATAGTCCAATCTGGGAGGCTCCTCGTCCTCCTCTTCGAGACTTTCGTTGAGTCTGGTTCTGATAAAGTTGTTTATGTAGTCGATACTCTCGTCGTAATTGTCCACTATAAAGTTCACAATATCCTTCAGATCAGAGTACTTTATGCCACAGTACAATTCGGCATTCTCTCGATGCTTAAACTCGACCAATAGTTTCTGAATGTGGTAATCTAAATCCTTTGCGTTGTAGCACTTCTTGACCCAACAATAGTAATATGTGTCTTCTCTGGGTCTGCCTGTATTGTACCCTCCAATACGACTACTTAAACGTGTTGTCGAACCGACTTTAAATAGTCTTTCTCCAGCGTACATTTTAGTTGTGGCGATATAGATCCATTCTATTTTCTTTTCTTTGATGGTTACTCTGCGCATGAATTTGTTTACTCTGATGGCTTTGCGTTCGGCTTTCACACGTGCTTCTTTTTCTTCTTCTAACTTTTGCTCTTTGATCGCCAATTGCTCTTTCAACTCCTCCTCTTCTCTGTCCTTGATCGCGAGTTGACTCTCTTTGATTGTCAGTTGAGTCATCGCTTCGCTCAGCTCTAGGTCCCTCAAACGCGCCTCTCTTTGCATCTTGTCTACCAAGAAACGATGCGTATACTCTCCATAGGCAAACATAGCCTCTTCTAGGTTGAGGTAATAGTCTCTCACCATCTCACCGTTCTCTGTGTTTAGACGCATAACAACCTTCTTAAAAGATCTTGGTTCTATACAAATCCATTTTTTCTTTTCATGATTGTTTGAAAGCATAAGCTGTTTACATTCGTTTTGTACACACGGATACTCTATTGCTAAAGGATGTTTATGGTCGATCTCAGTATACTTGAGCTTGAGACTATCCAACAACCTCGAAAAACTTAACTGTTTAAAAGACTCTTTATCACCCTTATAACCCATCCATTCAAGTAGATTTTGAGTTATAATTATAGGTCGCTTTTCCTCCCTTTCCGGGGTAGCCCCGAGGCTACCCCGAACTTTGGACAGCGGATACCACAAATCTTGGAACCAATCCGACGTTAGCGATGTGGCCAAAGCGGTCCCTGAGATGAAGCTGAAGATGTCGACGAGGCCGGCGTTACTTTCGTACTTGGTGGTCCAAAGCCACCTATTAATAGAATTTCTCAAGATTTTTTTATTTTTATCCTTCTTTGTTCCATTAAGCAGTTGTTCTACTCCTGGTTCTGAAAGGACCACTGCTCGTCCATTGTTATGTTTTAAAGTTGAGAGGTTAAAAGAACCTAATGGGGTGGTATGTTTTAAACATCCCACCTCAAAGGGAACAATAACGCCTTTATTTTGTTCTTCGAGAAGAGATTTGAGTTCTTTTTTGTGTTTATTTGAGACCAGTTTTTGAATAGCGTCTTTAGGGTTTTCAAGTTGCAGGATATCACATATGTCTTTACCAAAGAAGTGAGGATCGGCGGGTGTACCCGCGACACGGATGGTTTGGGTTTGGCCGTCTTCTAAAGAGACGGTTACGCCGAAAGTATAGTTTTTATTTTCTTGTTGAGTCATCTTTATTATTTTATTTTTATAAAATTGTATTTTTTAAACTCTCTATAAAGTTAAAAATTGCAGTCGAAGGACACCGTGTTGAATCAATGGAATGAAATCCGTTCCAACCACACTTGCCAAATTTTTAATGGTTTTAAAACCATTAAAAAATTACTTCATCTCCCAACAACTCTTCTTCTTCGATAAGTTTAAAAATGCAAGCCGGGAAATTAAGATTGTTTGGTTTTTAATTTTTCGATTATATCTTTTTGAGCCTTTTCTGTGGCTTGTTGGGTTAGGAGCTGAATTTGTTCGGATGTAAGAGCCGAGTATTGTTTCTGATTGGGATCGGGTTTGTTTTTCCAGTCGTCGATGGTTTTCTGGATGTCGATAAATTCGTCATGCGTAATATGCCCATCCATTATAGCACGACTAATCTTATCGTGCAACGTGCTCAAAATTGTCTTTGCCGCCACCGACAAACGGTCATGCTTCATTTTCTTGTCATTCAATTTTGCCTGGATCATTTTTGCCATTCCGGAAATTAGCCCCGCCCCCGAAAAAGCCGCCGACGAGACTACGCTGCCCACGCCTGGCACAGTCGCCGCCAACGTGCCAACAACAATATCGCCTAAGATGAGAGTGTACTCTAAGGCGTCTGTGACGGTAGAGTAGCGGCCATATTTTTTGCACAACCCGTTTCGGAACTTTATTTCGTCTTGAAGCAACTTTTCGTCATCCATGATTTTCTTCAGCCTAAAATTGGTTGATTCTTTATCTCCTGAAGATAATCCGTGCAATTCTGGATATTTAGTCACAGTTTCCATTTTGAGTGCACTTGGCGCGCTCGGAAGTTCGTAATTTGTCGAGGAATACATTTATTTACTGCAAAATATCAGTTAGTTGAGTGGAGACACTGGGAAAATTAAAATTTATTATCGAAAGTTGATGCTTTTGCAATTGTCGTTGATCATTCTCAAAGTTAGTTTAACGTCGTCCACGGAGACTGTTTTACGTTTAGCGTTAAGAGTGATCAGCAAAGCCGAGAAAAACAATTTGTAGATGAAGTATTCGAGGGCCGAGTGTATATTTTGCACACCCTCTTTAGATATTTTGAAATGTGTAAACGACTTAATATCGCGCTCAATTGGCGCTTTCGCAAGAGTGTTACAATCGTGTTGTTTCTGGTATTCGCGAATTTTGGCGAGAACTTTTACTTTCCCCGAAATCTTGCACGGTTTCAAAGAATCTTTAATTTTATATTGGTCCGCAAAACCGGTATTTTCAATCGCATGTATCGCATGGTCTCCAGAAATGGTTTTTTTTCCTTCATATTCCGCATATATCTCCGCATATTCGGTAATAGACCGTAAATACATATTTCCAGCTTCTCTCACAAATCCATAGACAGATTCGCTAATACGAGTAATGCCGGCTTTATAAGCTATTCTTTGCAAAGCTGAGTCGTTCATTTATTTTCTTTTAATAAATGTTTATCAAATTGTTCATTTTATATATTGCGATCTGTTGCGTTTTGACCGAGGCTAACTACTGCAACTACGACAACGAATGCTCGCCGCACATGTGTCGGCAAAACTCGTGCTGCAAAATTTCCGGCAGCTCTTGCGGAGCAGGATTCGCCTGGCCTTGCTGCAATCGGTGCTCTATCAGAGGAATAAACGCCTGGGGCATTTGCACATAATCGAACACTGTCAAATTTGTGGAGCAATTTGTGGAGCAATTTGTGGAGCAATTTGTGGAGCAATTTGTGGAGCAATTTGTGGAGCAATTTGTGGAGCAATTTGTGGAGCAATTTGTGGAGCAAATTTTAATAATATCTGTATTATTAAAATTTTAGTGAACACCTCGACTCTTTAGACTTACCCCTTTCATTAATTTTGGCTGGTTAATTTTAACCCTTGTACCTCCACTAGTTGCGCTAAGATGTGAATGTCCCCGAAAAGGTCTGGTTTTGTTGACGGTGACATCTTCGTAGACATTAACATTCTTCTTGAGGCCCAAATTGGACACCGTTTGAGCTTGATAGTTGGGCACATTCTTGCTCAAATATACATCTTCGTGGATATATTTTTGCTGGCTCGTATATTTTTGGTTAATATGATCCACATTTGAAACAAGCAACGAAGAATTGAGAGCTGGGATAGGATGGTCTCCTCCGTCTTTTGACATTTTTGAGTTTGTCTGTACATTGCTACCGAGAAGGAAGTTGTTGACCATTAATCCGATGTTAGTTGGAGGAGCGGCGGGAGTTTCTTTTTTGAAAGATTTTTGCGAATGTGCTGAAACATTGATGGGTGCGGGATTGATGTATTTAAAGTATTCGGCAACATCGGGTTTAATTTTCTTTGTTTGATCAACACGACAGCGTTTGCTCGTAATACTTGTACACATGCGAGGCAAACGAGATAGAGGCAGCAAATCTTCTTGGCGCAAAATGGGCGGCCGAAACGCACCCTTGTCCATTATACGATATGGCAATTTCCCTCCGCCTCCTGTTGTAGTCAAACTACTCATAGTACTGCCACTAATACCACCATCAACTCCCATTAAACCATTTCCTGTATTTCCATGATTGGAGTATTGGACTGTCACCATAGGATTGTTGCCTCTTGCATATATGTTAATCATTTCGTTGATCCTTTGACCAGAGTCTTCGTTCATGTCCAGAAGATCGTTGTTGTCGCCGACTTTGATGATGCGACGCGTGTGTATGCCGCTGGGTGGGTCTCTGACGATGTCGAAGTTGCCGTTCCACGCCTCTACGCTGGGCAACGTGGCTTTGCCATAACTAGTTAGAGCTGAATAAGAAATCATTTATTAGTTGCAGAAGCCCCACAAATTTATAATATTTACACTTTACATTTTTAAATTAATAAATGAAACGTGTCAACAAATTAAATAAACAAGATAAAGAGTCGATTTTCGACCTTTACTTGAAAGGCTACACTATAACTGGGTTGTGCAAACAGTTCAATGTGTCGCGGCCAACAATTTACAAAGTTATAAATGTTGGCAAAGAGGAAGAACAAAATGATTTTTGTGTCGACATAAAAGAAGAAAGTAAAGGAAAAATCATGACCAATACTAATTTTCTCGGTTTAACTATTGACGCCGAAAATGGTCCTAAGGACAGACGCATTTGCAAGGTCTTAAACCAAGGATTCAAACTCTTGGATATCATGGAGTTCATTAAAGCGACCAAATTCGATCTTAATATGATCATGTTCGATTATTTTTGGCAAGTTGTGGTTGGAAACCAGTGGGTCCATCTACACCCACTGGTACTTGAGTGGTTTGGATATGAAGGTGAAATAAAAGAACAACGGAAAAATTTTATCAAGATGCTAAAACGCAACAATATTCCTTATCAGGAACTGACTCGAACAAACAAAGAAATTGAACTTTATCCAACCATAAAAGATGAATTAAGTCTGTTACCGCACGACGCGGCTAGAGCATGTATCAAATTTTTAATAATGTGCCCCAAAGACCTCAAAATGGCCATCATGCAACTCAAGACCAAAAACGGGAACGCTATTCGCGAGTACTACATCAATCTGGAAGAACTTCTCAAACTGTATGTTGAGTACACTCTTTACTTCAATCATCGCGAGTCTCAAAGAAAGATAACGGATCTAGAACAAATGATGGCGGATTTAAAATTGTCAAACAAGAGACAAGAACAATACATGCGTTCTCTCGGTATTTCTCTTGAAGAAGTTAAGGACCAAAATGACAGTTTGTTGGGAGAGACCAAAGATTTGAAGAAGCAAAATAATACGATCCAACGCAAATTGGGGATCGCCGTCGAGGATAGGGCTCCTCTTCCCGAAGACAAAAAAAAGCGAGAACGGTTTTTGCTCCTCAAACTAAACGACCCCGAATACCTTCCTTACTATACCATCAGAGCTCAATATGCGTACACTCTGACCAAACTTAAGAACTATAGAACCTGGTATCCGAATTTGGAGGTCCTCTTGGACTTTAAGTGCAATCCGAACTCTAAGACTCTCTATGTTCGCATCAAGGAAAGTTTGAAGGCGAAGGGTGTTGTATTTGACGGGAACAACATAGATCTAAAGGATGCTATCGAAGAAGAAGAGTTGTTGGAAGAGATGAAGGTTATCAACGAACAGAAGTATGATGTTTAACAAGTAATTCTTTAATGGTTTTAAAACCATTAAAGTTTTTATTTATTTTTAGTAGATGCAATGAAGGTTAGCCAAAAAAATGTTTTTAAAGTCTAATTAGAAATTAAAAACAATCGTTTGAAACAGTCAAGATCGAAGCGTTAAAAAATAAAATGAAATTTAATTAATAAAAAAGAGTAAAATAAACTATGACTAAAAATATGGTGAAATATATTAAAAAAACTGATATCCAACATGTTTTGGACTGTTCCGACGTATATATCGGGAGTATCCAAGAATATCCCAGAAAAGAGTACATTTTCGACCAAGACGCAATTGTGCCCGCGAACGTCTCTGTCCCAACAGCGCTAGTGCGCATCTTTGTGGAAGCGTTGACCAATGCCGTCGACAACGCCGAAAGAAGCAGATCAACGGACCGGCGTTGCAAGACTATCAAAATAGGGCTGGATATGGACACCGGCGAAACAAGCGTTTGGAATGATGGCGAAGTTATAGCCATCGACAAGAGCAATTCGGAGGGTATGTACAACCATTCGTTGATATTTGGCCATTTTAGGACAAGTTCAAACTACGGCAACGAAGAAGTGAGAGAATTGTCGGGCAAAAACGGAATGGGGGTCAAATGCACCAATATATTCTCCTCCCAGTTTACGGTGACGGGAGTCGACCCGGGCACCGGTCTCAAGCTTGTGCAGACTTGGACGCAAAACATGGAAAAAACGGACGGTCCAATTGTTACAAAAAGTTCTCTTAAACACGGGTACACAGAAGTTAAATACATTCCTGATTTCAAACGTTTCACTATGAGTGGGAAGCCTCTGAAAAAGTATCCGTCGGAAATATATGCCATTTTTCACAAATTTGCCTTGGATGTATCTGTGTTGTTGTCGGATGTGAGTGTGTATTTCAATGATGAAAAAATAAAGATTGCTAAAAACCTCCTCGACTATGCACAACTCTACTACAACAAAAAATCCGTTGCAGAGTGCGACGAAATGATACACTTTAAAACCATTAATTCAGAAGTTGTTATCTGCGGTTTGAAACAACCCAATTCTAGACCGGCTATTTCTTTTGTGAATGGTCAAATAACGTGTGATGGCGGTCAGCATGTGAATGGGTTTACGAAGGCGTTGTGTGGGGCTGTTTTAGAATATTTGAACAAAAAGCGCGACGTAAAGTTTACGCCAAAAGACGTGTCTGCGTATTTCCACTTGTTTGTGCACTCCAAAGTAAACAAGCCTCAGTTCGATGGACAGAATAAGAATAAGTTGGTGCATCCGACTATTCCAACAGAGATTTCTGCAACTCAGATTAAAAAAATATTAAAATGGTCGACTATTGCCGCAATTAAGAACAAGGCGTCGTTAAAGGATATGTCTGTGTTGAAAAAGATGGAAAATAAGAGCAAACGCTCTCTTGTAAAAGTTGACGGCTATGATCCCGCAAACAAATTTGGAGCGGATAGTGTTTTGATTGTATGCGAAGGTTTGTCAGCCAAATCGTATGCGGTTTCCGGAATACAAACTGGCGCCTTGGGAAAGAAGGGTCGAAACTGTTTCGGCATATTGCCATTGAGGGGAAAATTCCTCAACGTCAAAAATGTCACCTCCAAGAAAATCGGAGAGAACAAGGTCGTATCCGACTTGATCAAAGTTCTAGGGTTGAAATTTGGCGCCGACTATACTCTCCCACAAAATTACAACTCGCTAAATTATGGAACCTTGCTTATCCTAACCGACGCAGATAAGGACGGTATACACATCGAAGGTCTTCTCATCAACTTTTTCGCAGAACTATTCCCAACACTAATTCAACGAGGAGGATTTATTGTGAGCATGAAAACGCCAATTGTTAAAGTGTTTCAGAAAGGGAAAAAAGATCTCCTTTTTTACAATGAGAGCACGTTCGAGGAGTATAGGCGCAATCACCCCAATATAAAAAAATTTAAGTATTACAAAGGTTTAGGCACAACAGGCCCCAAAGATGTTTCGGCCTCGTTTGGGTTAAAGATGGTCGAGTATCAAAACGACGACAAGTGTGTAGACGCGGTCAACAAAGTGTTCAAGGACGAGATGGCCGATGCTAGAAAGAAGTGGTTGAGCGCTTTTGATCCGGAAGAGGTGTATTTTAATTTGGACGAATACTCGTCCCCCTTGATCAATTTGCCAATAAGCGATTTTATGGAACACGAAATGATCAAGTTTTCGTACGAAGATTGTAAAAGAAGTTTGGCTGGAGTTATTGACGGATTTAAAGAATCGCAAAGAAAAGTTATATACGCCATTAGAAAAAAATTTAAGAATGGTGGTAGTAGTTTAAAGGTGGCGCAATTAAGTGGGTGTGTGGCAGAGCAGACCGATTACAAGCACGGGGAGCAAAACTTGTGCGAGACCATCATTAAGTTCGCGCAGGATTTTGTGGGCAGCAATAATATCCCCCTTCTCTACCAGATGGGCAATTCGGAACAAGGTTGGAAGGAGGGAAGGACGCTGCAAGTCCCAGATATATTTTCACCAAACCACAACCAATCCTAAAATACCTTTTTAGAGAAGAAGATGATCCTATATTAGAATACACATCCGAAGGAGAACCCAAAACATTTGTGCCCATTGTCCCACTCGTGCTCATAAACGGAAGTGTGGGAATTGGGACCGGATGGTCTTGTTTCGTCCCTCAATATAACCCTCGCGAGATAGTCCACCATCTCATCTCCAGATTAACTTCCGACTCCGACGTGAGTAAATTGGATCTGAATCCCTACTATAAAAATTTTAAGGGGAAAATTAAACCTGTTAACGATGAAAAAACTAAATTTGTGACATATGGAAAAATGAAGCGGATAAATGATAAAGTTATTCAAGTTAGTGAATTACCTGTAGGAATGTGGACAGACAAGTTTAAGGATCAATGTTACAATTTGATTGAAAAAGATCTGTTGGGTGGATTGACGAATGAGAGTACGACGACTGATATAAATTTTTCTTTGAAAAACTTGAAGAACATCAATGCCTTAAAACTAACGACATCTCTTCACACAACCAACATGGTCTTATTTAACAACAAAAACATTATTACCAAATACACTGACATAAACGACATTCTGGAAGACTATTACACCATCAGATTAAATTACTATGATTTGCGCAAAAAGTACATCGTTAAACTTTTCGCGGAAAAAATAGAAATTAACCTCAACAAACTAAACTTTATCCTTAAAGTAGTCGAAGATAAAGATTTTTTGAAACAAGATGACGATGCTATAGTCTCAACGTTAGAAAGCGAAAACTTCCTCAAAATCAACGATAACTACAATTACCTACTCAACTTATCCATTCGCAACTTCACGTTGAACAATGTTGACGCTTTGCGAAATGAAATAGAGACGTTGAAAGGTGACCTGAAAAACGCTCAACAAACAACACCCGCTCACATGTGGATACGAGAACTCAAAGAACTCGAACCATACCTATAAATGTTTTAATTTATTTTTAATCCCATTTTAGGATTAAAAAGAACGAGTAGCGTTAAAAGGGCTAAAAATGAATTTGCACATAATAAAAAATAGCAAAAACAAACTATGGACGACATCAATTTTGAAATCCTAAAGTTGATCGATAATAATGTCGACAAAATACACTATAGCGTAGCCTGGAACCACGTTGATTGGGCAAGTAAGTGGATAAACAGACTAGAGTACTGGGAATTCAAGGAAGTGCACCCGCCAGCGTTGGAGCTGCTGATCCCTTACATGACGGTGGACAGTTGCAACAATTTTTTGGATCGCCGGTCCGATTTACCTCTATCGGCGATCCAAAAAATGGTTCAAACGCATCCGACTTCTATAAACTGGTCGGCCGTGTCCGAACAAATTTCTTTGACCAACGAATTTATAAATATTTACAAGCATAATTTAAACTGGTTCGCTTTGTCCAGTAACGTGCCAAATCTTTCTTTGACGCTTTTTCTGGAGCACATGTCCGACAATCCCGATAAAGCCCATTACAAGTGGAAAAACATATGTGAGCACAATGTTACTCTCACACCGCAATTTGTGGAAACAAATGTTGAGTCCATCAACTGGGAAAAATTGTGCCAGAACAGACACATTGCGTTCCCCAACAGCTGGTGGATAAAGCAGTTGCCGCGCTGTGGGTATTTCGTCTTTCACCTGTGTTTCAACCGTTCCCAGGCATTTTTGGAAAAATGCATACACTACTCGTTTAACGACCTAATCACCAACTCTATACGAAGTTTGTCTGGCAACGGTTACGACCATTTCCTCGAAAACGTCATGAGAAACCTGTTCTTTGAAACTTTTGGAAAAGGGCAAACTGTGCAAGCCGTCAACTCTTTTCTGAAATTTGCCGTCATAGACCAATTTTGGAGACAAGATGAAGATGAAGATGAACAATTTCCGCCTGTAACATATTCAAAAAAACAGTTGAAAAAAAAAGCTTATTATCATCTCAAAAAATTGCACATGTTAAATCTGGCCTTAGACTTAAACACGGACCTAATTTTGAAAATGAAATCTGCCCGGAAAAATCGCCTCTACTTTTAATTTTTTACTTCAAATGACAGTTCTAAGGTTTTCATTTTAATGGTGTTAACACCATTAAAAATGTGTTTGTCAATTCGTTCGCGTTCAACAACTTCCGAAATCAGATTTATTAATCTAAAGGAACATTTACTGCTCTTCATACTCGGCTTCAATTTGTTGGAGAGATTTAATCCAGATTGTTATTTTGTCCTTATCTTTTGCACCAATATTTGTCTCAAAAATAAGTGGTTGATCCGGATTAGTATACACCTTTAGATTGGAATTGAACTTTGTAAATTTTTTTAGTTTGCTGAAATATTCCGCCTTGAATTCTCCTTCAAACGGAAGAATAGTATCTCCGGCCTCGTTGTCGCTTTTGATAACTGTGCGACTTTTTTCAGACTCGAATGATATTTCAGGTGTATTGTTTTCAGTTTTAATAGTCATTACGTATTTTCCGCTTATACTTCGACAAAATTCCAAAAAATCAGACGATTTGATATTCAATGGCTGAACTTGATCCAAAACTATTGGCAAATTGTAAAACTGTGTTTCTTTCATCTGGATTTTTTTCTCAAACTCAATCGTTTTCTTGGACACCTTGATCTTCAACTCTCTCTCTTTTTTTATGGATAATTCGATGGTGTCTACGCTAGTAATGTTTTTTAAGTTTTCCTTCATGTTTTTAATGTTTAACGTGAAAATGCACTCTTTTTCGCATTTGTACTCCAAAAACGACGAGGCCGAGAAAATAGCCATCGTATGAATACTTTTATCATACGTCGTATAAATATATATACCCGTCTTTTTTATGTCCAAACATACTTCAACAATACCTATCTGACCATAAAGATCAAAGATATTTTTAAAGTGTGAAATACCTTTATTTAGTTTGCATAAAAACATTTATTGTAATCACGTATTTTTACAAATTACAAGTTTCAAGATTTTATGCTAGTATTGTCTTTAAAAAATAAAATATTTTTATCAATTTTAAACTCGTTAACGAGTTTAAAAAAAATTTTATCGAAAGCTTGAAAGACTGACGGTCGAATAACATCTCTTCCAGACATTAACATCAAGACCGTCGTATTTTTCGATGGTCTCTTTCAAAACATGTTTTTGTCGCAAAACTTCGCGTGTCAGACTGCCTATTTATCTATAAGAGTTAAAATGGTTTTGATCAATTCTTGTTTACTACACTTTTTAGCCGGCGTTTTACCAAACGTACGTATAATGCTCTGAAGGTCACTGTTTGCTAGTTTGTTCAAAATTGTTTCCAAACTGTCTTTGGGCTGGGATTTTTTGTATTTGCGGTAAACATCTCCATATTTTACACAAGACATTTATTATATAGTAGATATAGTTGCGCAAAATTAATTATTTGCTCAAATTTGCGAAGAGACGAATTTGAAATAAATTCCAAAATTGTATAAATAAATACTAAATGAACAACATAAGCAAAATTAATTTATACTGTCAAAAAAAACGTCTCAACCCCCCTTTATACGAAACCTTAAAAAAGGAGGGCTTGGACCACAGGCCAAACTTTCGAGTGAGGTGTTCGTTTGAAAGTTTGGCGGAGTTCGGGACCGGGCCGACTCTTAAGATAGCAAAGGAAAACGCCGCGGCGCAAATTGTCGAGCTGTTGGACTTGGACGCCAAACTGAAAGATCTTGACAATAAGGTCGGTTTTGCAATCGAATCGTACAATGCGCCGTTGCGTGATATTTGGGAAGGTAACTGTAAGGAATACACTTTAACAATCAGAAAAAAAGACGGAACCGAGTATGAATATAAAAATTTTACCGTAAAGATAGTCGACATTTAAATATTGTAAAAATAAAAAATATGATTTTTTATCCTTTATACAAGGATAAAAAACAAATAATAAATGAGTTCTCAAAATAATGATTGGATCCTTGTGACCAAAAATAAAAACAAGAAAATGGAGCTTTCAGTACCAATGGCGGATAATTTGGTGATTAAAAAGAAGAATGTGTGTTATTCCATTACCCCCGAAGGTAGTCTGAAGACGGTTTGGCAAAAAACGGGTCAAAGGAGTTGTGAGAAAAATTAGTTAATAAATATGAGTTACCTGCATAAACCTGTTATTTATCTGGAGGCCAAAGATTTTACGGCCAAAGGAAAACTTAAACATTTTAAAGATAAAAAATGCATAATTATGGCCCAGGCTAATTACTGCGGGCACTGTACTTCAGCCAAACCACATTTTCAACAATTTGCCGAAAAACATCCAGAGGTCATTTGTCTAACTATTCAAGGAGATGGAGAAAATGAAGATGAAAAACAACTTATTAAAACTATTTTAAAAATAAAGCCTTCTTTTCAAGCTTCCCCGATTATTTCCTCTTCGAGAACGGAAATTATGTAGACAAGGAAATCGAAGGTCGGTCTGTTCAAGATATCGAGAAATTTACAGAAAATTAAAAGCATTTAATGATCTTAGATCATTAAATGCTTGAGACCAGTGTAGTGTCTTTAATGTCCTTAATATCTTTCTTGTTGGGTCTGTTTACCTCACCAACTTTCCAAACAACCACACTTACATTTTTTAAAAGATTAAATTATCGTTAAATGGACTCCGTTAGGCAACACAACGACGCTGTAATTAAAATGAGAGCTTGGTTCAAGCAATCTATATCTGATATAGTTTTGCGTTACATGCGCCGCTTTGGTCGGATGATAGTTGTGCGACTGTAACCATTTTTTAGATGATGTTTTGTTCCACTCGTTTATGGGAAAGGCAATCGATTGTACTGGCATTTATTAACTCTTTGTCGGAGGGACGAAAGGGTTAAACCTTGCGTTTCGGGTAAATTTAAATCAAATAAAATAAATTAATAAAATGGTAAAAATAGCCTTTGGATACGATAGACGAGTCGGAAAAGACACAAGTTGTGATTATTTGTTATCAAAGTATGGAGGAATAAAGTTGTCGTTTGCGGCTCCCCTGTATGATATTTTGGGTTATGCTCAGAAAGTATGCGGATTTCCGCGCACCAAGGACCGCAAGTTTCTCCAATTCATAGGAACCGAGTGGGCCCGACACACCAACAAAAATGTCTGGGTTGATCTACTGAAGAACAAAGTTTTGGAAAACGCCCACCAAAACATTTTTGTGTCCGATTTACGTTTTCAAAACGAGTTTAAGGTTCTGAAATCCTTAGGATTCGTGTGTGTTCGAATAGTCGGAGATAGTAAAATCGCCAGCGATGGATATTCAAATCATCAAAGCGACAACGATTTGGCAGACTGTACCGATTGGGATTGGGTGATCGAGAATAAGGGAGAATTACAAGAATTGTGCGCAAAATTGGACCAAGTTTACAAGGAATGTGTTTCGACTATTTTTTGTCAACCGGTGTAGAAAAAAACACCGGTTTGAATAAAAGTATGATGTTACATTTTAATGGATAAAAGCCATTAAAATGTCTATGTTTTCATCTAATATTTGATTCGCTGGCAAGTATTGTTCAAGTCGCAGGTGAACCCGTAACAACATCGTACTGCGTGACTGAGCAAGGGTCGTTTTGGCAGTTGATCCACAAAACCCCGTCCGGTTTTGGCTTCACTCATCTACGGGTGATGAAACGGCGAATACGACTTGCAAAGTAGAAATACAAACAAAGTGTTCAATCTCATTTATTATTTCTACTTTGCGGCTTTTTCTACATAGTAGTTGTATTTCTTCTGGTCGTTCAACTTGAGTTCGTTCCATCTCTTGCCGCATTCGGCCGTAACTTCTTTTGTAGAGAAATCTGGGTGGTCTTTTTTGACTTTGGGTCTTTCATCTTCGCAAAACAGGAAATAGGACGATAATTTGCTAGGGGTTTTGCTTCTTCGTTTTTCAATTTCTTTCATGTCTAAATATCTTTCTTTATCTTCAGCAGCTTGTTCATAATATTTACTTTTTTGTTTAGTGGTCAATTCTCTCCATTTGCTTCCTAAAAGAGACATAATTTCGTGTGGTTTGCATCCTTCGTTGTCTGCGACAATTTTTTGTCGCATGTCTTGACAGAAGAACATGTACGCGGATTTGTTGCGTTTTGGACCGGGGGTAAGATTTTTACTCTTTATGCCAAATACCTCTGTTGCTAGTTTGCGCTGGAATTCGGGAGATTCCCATTGTTTCCTAACTTCTGTAGCGGTACTATCACTATCTTTGGATAAAATAGTATCTAATATTAAGGTATTCAGATTTTGGAGTAAAACTTTTTTGCTCTTAGCTGCCATTGTACACAATTTATACTTATTTATTTAATATAAGTATTGCATTCAAAACAATACTACCTATAGTGGTATGTTTTCAGGCATCCTTCATCACAACACAAATCACACACTAAAAATATCTTTAAAATCTGTTAGTTGATTTTAAAGATAAAATTACCAAAGAGGGAGGCGTGTCTTTTGCGATTTATTATTAGTATACGATCTTGTACTTGAAACTACCATCATCTATCTCCTTCGTAGACTTTTCCCAACCCGTTATCCCTTTTATATGCGCCCACAAATCCTTCTTTGGCAAATTGGTCACCTTTGCCAACCTATCCATCAACTCCTTGCGCTCAATCACCACCAATTCATTATCTAACCTAGACTGTTGTTCTTTGATCTGCAAGAGCATGTTCTCCAACTCTTCGCGCACCGCCTCAGAATCCTCTTGCTCCAAATCAATTATTTCCTCGTGATCCCCTATTTGGCACGTTATGCGCTTATAGCCCAATGGAGCCGGTATATCGTCTTCGTCGTCTTCCTCCAATGACCTATCCAAGCGCGTTTTTATGAACTTGTTCACATAATCGACACTAGCGTCGTAATTGGTTACTATGAATTTCACTATATCCCTTAAATCGGAAAACTTGATGCCACAATACAATTCGGCGTTCTCCCGATGTTTAAAGTCCGCCAAGAGCCTCTGAATGTGGTAATCCAAGTCCTTTGCGTTGTAGCATTTCATCACCCACACATAGTAATATGTGTCTTCTCTGGGTCTGCCTGTATTGTACCCACCAATTCTATTTGTCAATCTGCTTGTAGACCCTACTTTATACAATCGTTCTCTAGAGTACATTTTAGTGGTGGCAATATAGATCCACTCTAGCTTCTGTTCCTTAACGGTAACGCGTCGCATGAACTTGGATACGCGTAGGGCTTTGCGTTCAGCACGCTCACGAGCCCCTTTTTCTTGTTCGGCTCGCTCCTTCTCTTGTTCGGCTCGCTCCTTCTCTTGTTCGGCTCGCTCCTTCTCTTGTTCGGCTCGCTCCTTCTCTTGTTCGGCTCGCTCCTTTTCTTGTTCGGCTCGCTCCTTCTCTTGTTCGGCTCGCTCCTTCTCTTGTTCCAATTGCTCCTTCAACTCTTCCTCTTCTCTATCCTTTATTGCGAGTTGACTCTCTTTGATTGTCAGTTGAGTCATTGCTTCGCTTAACTCTAGGTCCCTCAAGCGCGCCTCTCGTTGCATCTTGTTTACCAAGAATTCGTGTGTATACTCTCCATAGGCAAACATGATCTCTTCTAGATTGAGGTAGTAGTCTCTGACCAAGTCTCCATTCTCGGTTTGAAGACGCATCACGGCCTTCTTGAATTCGCGCAGCTCCAAACAAAGCCACCGCTTTTGATCGACCTGTTTCGGAATCAATCTTGCCTCTTTTTGGACACACGGATACTCTATGGCTAAAGGATGATCGTATCCAATTTCGGTATAAGGGATATTGTTACGTATTAGCACCCTAGAAAATTTTTCTTGTTTGTCTGATAGATCTTTTCCCTGAAATCCCATCCACTCTAACAAATTTTGAGTCGCAATTATAGGTCTTTTTTCGACCACTCCAACTCCCCCCATATGGGGGGAGTTGGCCTTGGATAGCGGATACCACAAATCTTGGAACCAATCGGAGCTTAGCGATGTGGCCAAATCGGTCCCTGAGATGAAGCTGAAGATGTCGACGAGGCCGGCGTTACTTTCGTACTTGGTGGTCCAAAGCCACCTATTAATAGAATTTCTCAAGATTTTTTTATTTTTATCCTTCTTTGTTCCATTAAGCAGTTGTTCTACTCCTGGTTCTGAAAGGACCACTGCTCGTCCATCGTTATGTTTTAAAGTTGAGAGGTTAAAAGAACCTAATGAGGTGGGGGGTTTCAACCCCCCCACCTCAAAGGGAACAATAGTACCTTTATTTTGTTCTTCGAGAAGAGATTTGAGTTCTTTTTTGTTGTCAGTTGTGACGTTATCAAAGATAGCTTTTTTGTGGTTTTCAAGTTCCAGGATATCACATATGTCTTTACCAAAGAAGTGAGGATCGGCAGGTGTACCCGCGACACGGATGGTTTTGGTTTGGCCGTCTTCTAAAGAGACGGTTACGGCGTTATAGTTTTTATTTTCTTGTTGAGTCATCTTTATTATTATTTTATTTTTTCTTATTTTCTTTAGCACACCAGAGGCGATCCAACCTAAAAAAAGGTGTCCTTGTTAACAAACTTTGAGTTGCAATTATAGGTCTTTTTTCAACCACTGTATCCGCGACACGGATGGTTTTGGTTTGGCCGTCTTCTAAAGAGACGGTTAAAAAAATGAAAATTTGCCCCCAAATTATCTTAAATAAAGAATGAATACAAACGTTTTATTTATTGGAGACCCTCACTTCAAAATCAAAAATGTCGAGACCATTCCTTTATTTTGCTCAAAGATACTCAATATCCTCAACTCGCGCCAAATAGACTTCGTTGTGTTGGCCGGAGATCTTTTGGACAACCATGAGATCATAAACGTCGAGCCGTACAACCTGGCCGTGCAATTTGTGAAGGATTTGAGCGAAAAGGCCAAAACGTTTGTTTTGGTGGGTAACCACGACTACAAAAACAATCAGCAGTTTTTGACCAGCAACCACTGGATGAATGCGATGAAGCAGTGGGGCGACAACGTGATTATCGTGGACGAGGTGGTGTTGTTCGGAGGCTTCGTGTTCGCGCCATATGTGCCTCCGGGGAGGTTTGTGGAGGCGTTGGAGTCTCTGGGAGCGGGTTGGTCTAGTGCGAGGGCGATATTCGCGCACCAAGAGTTTTACGGATGCAAAATGGGATCAATAGAAAGCACAATTGGTGACAAATGGGATTTAGAATGGCCTATTGTTATCAGTGGTCATATTCATAATAAACAATGGCCTCAAAAAAATATTTATTATCCCGGTTCAGCTATGCAACATGCTTTTGGACAATCTGTTGGAAATACGGTTAGTATTCTTAACTTCCACAATAATGAAATGACTTATGAAGAAATTGACCTCAAAATGCCAAAACTTTACATTAAATATTTAAATGTTAGAGATATGGATGATTTATCTTTAAAAATAACATCGTCTAAAAAATATAAGTTGGTAGTGGATGGTATGTTGGAAGAGTTCAAGGTGTTTAAGAAAACGTCTAGATATAAAGAGTTGTTGTCTGAAGGATTTAAAATAGTCTTCAAGGCGTCGTCAACTCAGCAAGAGTTGGTTGAGTTGTTGGACGAGAAGAAGACGTTTATAAACATTTTGCAAGAAAAGATTGATGCCGAGAAAGATCCAGAACTTACAAAAATATATGCTTCGTTTTTCCTTTGGCCAACAGTTCACCGAACTTAAAATTAAGAAAATGATCTTTAATGACAGAAAGTCATTAAAGATTTAGGCAAAAATACGTATAGTAGACTCAAACTTTTTGCGACACAAGGGACAATTGGCGCCTATTTGAGGATTTTTGGAACAATTAATACATGTAGCTAAATGATTGCATGGTACAAAAACAATGTTACGTATATTGCATCCACAAATAACACATGATAATTTATTTTCCACATTTATCAAATTGTCCATAATCTTGAGATTGTTGGTACAACACTTACAGTTTTGAGCCATTTCACAGGTATCGATTGTTAAACAAGGGGTACTTTCGTCAACCTCTTCCGGAAATCGTGTAGATCCGGGGGATGTTGGAGAAGAACAACGGACGGGCGGAGACGAAACCAATCCAATACTAAACATAGGATGCAAATGGTTAATGTCTTCTAGAAACAACATTTCAAAAAAATCTAACAATTCTTCTTCTAAACCGACTTGACCTCTTCTAGAAATAATAAAATCGATGAAATCTTGTTTTCTCATTCGAGACATTGCCCGACCATTATATCCAGAATTGGTTAGGCCTTTTGAGGCGGCCATCTGTTTGAGGGTAAGTTTATCATATTTTTTTAGAGTTGTCGAATCCATTTATTAAATAAAAAATATATAAATTTGCGTTTAATCCTCAAAAAGGATTAAACTCAGAAACATAGTTTAGTAATGTTTGCGAGGACGACCTGGGCCGCGTCGATGCGGGCTCCTACGTGGTGACATGCGTGGGCTATGGCGCGGTGGTGACCTGCGTGGGCTATGGCGCGGTGGTGACCTGCGTGGGCTATGTCGCGGTGGTGACCTGCGTGGGCTATGTCGCGGCGATTTGCGCGGCGACCTGCGTGGGCTGCGACGTTTTGGGGAACGTCTCTTTACTACACATACCAAAGTTTGAGAGGGCATTTATTATCTGAAAAAATTAAATTAATTTAATTTTCGATTTGCGTTTTTAAAATTTTACCATTAGCAACCCTCGTATCTCATTGTAACTTTGCGACAATATAAATCCAAGTCAACCGGTGTCAACACGTTTTCGAAATTTGCAAAAATCTCGTTCCACAACTTTGGCAAATGAGGACGCAAATATCTCACCAAATTCAGCCTATTCTCCGGCTCATTAGTTGGTACCAACAACTCTTCCATCAATACATCTTTCAACGGCTCACACGCTTCACTTACAAGTTTATTCACCTTCGCCGAAAATATGGCATATATCTCATCTTCGTACGATATTGTTATCCCCAACGGATTCTCGCAACCAGGCACATAAAACCCACTCAACACATTTATCAATCTCGTCACAAACCCCTGAGAACAAGTCTCATACATATCCAACAACTCCTGCTCCAATCTCAACAACAACTCAGACTTGCTCTCCGACACATCCATTACCAACCAAACATTCTCCATTATCTCTTTCAAAGTCAATTGGAACTTTGTAAATTTTAAAAAATTAAAATTAAAAATACGGTTCAAAACAATTTTAATTTTGTTTAAATTTGTGCAGTTGTAGTCGCGATACTTTGTCACAAAATAATCTAATAAAATGTTATGCAATGAATCTGGAGCTTTTAACCCTTTATTTTTTTGTAAAAGTGTATTGAGCGTGTTTTGTACGCTTTGGTATACACTTGTTAAATGGACATTTTCTGGGTTGAGATAAATCATATCTTGAGGTAAAATGTCGTCTAGGATCCGTTTAACTTTTTCGACGGTATCAGAAGAACCTTTAAGACTGAGGATGTCGCAAGCTTCCAATCTTAGGTTGAGGGTTTCTGTTTTGTCGTTGGCTATGTTAAACAAGTCTTGTGTGTGAAGTTCTTCGTGGTTGTAAATGATTTGTAGCACAAGAAGTTGTTCTTTTACGGACAAATATTGTTTGAAAGTCGTGTAGAGGAATTCGTGGAGGTGGATGTTTTGCAGGGGCAGGAACAGGTCAAATATTTCGGCAAAAGAGTGTGGCGTGCGATATTTTAAAAATTTCACCGCCGCGATATTTTTCATATACTTTTCACCCTCATTTACACCAACTATTTCAATGTACTCCTTTAAAAGCCCTTTAAGCAACATCCAACTTTCTTTCGAAACAAAAGACTTTTTGGTCAACAAAAACATTACGTTTGTATATGCTTGCTTAATTCCCTTTGTTTTAGATGTGAATAAATCTAACATTTCCAGTTTGAGATGGATCGGTGTCCGAGTGGTGAAAGTGCAGATGTATTGGAAAAACTTTTCCAGTTTCTTGATGCGGCTGATCCTGTATATATCCAGAAGACGTTTGATACATTCGTACTGTTGATTTTCATCCATAGAGTGAAGTAGTGCCACTCTGTTTTCTAGGGGTAATAAAAGATTAAAGATATCGTTTGTCATTTATTTATAACAATGTTGTTTAATCCTCTATCCTAGACAAATAAATTATTCTTTTTATCCTCGTCAGAGGATAAAAGGCATTAAAAACTTAAAAAGCTAAAGGCTCGTGTTCTTCAAATGTTTTAAAACAATTGATTTTTCCATCTCTAAAAATGGTAATTTTTTTATGTTTAAAATCTCCAGGAGTTAACACGGCGCCATGAAAATCTTGGAGAGGTCCCAAATAGGGCGCCATCGATTCGGTAATGTCATTGTCGGATTCGTCTTTAAAAATGACGAGATCGTTGGATCTTTGTTTGTGGTTAAAGAGATAAATGTATTTATTTTCGGACACGCAATCTCTGTAAACCAGCGAGTTAAATCCATTCTCCAACTGCAATTGCGGGGTTTTGTCGTCAATAGTTTTTGGAAAGGAGACCAGGTTCTTGAGTTTCAGCGAGATGGCGCGCATCTGATGCAATGCTAGAAAGCGTAGCACAATGACGATTTGCGGATGGGTTTCGTTGCAATAGTAGTATAAATTGCCAAACAATAGAGAGACAACCAACATAAACCAGATGCTGTAAATTGAATAAAAATAAGCGGTTACACAGCTCAATGCCGGAAGCACTGTTACTAAAATACTTGATACGCCTCTTGCCCTTTGGATAAGAGCGGCCCACTCGCCTGGAGGGCGAGTTAGCGCAGTGTTTTGTTTAGACGTTGCATTCATTTATTAAAGATTTTTTTAAGTTTGAATAATGACAGTCCCATTCGCTGTCTCCTTAATCGTCACCGTTCTATTTTTTATCACCACATCTTTAACACCGTCGTCATCTTCGCCAGTCAACATTAAAAAGGTTTTTCGAGAATTTAAAGACATCAGCGCGGCTTGATCTGTCACCTCAGACAATACATCGGCAGCGGATACATCGGCAGCGGATACATCGGCAGCGGATACATCGGCAGCGGATACATCGGTAGCGGAAAGTGGGACATTTGTTACATTGGCAGATTGAGCAGTAGGATAAGTGGAGATAAATGTGAAGTTTAATCCAAAAATAACAATTGCGATAATAGATGCAATTCCTACACAAACAAGACCATACTTGATGGCGACAACATATCCTTTTAGTTCGCGTTCGCGAAATTTAGAATTAAGCAGAGGGTCGGGGTCGGCGGAAATTACCTGAGATAGATCCCTATTCTTCATTTTCGCTTCCTGAGTCGAACAACGTGTATAATTCTTCATTTATTAACTAAGTAAATAGTGCATAAAAATGAAAGGCGTTTTGAAAAAAAACTCGATATTTAAGAATCGACCATGGATTTGAAGAGAGAAATAGTATTGCGAAAAATAAACAAAGAAGGCGCATTCGACACATACGTGGACAATCTGTTTGCCCTTTATAAACGTATCAACGACAACCGCGCGCGCATTTCGCCCTATCTCCAATCCGATATAATGGTTATGGGAGGTATGCTTTATTTTATTCTTGAACGCGAAGCTAAACATTTAAGCTTAATTGAAAATGATATAAACTTAAAAATTTATGAACAATTTAACCATTTTAAAACGGTAGATTTAGATTTGCAAGGAAGCCTAAATGTCGACGAAGAACTGTATAGTTCTTCGGAGATAAAAGGTTCTGCGTTCAAAGTATTTAAAGAGGTTGCTGTGGAAAATTTTTCCATTTTCTCCTCTCTCCACACCATTTTGGACAATGAACCCTTTGATGATCCGAATCAAAAAGAATTGGTTCACAATTTCAAATTCAATTTTGTCTTTAATGAGAAAACATGTTCTTCCGTTTTTTTAGAAAGTCGTCCTCAAATCACCGCTAAAATAGGAGGAGTTGAAGACCACGTTCTAGAAATGCTGTTGTTGGTTGGACGTGACAACGAGTATTCCAAAATATACAAGCTAGAGTGCTTAGAATCCCCTTTCAAGGGCGAAGACATCATTGTCTCGGTTACCCAGCAAGTTTACCCCAACGAGAGAGCTTGGAGGAGGGTAGATTGGGTCGGCAAGACCAAACAAGACGTCTTCCGCGAACTAAGGGACATTTTTGGCAAAGACCAGCTCGAGCTGGTCAAATTTTGCCAAGGATATTATCGCGTTTACCTCATCGCTTACATTTACATCAAAGCTTTGCAACGCGACAAAAAGAAACTGTTGGCATTAATGACTCCATCTAACAACACGTTGAAAAATAAACTGTTCTTCTTCAAAAGCAAACTGATGCGATTAGTTGCCCCTCCAGAATTGTGCAAAGTTGCCGCCAAACTATACTCGGCCGTTTCTAAAGAAAAGCCTGATTGTAGCGCGTCCGGCTTGTTTACGGCACAATTTCTAAAACTGTGCACAGATTTGTGGATATCTTTCAACAACGAACTTCACGTCGCGAAGCTCTACTAAATTCCTATTTTTCTTTCAGGTGTTTTAAACACCTTAAAGAAACAAAAATTACTTAGATTTCTGAACCAACCTAATTTGCGGCTTCAGTTGTCTCAAAAGCTGCTGCAACAGAGGCAACTTATTCACACGATCCTTCTTCACATTAAGGTCGTCAAATACCTTCTTCTTTGATATTGTCGTTGTGGTAGAGTCTAACCCCCTAATGTAAGCTTCCAGCTGCAATCTAAATTCCTGAGGTGTTTTGCTCTGAATCGTCATATTGGTGACCGTTCCATCCTCGTTCAATTGAACGGTCGAAGAGATGTATCTCGTGTCTGGATCTGGCACCACTGGACGAAGTGAGCGTTTATTGAGGTTGGAGATAAATTCGCCCAGTTTCAAATTGACCTCGTTCACGTCCTCTCCGTCTCTCTTACAGAGATATTCTACGATGTACTTTATGTCGTTGTAGTGCATCCGATACATTTCTTTTTCCTTTTTGTTCCTAAATCGACCCAACAAATTTTTCAATTGGGCCTCTATGACGTGATAATTCGAGACCATAAAAACATCAGAATAGTAAAATAGGTCTTCTTTGAGTCTTCCCGTGTTGTAGGTGCTCAGTCGGGACTTTAGCTTTCCGGTGTCGTCTACTCCGCCAGGCTTGAAGTTGTTGGACTTGGCGTACAGTTCGGTCGTCGCGATGTAGATGACCTGAGTCTGTTCTATGGGTTCGTCTTTGATCATCATTTCTTGTAAAATGAGGGCGTGTTCTCGGGTGTCCTCGAGCTCTTCTTGGATGCGTTCGGCTCGCTCCTTCTCTTGTTCCAATTGCTCCTTCAACTCTTCCTCTTCTCTATCCTTTATTGCGAGTTGACTCTCTTTGATTGTCAGTTGACTCATTGCTTCGCTCAACTCTAGGTCCCTCAAGCTTGCCTCTCGTTGCATCTTGTTTAACAAGAATTCGTGTGTATACTCTCCATAGGCAAACATGATCTCTTCTAGATTGAGGTAGTAGTCTCTGACCAAGTCTCCATTCTCGGTTTGAAGACGCATCACGGCCTTCTTGAATTCGCGCAGCTCCAAACAAAGCCACCGCTTTTGATCGACCTGTTTCGGAATCAATCTTGCCTCTTTTTGGACACACGGATACTCTATGGCTAAAGGATGATCGTATCCAATTTCGGTATAAGGGATATTGTTACGTATTAGCACCCTAGAAAATTTTTCTTGTTTGTCTGATAGATCTTTTCCCTGAAATCCCATCCACTCTAACAAACTTTGAGTCACAATTATAGGTCTTTTTTCGACCACTCCAACTCCCCCCATATGGGGGGAGTTGGCCTTGGATAGCGGATACCACAAATCTTGGAACCAATCGGAGCTTAGCGATGTGGCCAAATCGGTCCCTGAGATGAAGCTGAAGATATCGACGAGGCCGGCGTTACTTTCGTACTTGGTGGTCCAAAGCCACCTATTAATAGAATTTCTCAAGATTTTTTTATTTTTATCCTTCTTTGTTCCATTAAGCAGTTGTTCTACTCCTGGTTCTGAAAGGACCACTGCTCGTCCATCGTTATGTTTTAAAGTTGAGAGGTTAAAAGAACCTAATGAGGTGGGGGGTTTCAACCCCCCCACCTCAAAGGGAACAATAGTACCTTTATTTTGTTCTTCGAGAAGAGATTTGAGTTCTTTTTTGTGTTCATTTGAGACCACATCTCTCAAAGTTTGTTTAAAGTCTGTAATATCCAGTATATCACATATGTCTTTACCAAAGAAGCGAGGATCGGCAGGTGTACCAGCCACACGGATGGTTTTGGTTTGGCCGTCTTCTAAAGAGACGGTTACGGCGTTATAGTTTTTATTTTCTTGTTGAGTTCATCTTTTATTATTTATTTTATTTTTTTCTTATTTTCTTTAGCACACCAGGGGCGATCCCATAACCTAAAAAAGGTCTGTTTATCCGCATCTTTTCTACCTTTAAAACCCATCTTGAGTTCTTTTTTG